CGAAGAAGCAATACTTCAAGGTAGACGTGCGAATTGCCAACCTTCCTGAGACGGTGCTCACGAAGGCGCAGAAGATGTACCTCAGCAAACTGGACTTCCGGTGCAACCACAAACGAATCTGCTGGTGGCCCAACAAGAAACTCGCAGAGGACGAGGGCCGGTGTGTCCGTACAATCCAGTATTGGAACCAGAAACTCGCCGGCCTGGGTCTCATCGAGATCCAGCGCTCGGAGGGTGGCGGCGTGAATGTGATTCACGTCCCCGAGTTCGACGACGACGTTCTTTGGAACCTCGGATCTCGGTGGAACCAGAACGCCGGAATCGACGAAACGGATTGCATGGGGGGGTGCAACGGATTGCATGGGGGGGATGCAACGGATTGCACCCCCATCTTAAAAGGAAAAGGTAAAACCAAAATGAAAACCGACGGGAAGAAAACCTTTGACGAAGTCAATGAGGATGAGCAGGTCAAAGATTCGGCGAAGCGCGCCGAAGGCTACGTCAAGAAGCGGAAGCCTCACACCGTCGTGTCTCCTGAAGCAGAGACTCCTCTCATGGAGAGGATGTGGTCTCCTGAGCCGACAGGAGGGATGCCCGACGAGGCCCAACTGAGCAAGTGGTCTGCTCGGGCATGGACGGACGAGTTCATCTCCAGAATGCGGAAGAGGGGCTACCAGGTTGCCTACCCTCCTCCGAAATACAAGGCATCAGTCAACCACATCGCAGCAGTCAAAGATCACCTCAGAAATACCGGACTTTCGTATAGAAAGATTTATAGATTTCTGTTAATGTGGTTTCCCGACTCCTACGAGAAGATCTGCGAGACGGAGTTCAAGCAGGACCCGGACGATTTCATGTTTTCCGTGGCCTGGATGGAGCCCCGTCTGAGTAGACTTGTGAAGTTGTTCAAGGAAGGAGACGGCGCGCCGAAGCGCACGTCGAAGAAAAGGAAAGCCCTTTAGAGGAGGACTGATGCTGCTCTCAATCTTGGATGAGAAGACGTTCATGATCGGAACCACGACCTTCAAGGTGGGCGAGAAGGTCAATCTCGGTGAGATGGCACCCATCGTTTTCCCGTGGGGAACGACGACGGTGTCCGCGCTCAACGAGCACCTCTCCCAGATCGCCAAGCGGCTACGGGAGACGAGGAACGCCCTGTCGAACAGGCTCCACGTTTCGGAGGAGGCCTTCGACGAAGAGGCGGCCAACCTGGCCCTCGACTACGAGTCCCTGGAGCGGGACTGGCTCTACTACAGCGACCTGTTCTACAAGGCGATTCAAGCCAACGTCGGGGGCAACCTGCCCCTCATCCGCAATCCCGACAACGGAGAGATCACCATCCGGGCCAAGCAGCCCAACGAGACCCTCAACTATCTCCGTGACGTGTGCTCCCAGCGCGTCCGCTTCTACAACTACGAGGCGCCAAGGCACTTGGCCATGCACTTGGCCGGGAACAAGAGGGACAACGTCTCCATCGAATCCGAGCTCCACATCGACACCCAGGTCCCCATCGTGAGCGCGACCTTCGAGAACCTGGACGCGGAAAGAACCAGGTCCTGGATGGAGAAAGCCGTTCGCGCCACCTACGATCAGGTGATTCGGTACGGCGCGGTGGCCGGCATCCTGTGGGTCACCGAAGACCGTGCCTACTTCCTGAACGCAGGAGCGCTTTTGCGCGCGGGACAGGGGGATCCGAAGCTGGCCCTCACCACGGCGATCCAGCGATGCCAGGGGAAGCTTCCCGTTCCAGAGGCCCTGGGCTTCTTCATCTACGGGAACATGCCCATCGTGGACGAGAAGGCCCGTGGCGTTCTCCTCTCGTGCCTCTTCGATAAGGGCGAAGGCGCTTTCTACAAGATTCTCACGGTCGACCAGACCCAGAGCCTGCGCCTCAAGGAGGAGGGGGACGACCCCACGAATCTCGAAGTCTCCCAGGAAGGGGACGAGGCCAAGCTGGACGATGCGATCATCGAAGTCGCCAAGGCCGCCATGAACCCGCCCAAGGAGGAACCCAAGGAGGAATAGATGCTCGCGTTCGTAGACGGCGCCGTGGACATCAACCGGCGCCTGGACCAGGGCGGCGCGACCTTCGGAGGTGCTGGCGTCGTCCTGGTCCAACAGGACGCAGACAGCCTAACCTCCTACAGGGTCATCGGAGTTCCGTTCTGGCCCAACTCACTTCTCATCACCAACAACACCATGGAGGTCATGGCCGCGAAGATCGCCTGCGACCTCTGGAAGCCGGAGAAGTCCGGCGAGATCCTTCACGTCTGGACCGATTCGGCGTACGTGAAGAACATGCTCTCTTTCGGAACGGGGTATTCAGCCCAGAAAAACAAGGAGCTGATCGAGTACGCTCGACGCTTCTCATCTCGCGAAGACGTGATGTTTCATCACGTTCGCGGTCACAACGGATTCCCGTGGAACGAAATGGCAGATTTGTCGGCGAGGAAAGCCGTGACTCTCAAGAAGGGGTTCGACAAGACCTACGCCTGCAACATCAGCCTCCTGTGTTTCCGATGTCGACGGTTCCCTTGCACAGGGGACAAGACCTTCGGCACAAAGAACGTGGCACTCGCCACTCCGAACGGTTACGCGGGAATCAGTGAGTGCGATCGCTATCAGATGGCGGACGTGGAAGGGTTCGGATCATGGGTGTAGAGGAAAGGATTACCCTGCAAGAGTGGGTTGAGGCCATACAGGATGTGGCCAGCATCGAGAGGGCGTTGCGGGAGACGTCGAACCCTCAGAAGCAACACCTTCTGTTTCGGGCAAGGCAGGAAGCGGTGGAACGTGTCCTGGCCATGCGCTACCTGACCGGGGCCACCACGGATCGGATCGAGGCGATCCTCGAAACCGAGCAGTGGGCGGCCGCCTTCTATCAAGAACTCTCGGAGGAGCCGTCGGATGATATGGGTGAAGCCTATTCACGACTTGAGAAACACGGAGAGTCGCCTCCTGACGCCGGGGAAGTTTCCTCCTGGTATAGCAGCGCATCTCCCTTGCGTAGAGAACCTGAAAAGCAGGGATAGAACCAGGAATACACTCTACGAAACGCCAACCACCGAATCACAAGCACGCTGCGTACGCGGCTGGGCGCCGCACATCGATACAGCGTTCTGCATCTCGGCATTTCACATTTCCTCGTTCTCGGTTCTTGACGACTGGGTTGAGTTCTTCGAGAAGTCTGTTCGGAAGATCATTCGGAGCACCGATCTGCTGCTCGTCGTTGCCGTTCAGCGCGCCAGAACGGAAGACCTTCTCTTCCTGACTGACCTGCTGGACGCGAGAGCCAGGAACGGTTTACCGACGATGGTGGACGACGGACGAGGAGACCGGTGGGTGGATGTCTACGAACAGGTCATCGAGGTGGGATGATGGCGAAGAGGAAGCCGACGATCGAGTCAAATCTTCTGACGCGCGTCGCCTGGAACCCGGAAGAAATGAAGGATCTCGAGCTTCGTGGCTTCGATCCGAATGCCTTGAGCGCACCCTATGCCGCCGCGTTCAAGGAGGCGACACGTTTCATGGTCATGTACGGAGAGTTCCCATCGGCCCAGACTCTGATGAGCCGGGTCAAGGGAATCGAAATTCAGCGGTCCTGTCCGAAGAGGAAAGCGATCGTCTACTGGGAGACCATTCGGTGGTGGCAATGGCGCAACGACCTGGTCGGCGTCATCCAGGAGGTCTCCGAGATGTTCCCGGACGAGCTGAAGGACAGTGACCAGTCGCTCGACCTTCCTATGATCACCCAGGCCGGCCTCACGAAGTTCTCGGAGGTGTCGGCCAAGTACGCCAGCGAAACGGAACGGCCGATCCTTCTCGCGGATGCAGTGGACGATCTGGTCCGGGAACAAGAAGATGCTGGGAGCATGCTCGCAATCCCCATCCCGTTCGAATTCATTCAAGAGGAAATTCGCGGATTCAAGGCGGGCCAACTCTACATCGTTGCCGGCCGTCCCAAGACCGGCAAGACCTGGTTCGCTCTCATCTGCGCAGCCCACGCCCTGTCCCAGGGCTACAAGGTCCTGCTCACCTCCCTTGAGATGCGGTACATCGAAATCGCCAGACGCATGGCGTGCATCATCGGAAAGGTGTCCTACAACCGATGCGTCAAGCGATCATGGCGTCCGCGGGAGAAGAAGCGGTATTACGAAGTGCTGCGAAGCATCAAGAAAGGGAAGATCGGCCAGAGACTACAGATCGTAGGGCCTGGGGTGGCGAAGGGTCCAGAAACCGTGGGCACGTTACACAAGGCGTTCGGTGCTCACTTCGTGGTCGTGGACGCCTTCTACAACATGCAGTCCTCCGGGGAGAAGGAGTGGGAGCGCGTTCTTGCACTCATGCGCAAGTACCGACGCGTATCCCTACCGTCCGAGGCCGCGTGGATGCTCGTCACGCAATTCAACCGGGGCGGCCGCAGCCGGCGAGGGGCCAACCTGGACAACCTGGGCTTCTCCGATGCCATCGGGCAGGACGCCAACGCCCTCATGTACGTCGTGCGCCCAAATCACTTGAAGAAGGCCCGGCAGGTCGACCTGATCCTGGGCGAGGCACGGGAGGCCGACGACGCCGTCGCCTTCCGCCACTACTGGGACTTTGTGGAGATGAACTGGGAACCTGTAGGGGCCGTAGCCTACGGCTCTGACGACGAGGAGGTCTAATGGACGCCGCTAATCTGCGGAGCGTACTGGAGATGATGGGGGCACGGCAGATCCGTCCGTCTGGCGCTGCCAGTTACTCCATCCACTGTTTCTTCCCAGGCCGACACAAGGGTGGCCGGGACCGCAAGCCGTCGATGATCGCGTCCATCGACCCCACCGGAGCTTCCTGGTTGAAATGCTTCACATGCGGATACAACAAGACGCTCGCTCGAACCGTGAGAGAGATGTCGAGCCAAACCCCCGGGGGCCGTCTCGCCGATCTCGCCGACTGGGTAGAGCGGAACGACGGAAAGATCCGTGGTGGCCCCATGGAGTTCCAAGAGAACAAGAGGAACTATACGGAGCAGGCAAGAAGGCTCCTCGGCGTAAGAATGCCCCAGAGGGCCGTCGATTTTCTCAAGGAGAAAGGCATCTATGTCCGGGCCATCGTGGATCGATACCTTCTGTGGGAGCCGGAAAAACGGGTCATCATCTTCCCCCACATCGTACGCCGTAAGGGACAGACCATCGTCATCGGTGCGCAGTGCAGAAAGCCCAGAAAGCCCAAGGGGGGCACGTCCAAGTACTGGCACCACTGGGAATACGACGCAAGATACCACCTCTACGGAGAGCATCTCCTGTCCGGCTGGCGCGGAGGCGTGATCCTCCTTGTTGAGGGTCAGCTCGATACCCTGCACTGCTGGCAGGAGAACGTGCCGGCCGTGGGGAACCTCGGGAAGGGATGGAACAGGTCCAAGGGCAAACTTCTCAGGAAATCCGGCATAAGAAGAGTGGTCCTGTTTTTTGACCCAGACGTCTACGAAGAGGAAGAATTTCCCATGGTCGTGTCCGATACGTTGAAACAGCTTCGCGAGGAGGGCATCGAGGCCGTGGAATACCGCGGAACCAAGGATCCCAAGTACTGTTCGCAGGACGAACTCCTGCATGCGCTGGAAACCCCGTTGTTCAAAGGAGGAGTACATGGCCAAGAGGAAGGCAAGCGGTCTGGCCGGCATCAAGAACAAGATGAAGGAACGGCTCGACCCGAAGAACATGCCCGAAGAGCTGGGCATGATGGCCGGCGGCGCCCAAGACGCCGAAAACCAAGGCAGCTTCGGCCCTGACATCTGGAGCCGTATCTGGCCCCACAGGTCGCCGTCCATCCCCAACAGCAAGGGGGAGCGAGCCAAGTCCTGGGAATGGTCCCTGAGCGAAGGCGAGGATGGCGACTGCGTGCTCGCAGAGATGCCGCGGCCCATCCCGGTCCACCAGGTGTTCATCGGGTGGAAGGAGACGAAGAAGGGCAACTGGTTCGTGAAGGAATACGTGCGTTGCCTCGCCCGCAAGTACGTCTACGACAAGACGGCCAAGGTCAGCGTCCAGACGCCGACGAAGGTCGCCTGTCCCTTCTGCCAGGTCCTGGGCGAGGACCGCTGGAGGGCGATCCAGGTCGGCGGCGTGGTGGACATGCGCGACCAGGACGAACCCTTCGTGGACGCCAACGGAACCCAGATCGAGACTCCGCCTCGGATGCTCCTCCTCATCAACGACGCCGCGCAGAAGGCGGTCCTCATGGGCCTCCGGGAGCGGGCGGCTCGGAAGAAGAACCTGATCGGAACCATCTTCCACGTGACTCGGGCAACCGGCAAGAACACGTCGAGGGTGGGGACGAACTGGATCCCCGACCTGGACGAGGAAGTCCCCATCAAGGACATCAAGCAGGTCTACTTCCCGATCGACCTGGACATGGCGTATCCGATCTTCCACGAGAAAGCGCGCCACCCGTTCAACAAGGGCGAGATCAAGGAGCTGCTCGACCACATGCTCGAGCGCCACGTCATGCTCTCCCTGAAGCACGGACACAAGGTTCGGAAGGGCTTCGTGGGGTTCGACGCCCACGGCGCGGCGTCCTACGGCATCGACCTGGACGCCCTGAGGGAGGCGGACGACGGAGAGGAAGCGCCCTCCAGCGAGGACACGGAGCACGACGTTCCGGCCAAGCGCGGCCTCCGCATCATGGGGAGCGCGAGCGACGGACCGAGCCTCAACGATCTCACCGACAAGGGAGACGACGAGGAGAGCTCCGATGAGGAGAGATCCGAGGAACCCGAGGGAAGCAGCGACGAGGGCATGCTCGATCCCGAGGACGTGGCCAAGTACAACAACGACGAGATCAAGGCTCTCGCCAAGGAGTGGGGCATCAGCCTCAAGGGCGCCGGCCGCTCGGTGGACGCCAAAAGGCTCGTCGTCCTGACAAGCTCCGAGGGCTTCGACATGGAGGAGGGCGAGGCGAAAGCGTTGCTCGGACTGGTGGAGGAGGAAGCCGAGGAGGCCGAGGGAGAGAGCGAAGGCGAAGGCGAGGAGGAAGGCGAAGGCGAGGAGGAAGGCGTCGACGTGGACGCGCTCGCCGTGAAGCTCCTGAACAAGGACGAGACCTCCATCACGGAGGTACGGGAGGCCGCCGAGAAGTACGGCGCGGAGGTCGCTCGTGACGGCAAGGGCCGAGTCCTGCGGAAAAAGACCGTGGAGAACCTGGTCGCGCACCTGGGCGGCAACGGAGAGGGCTCCGAAGCGCCGAGCGACCACAACCCCTGGGACGACTGATGAACGAATTGCGAATCCTCTACAACCTGATCGAGAGAGCAGGCGGGTTCGCTTTCGACTTCGAGGCAGTGGACGAGGAGGGTAAGCCGACCACGAATCCGCTTCGTGCGAAGCCTACCCTCCTGTCCATTGCCACCGGGGACAGGAAAGTCGTGGCCCTCTGCCTGGAGTGGAGCGACGAGGCGAAGAGATACCTCCGGTATCTTCTTAGCCAGCCCCACCTCGTGGCGGTGGCCCACTACGGTAACTATGACTTTCCCGTAGCCCACTGGAACGGCATCGACCTCGAGGAGTCGGAGGCGACGTGGTCTGATACACGGCTTCTATGCTGGCTCCAGTTCGAGGACGACGATCTCGGGCTGAAGCACCAGGTAATGAAACATCTCGACTACAAAATGCAGAGCTTCAAAAGCGCTGCCGAGTCGGACTTCGCCCAGCGTGCGAAGGACTTGAAGAAAGAGCTCAAGAGGCTCCCCATCGAGATGAGGAAACAACTTCAAGCAGCAAAACGGGATCTCAAGGCGCAACTGAAGGAGGAGAAACACGCCATCGATACGGCGTGGCGAGGAAAGATCAAGGTCAAGGAGATCAACGCCAAGAAGAAGGAGGCGGCCGCCCATACAGATCTCATGATCTCCGACACAGAACTTCGTCTCCAAGAGGCAGCGGATGCCCGGGCCAAAGAGATCAAACACCTCATCAAGGAGAACGAAGCACTCTCCTGGAAGGTATTCCGGAAGTACGCTGTCGATGACGCCAAGCAAACCTGGCGGCTATTCCGGAAGATGATGTCCTGGGTGAAGAAGGAGAAGATGCACCGTTGGCTCGACGTGGAGTTGGTGAACTATCGTGAATCGATCATGATGGGAATTCGAGGGTCTTACGTGGACCAGACCCTCGCCGAGGAGATGATCGACGTGTCCGAGCCACTCCTCGATGAATTCCAGGCCAACGTCTTCAACATGGCCAAAAGGGAGTTCAATCTCAACTCGGCCGTTGACATGGCCGAAGTGCTCTACCGTGATCTCGGGATTCGACCCCTCCCAGGAACTGGGCGTTCTCGACTGCCTGGGCTTCTCGACAAGCCATGGGGGTTCAACGCAGACAAGGAGGTCCTCGAGAGGCTCGACCATCCGATTGGGCAGGCCATTCTCGACTTTCGCTCCGTCCACACCATCTTCTCGAACTTCATGAAGGGGTTCCTGAAGCAAGCCCAAGAGGACCCGCTGGGCAAGAGCCGGGTCCACGTAAATTTCAATTCCACCGGAACTGTGACCGGACGCTGGTCGTCCAGTACGCAGTCGTAGGAGGGCCCATGAGGATCATGAACGACCCGTTCATCACGGGACCTGACAACATCATCCAGAACGACGGCGAACTGGACATCATCTTCCTTGGCGTGGGCTCGGCCTTCGCCAAGGAACACTTTCAGACGAGCATCCTCATCGTGAAGGGAAAGACCCACGTGCTCGTCGACTTCGGCATGGACGGCCCGCGCGCTCTCGCGAAGGTGGGCCTCGGCATGCAGGACATCGTGAACTTCCTCCCGACGCACTCCCACTCCGACCACGTGGGCGGCGTCGAATCCCTGGCCCTGTTCAACCGCTACGTGGCGCAGCGGTTCATGAATAAGCCCAAGCTCAACTGCATCATCACACCCGAGTACCAGAGGATTCTCTGGGACTACACGCTTCGTGGCGGCTTGGAGTGGAACGAGGAGCAGGCCGACGGACGCCGGCGACTGAGCTTCGGGGATTTCTTCAAGATCACAACACCCCGTTGGAAGACATCCATGCCCAGGGAGATCCACGAAGTGGGCGTCGGGGACCTGAAGCTGGAACTGTTTCGAACCAACCACATCCCCGAGCAGGCGCCGAACTGGGAGGCGTCGTTCGTCTCCTACGGCCTGTTCATCGACGACCGTGTCTTTTTCTCCAGCGACTCCCAGTTCGACCCGGAGCTCGTGCGCTACTACGACCAACAGTGCGGCCACAGGCACGTCGAGCACTTCTTCCACGATGTTCAGTTCTTCCCCGGCGCCGTGCACGCGCCACTCGCTGATCTCAAGACCCTTCCTGCTGACATCAAGAAAAACATGACCCTCATGCACTATTCCGACGATTGGGGAAAGCAGGACATCTCTGACTTCGCCGGATGGGCCCAGGAAGGCGCCGCGTACCGTTTCTGAGGATGGATCAATGCCCCAATCGCCAGATCCGTACCCGATGTTCCTCGAGGCCATGAAGAAGGCAACGTCGGGGATCGGAGAGAATATGCAGGGATTCTCCGTGTGCTTCGCCGCCAAGAAGATCGACCACCCAGACGGCGACAACTTCCCCGGAGTCCCTGACGACCAGCTCGTCTACACATGGGCCCAAGGCGGGCCGCCGGTAGTCGTGAATATGATCTACCTCGAACTCGCTGTCAACCTGCTCGAGCAGTTCATACAGAGCAACCGTGGGAACCTCTACATCGCCATGGAAATGATGAAGGCGAAGGTTCTCGAGAAAATGATGGGCAGGGAACGACAAAGGAGACCCTGATGGCGCAGTTGCAGAACGTACCATCGAGGTCCAAGCCGCAGGAGTATGACGAGAGGATACAAAAATTGGGGCCGCGCATCCGCATGATGTTCGTGGCCCCGCCTCCGGACGAATTCTCGCCGGAGGGATACGATCTCATCGTCATTGACGAATCGCAGCTTGAACTCAGGCTCGGAGCCCAGTTCACCAAGGACCCGACTCTTCTTTCCGTCTACAAGCGGTTCGTGGACGTGGGCGGAATGGTCTTTTACGTCGGCGACATCCACGCCGAAACAGCGCATCGAATGGAGGTGCCAAGGAAGCTGGCGAAGAACCTCAACTTCGGGCTCATGTACGGAATGAGTCCGGCCAGCTTCGCGAGGTATGCCAAGCTCTACGTTCCTGGGACGAAAACCTACGACGTGCGATCCGCTGAGGTGTACGTCCAGGGCTTCCGTCGAACCTATTCGGGGGTCTTCAACTACCACGAGAAACTGCGAAGGCGCTGGAACGAAGGGAAGCGATCATTCCTCATGCTCAGTGGACGGTACCGCCACTTCCCCAAGTGGGCCCGCGTCTCCCCCGGTACCGTGTATAACTCGAAGATTCAGGGCTCGGCTGCCGACGTCATGAAAGTCCAACTCTGGGCCATCAAGAAGTGGATCCTGTCCAATCCAGAATTCGAGGGACTAAAACCCTTGATTCAGGTTCACGACGAGTTTATCTTCGAGGTTCCAAAGCGGATCTCACAGAAGGCGGCTGTGGCGTTGAAATACGTCATGGAGTACCCGTTCTTCGATATGGACGTTCCGCTGCTGGCGTCAGCCAAGGTGTGTCAGAACTGGGCAGCCAAGGATGACGACAGCATCCCGGAGATAGGCACGTTCTACGCGCAAATCGACGGGAAGGACCGGCTATTCAGGCCGGACCAATGGAAGAAGTATCTCGCTGTGGAAGAGAAGACCACGCAGAAGTCTTGCGTGGCCATGCTCTCCCCGAGACAGAAGGCGTGGGCCAGAACGCTCCTGCCCAAGAGCATTCCTACGTTCGGGGGGCGGAGCAAGGGGCTCAGTATCATGTCCCTCGATGAGTACAGGAAGAGAAAGGAGAGCCAATGATCACGGAACTCGACGAGGCAAAAGGGCGTGTAGATGAGGTGATCCGGGACACGGAGCGATCAATCCGTGACGCCAAGGCACGCGGCGCTACCACGAAGCTCCTCTCCTACGAAGACATGTTCCGCCGCATCCTCGAGAACGCCAGGAAGGATCCGAGGATCGGCCCCAAATACCGGAAGGCGCTCAACGAGTACGCTGAGAGCGAGTACAAGAAACTCGCCCGGGCGGAGGGATTCAGCGAGCACGTGGTCACGGACGCAAGCGTGTTACGCGGGTACGTCGTCCACCTCCTGATTCGCGTGACGAGCGGAGAGATCGAAGAGATCACGCCATACGCCGACGAGCGAATCGCAATCGCCAAGTTCAACGAGTGGGCAAAGGAATACGGCCTTCCCACCGCCCAGGAGATCCGCATCTTCGAGGCCAAGAAGGACGCCGAAGAGAAGGATCACCCGTTGTACGTCTCTGACCACATGGGAAGCGGGGTGTTCACATGCCCGATCCAGTAGACGTCGAGAAGGATCTGTTCGGCCACCTCGCGGCGGCACATCTCAGAACAGGGAACATGATCCGACTTCGCAGCAGGACCGATCACCGGGATCTGGTCCTGCTCTCGACCGAGGACAACGTGGAGTACCGCGTCAAGGAGATCGACACCAAGAACGAGTGCGATCTCGTAAACACTCCGTTCGGGTCCGCCAGAGACGCCGTGAGCCGGCTCTTCGACGTCAACCGTCAGTGGCGAGTCCCGCTGGGAGACGTGGAGTTCACGGACCGCGAGGGCGGCATAGCCGTCACCTGGCGGCACCTGAAAGCCAACATGCGTACACTCAAATGGATCCTGGAGGATGACGGCTCCGTCTTCTCCGAAATCTTGGGGGGCGCCAAGAAGGCATGAGGGTTCGTCCAGAAGTCCGGGACCATTTGGTGAGGAACCGAGAGTCCCTGGTTCGCGAGGTGCTCAAAGCGGCGGGGCACCTGAGAACAGGACCTCTCCAGAGAACGGTCGTCGGGTGCGCCAAAGTGCTCGGCGATCGTTTCGGACGGGTCACGCGGGATGAGTTGTACGTCGCGGTCATGGTGGTCCAATTCCAATGCGCACTTTCAATGAAGAAATACAAAACCTCGGACAGCGCCTGAACGAGAGTCCTGTCAGCGGCGGCTTCCAGATCCAGCACGTGACGGGCTTCTTCGATCCCCGCAAGTGGGGGTCGGCCCTGAACGAGTTCAATCGGCTCATGAAGAGCGGCAAGTATCGAGCAGCCTATCGACGGCTCAACCGGATCGCTGACTTTCACGCCAAACGGCTCAGAAACGTCATCGAGAAGACCCAGAAGTTCCCGGTCGCCTGTGGCGATACGGGGTGTAACCATTGCTGTCGCGTGCTCATGACAACGGCCTCCAGGCTCGAGGCGAGTGTTATCCGGGGGTCGTACCGCCGCTTACCTCAGGACGTCCAGGCTTACGTGGACGACCGTGCCCGTGATGAGGAGAAGATCCTCAACCGAGCAGCGGCCATTCTTGGATGGCCCAACGGAGTGACGCGTCAGAACAGAGATGCCGTGGCCGATCTCTATACATCCATCGGTGGCCGATGCATCTTTCTCGGCCGAGACGGAGGATGCCTGATCTACCAGGACCGCCCGTGGGTGTGCCGGATCATCCAGATCATCGGGCCCAGGTGTTTGATGGGTCAGATGCGCCAAGCGCCAATCCACTACGGACTCGTTCAGTTCCTGAACTCCGTAGCTGAGAACAGCGGCGAAGAACCCAACCACTTCGTGGAGATCGTCCGCGCCATGAGCCGGATCGTTCTCCCGTCGTGACCAAGACGAGGCCAATCAGGGTAGGAGGCAGCATGGCCTTCAAGAGACAGGGTGCGCTCATCGTACCCGAATCTGAGTTCACTCGGCGCCTGGAGAAGCGCCTGAGCGTGTCTGGAACCGATTACATGGGCAAAGAGTACTCGTTCCAAGTGTTTCGATATCGAAATGGCGGTGTGCTCGTACCCAGGTACACCCTCGGTCCGGGACATGCCATCCTGGCGTCTGGCGGTACACTGCGCCCCACACCAGAGTTCCCACGATTCAAGGGGCATCTGTGGCCAGAGCAGATGGAGGGGGCCGAGAGGGCGTTCAGCTACCTCAAAACGGAGCATGGCGTCTTCCTCAACGCCGAGCCGGGGAGCGGAAAGACGGTAGCAGCCATTTGGCTGGCTGCGGTGCTGAAGCCAAATCGTGTTCTGGTCTTGGTCGATCAGGACAACCTGGCTGACCAGTGGACGAAACGAATCCTCGAGTACGCTCCTGATGCAACTGTCACCTACATCATGCCCCTCGCCTCTCAGCGCATGCTTCACAAGAAGTACGATCAGCGGAGGATGCTGGCCGGCATCCAACGTCACGATCTGCGCGGAGACTATATCATCTGCATGACGCAGAGCCTCATTGCTCATCCACGCAGCATCCAGGCCGATCTGCTCATCGTGGACGAGTGTCACGTCTTCTCTGCGCCCACCTTCAGCAACGCCATCTTCAACATTGACTTCTATTACTCCCTCGCCCTCAGCGCCAACAACACGCGTCCAGACGGGCTCGAGTGGATTTTTCGAGAGATGCTTGGGCACACCAAGGTCGAGATGAAAGGAAAGCGTCTGCCAGCCCGCGCGGAGTTTTACCCCGTCTCGACCCAGTTCCTTAGCTGGGACGACCCCGTCGTCAGCGACATGGGAAACTGGTTTCGGAAGCTGTGGTGCACTCGGTACAAGAAGCAGACCACGCGATACGATTGCAGCCTCTGCCACATGACGAAGGAGTTTGGAAGCACGGAGCTCTCGGTCATCACCCGCAGATGTGGGAGCTTCTGGAAACACGACGAATGGGACGAGAATTCTCTCGAGCGTCACCTCGGTCGTGATCCGAAATACACCGGGTGGCTTCTCGACACGCTCTCCACATTTCTCAAGGCCAAGCGAGACATCTTCGTTTTCACCAGGCTGCGCGAACCCCTGGAGCGCCTGCATGGCCTCATAGGGATGGACCTCGGCCCTGTGTCTGGACTCTACATGGGCCACGCAACATCTGCCAAAGACCGCGACCGCAACGCCAGAGCGCTCAGGAAGCCCATCACCCTGTGCACGTATCAAAAAGCGGGCAAGGGCCTCGACGTGGCTCACAAGGATGGGATCCTCTTCGCCAGTCCCGTGTCCAAAAGTCGGCTCAATCAGGTCATAGGAAGAGTGGAGAGGGCTCTCCGCGGGAAGAGCCGGCCAGTCGTAATACACCCGATCGTGCCTTTCGTGACGAGCAAAGCCCGTCTGCGAGGGTGCGTGAAGTGGTATCAGGAGAACCAGTATGACCACAAGATCCACCCAGTTCTCGCCGGTTGTTTTAGAAATGACCGCTACTAAGGTCGAGACCTTCGGAAAGACCGAAAGGCGGACGGAACTTCTTCACGAAAGGGAGGAAATAGGTATGTGCCAGGATGCCAATGGCCACTGCACCGTGTTCAACGAGATCAAGATCGCAAACGTGTTCGGACAGTACACGTCCCTGCTGACCGGGATCTCCGTCACGTTCCCATGCGATCCCGACAACTTCGAAGAGGAGGCGAAGGGATACCATTCACGGATTACCAGGACCATCCAGTCGTTCCAGAACCGCACCCTCGAGGCCGTGGGCAAAGAGAAGGTCTGGCACGGAAAAGGCGGAGCAGTTCCGGCCGGCGAGACGAAGTCCGTCAAGAAGGCCGTGAAGAAGAAGTCCGGGAGTAAGGCCGTCGCCAGGAAGCGCGTTCCGAGGAAATCCTGATGGCAAAGAAGAAGGCCAAGAAAGCGGTCAAGAAGTCTGCCGCGAAAAAACGAGCGAAGTCCAGGACTCCGCTCAAGGACCGAGACGACATCGAGACGCCGGCGCCTGCGGCGCGAACCACCTGGGCGGAGGTCGCGGCTGCGGAAGCCGACCAGAGCTGGCTGTCAGAGATGACGGCCATGGAAACGGCCCGCTATCCCAGGATCTTCACCGGCCTCATCGACGTGGACACCCTGTTCGCCCCCACCGTGGGCGAACGCATCGAGATCGCCGGAGGAGCCCACAACGGAAAGTCCACGATGTCCTACATCATGATCGGCACACTCCTGCGTACCTGTCGTCGGTGCTTCACGTTTTCCGTGGAGTGGCTGGACGAAGAGACAGGGGAGATCAAGGAGACCTGCCGGTGCGGCGCCAACGACCACATGGAGGGGGTGCTGGTCGACATAGAGCGTGCAGCCGATCCCGTGTGGCTTGATACGTGGGGCTGTCGTACTGGGGAGTCATTCCGGAAGCGACTCCACGGAAGCGGCGCGTTCGAGGTACTCGAGTCCGAGAAACAACGCCGGCTGCACATCATCTACCCCATCAGCGGCGGCCCCATGTACACGTTCCTCCAGAAGGCCGTGGCTCAGGGCGCTGTGGACTTCGTGGTCATCGATTCGATCAATTCCCTGATGTCCGACGAGGCGCTCGCCAAAGACGCCGGCAGGCGCAACATCGGAGACCGGGCCCGGATGAACTGGGACGGTCTCCGACGCATCACAAGCGCCCAAAACCAGCACACCAACAAGTTCGGTGGAAAGGCCACTGTGGTGTGGACCAATCACCTCATCGTAGATGTGGGCTCTCAGTGGGGTGGCGACACTGAGGCGGGTGGTCGTGGGGCGAAAATCATGCCGGATCAGAAAATCCGGTTCCTGTTCTCGAAGGTGAACGACGGAAAAAAGGCAGAACTCGCCTACCACTCCTATCGGGACACCTTCTTCAACGTCACCAAAAACCGGAGTGGCTTCATCGGTGGCGGCAGCGGTTCTTTCCGACTCTTCCTCAACGAGGTCCAGCACAACCGGGTCACCTACTGGCCCGGTGACACGGACGATCCGGAGAGAATGCTCGGTCTTCTCCGAGACCTCGGCCTGTTCGAGAGTCTGAAGAGCAAGTACCGCGTCCTTGGCAGGGAGTTCAAACGGGTCCAAGAGATCAAGGACTTCCTGAATCGCGAAGACATCAAGATGGAATGCCGCTTCTGGCTTGGAGCCATGCGGATGCCCACCATCGCTCGAGCCCACCTGCGGTTCGAAGACTACTGCTACAGCCCGTTCGAGAGCACCAGGAGAGCGTATGAGCGCACGGCGGAAGAAATCGAAAAGAAAATCCCGGGACTCAACATCGGGGCTGCTCTCTCAACTGGTGAAGGACCAGGGGAGCCTGGCGGGAAGCCATCTGGGAGCGGAGGCTCTCGAGGCGGCGGACGCAAGGGGAAAGAAAAAGCCACCGACTCCAGCCTCGAAGATGTCTTCGACTCGTAACCGCCTCCAGGGTCAAGAGCACGAGGAGAGCATGCAGGAGCGCCACCGCATGGAGCCTACCATCGCCAGCGGGTGCGGGAAAAAGGAGAAGGGCGACGCCAAGGACGGCGAGTGGTGCGGAGAGGGCAAGAGCAGCCGCGGAAACAAGGGCATCACCATCACGGAGGACATGCTCGACAAGCTCTGGAAAGACGCGAAGCACATGGACGCGATCCCGTTCCTCGACCTGGACTTCACCAACGAGGCGAAGACGAGGAGGCCCCGGCATTGGGTGGTGGTGCCGGGGCCAGTGTTCCAGCAACTCAAGCACATGCTGAAGTTCCTGACCCCTGGTCAGCGAGAGGATCTGAAGCCATGAGACAGAAGTACGTTCGTCACTCTACCGAAGGATTCATCGTCTGGCATAAGCGACCAGGCGATAGCGGGATCTGGCACAAGGAAATGACCCGCATGTTCCCGACTACTGGTGAGATTCTCTCTGCTGGATTCGTGACCTTCGACGAGAATCATCTCCCGGTATGCCGTGGGTACTCTGAAAGCCTGGACCTGGGAAGTCGCCCCGAAGACACCAACGCTCTCCGCGAGCAGTGGGGGTTACCCCCGAGTGAGGACTAAGAACATGGGTAGTAAACGCCGTTTCTGGTACGACACGGAGTTCATCGAGTACCCCAACACCATCGACCTGATCAGCATCGGAATCGTGAGCGAGAGCGGCGAGGAGTTCTACGGCATCAACTACGAGTGCAATTACGACGCAGCCAACGAGTGGGTCAGGGAAAATGTGATCGCCGAGCTGCCCCCGCTCCTCCACCCCTCCTACGTGAACACGCCCGACAGCCCTTGGATGACGAAGATCGTCATCGCCCAGAAAGTTCTGGGGATGCTCAAGCCCTCCAAGGAAGATCCGGTCGAGCTCTGGGGATACTACTCGGCATACGACCACGTCGCGCTGTGCTGGCTCTTTGGGCCGATGATCAACCTCCCGCCGGGGATGCCCATGCTCACGCTGGACATCAAGCAGCTCTGCCTCGACCTGGGCGATCCTCGCCTCCCGGAACAAGGGAAGGGCGAGCACGACGCCCTGGCCGACGCTCGTTGGAACAAGAAGGCTTGGGAGTTCCTCGAGCATCTCAATCGACCCAAGGTGCGGCCACCGCCGCTGGAAATAGAGGACTGACCCATGGGACTCCTCGACTACGAAGGTCTGGTCTGCGGATGGTGCGGCAGCACCGACATCGGGATGATTCCCCTCGCCACTGTAAGCGTGAAAGGACCCGCGCTCGTGTTCCCCATCGCGTACTGTCGCGATTGTGGGGCCCCCTTCGTACCGCCGGAGGGGGTAATCGAGGAGAAACGAGAGGAGTGGGGTGACGCAATCCGGAAAGAGTCAAGATCGACCCGCATCAAAAAGAAAGCCCCCACCACGAAAGAACCACCCACACCGGACAAAAAGGAAAAGAAAGACGACAAGCCTACGTGTGAGAAGTGCGGAAAGAAGATGAGCGTCGATCACACGTCCAAGGCTCGGTACACGACCTTCGTACTTTGGAAGTGCCGGTGCGGCCACACGTGGCTGGAGAAGCGCCACTATGGTCCCCCGCTCAGTGAGAGCGAATCCGAGAGAGATCCGGAGCCACTCGACCCTGAATCGTTCCCAGAGGTAGACGAGGATTTGTCATAAGAGAGGTGGAGGAAGTCTATTTTTAATGGAGGGACCTATGCCTCTCGGCTGGATCGACCCGGAAGTGGCCCTGGTTCATCGGGGCGTGCCCATCTACCACACGTACAAGGACGACGACATCGAAAACAGGATGGAGTACTGGTACTCGTTTTACGTGGCGAGCGAGACGGAGGCCTTCGACGTTCGGAACCTCGTGGCCGACGGGCGGGACGGGGACGTCACGAAGGAAGACGAACGCCAGAAGATCATTCGACTGGCGATCGAACAGGGTGCCTTGGCGGTTCCCGACGACTGCAAACCCGACTGCCCGCACGAGAACCTCTGCGTAGACGAGTACGCGGTGTCGGGCGCAGCCGCCTGCGCTACCCTCGACCGGGATGCGCACACCGGACAGGTCATCGGGTTCCAGGTGAACCGGCTCGATGGCGAGATGAAGGAGGTCCACTTCTACTGCGAGGACTGTGGGGAGAGTTTCAAATGGGGCGAAGTCCAAAACTTCTGAAGATGGAACGCCTGTGGAATCGTGTCAAGACGTGCGTTCGATGCGATCGCGAGTACGTGAACAAGTACGTGTTCGGCGACGGCAGCGTGAACGCCCGTGTCATGATCGTGGGCGAAGGTCCTGGAGAAGAGGAGGACGCGACGGGCCATCCCTTCGTGGGGGAAGCCGGAGAGCTCCTCACAGACATCCTGAACATGGCTGGCTTTCCTCGCAGAGAGGAACTGTTCATCGCCAATGCCGTCAAGTGCAGACGTACGAGCCGACGAGGCGACAGGCTCAAGAACAAGAAGCCGAGCGACGGGGAGGTCGCCAGATGCAGTGTGTTCCTCCAGAATCAGCTCGAAATCGTGAAGCCCAGGGTGGTGGTCGGGCTCGGTGGAACGGCCATCGCCTCCTTGAAGGGGCTGAAGACCAAGGACGTCAAGTCCACGCAGATGGCAGGCCTGACCGAGAAGGGCCCGAACTGCTGGTACCTATGGACGTACCATCCTGCTTTCCCGATCTACCGCGGGAGAGACGTGGCTATCATTGAACAGATGGTGAGCCACTTCAAGAAGGCGAAGGAGCTGAGCCGTGGAAGAATCTGAAAACGCCGGGCCCGAACTTTTGCTGACCGACAGAGAGTCAGCGATGTTCCAGCGAATCCTTCGAGCGTCCCGTCGGGACGTGGAGAAGATCGACATCGAAGAGGAGAAGAACCTGGTGACAATCCGGTGCAAGCTCATGATCGATGTGCTCACTGTGGATCTGGACAAGGCCCTGGTAATGACTGATGACGCGTGGGCCGCTTTCTTCGCCAAACACAAACCGTTGATCTGAGGTGACCATGAAGGATCTTGCGGACACCCTTGGTGAATTCATCGGGGGCCTGCTACCGGAACCACCGCTTGCAGCGGACATCAACCTGGACGAGATCGCAGAGGCGGGGCGGCTCGATCTGTGGCGCAAAGAGCAGAGAAAGCTCGACGCCAACTTCCATCCGTCATCCCTGTCCGATCCGTGCATGCGGTTCGACGTGGTCCGTCTCATGGTCGTCGGCAAGACCTGGGACAACGAGAAGCACCCGATCGCTATGACGATCAATCCCGACCCCGACCCGAATCTGTTCGACTACATTCTGCATCGCCGGTTCGACACGGGCACGGCACTCCACGAGATGGAGCAGGATCGATACTTCGGGCGCACCCCGAAACTCCTCGGCTGGTGGCGCTGTACGAGCTGCAACCGTATCGTCCGTACGGCGCAGACACGCCCCAAGGACCGCTGCGACAACATCGTGACGGTGCGCTACCCCAACGGGAAGCTCGCCGAGGAACGGTACTGCCAGAAGCATGGAGACTGGGAGTACCAGGAAATCCACATGCAGCACAAGGACCTCGCTATTCGGTCCCGCATCGACTTGCCCATCATCCACCAGGGTCGCGTCTACATCGGTGACCTGAAGACCCTCGGGACCGGGCGGTGGGACCAGCTCCAGAGATTCGGGCGTCCGTTCCAGAAGGACGAGACCCAGGTCAAGATCTACATCTTCCTGGCCGTCGAAGGAGGGTACTTCAATTTCCCGGTGGGGGGAGGTATACTGCGCTACGTTCACCAGGGGGACCCCGAGGCGAAGCCGATTCACTTCGGCGTTGCTCGTGACCCGGCCGTAGAGAACTGGCTTCACGAGTACATAGGCACCGTGCGTAAACTCGCCGTCGAGGGCCGCTGGGAAGTTGCGACCTGTTTCTGTCAGAAGAAGACCCAAGCCAGAGCGAAGAGATGTGCGCTCCGGCCACTATGTTTTCAGTAGGAGGAGTCCATGGCCAAGAAATCGGTGAAGAAGGCGTCCAAGAAGAAGGCCGCGAAGTCCAAGACCAAGTCGGCCCCCAGAAAGCCTGCGAAGGGGAAGAAGGCCCCCAAGCAGGCCGCACCCGCGACAACGGTGGAGCAACGGGCCGGAGAGATCGACATCAACTCCATGGACTACCTGCGCTCCTTCGGGTTCCCCATTCCCGGCACCTTCGAGGCCCAGAAAAAGCGGATCCTCGAGCTGCGCGAACGGGGTGAGGAGTCCCAGAAACACCTGGGCATTCTGCTGACCGTGATGCATCACAACCAGGTGCACCTCAACGAGGGTTTCGACAAGTTTCTCGAGTTCGTGGCCGACCGACTGGGCCTCGCATCCGGGTCCGCGAAAAACGCCATGGCCACCCTGGACATGCACGCCAAGATGGGGATCGCCCCCGACGTGTTCAGGAAGATCGGTCAGGGACACATCCACCAGCTCTTCCGTGCGTTCTCGAAGGGCGTCATCAACAAGGCCGGTGTCCGGAAGCTGCTCCCTCTCGCTACCATGGGCCACAAGAAGTACATTTCTCGGGATCGGTTCAAAACCCGTATCGACGAGATGCTCGGTGAGATGGCCGGGAAGACCGGAGCGGTCCTGAAGTCCTTCGCGCTCAAACCCGAGAGCGGAGAGGCCCAGGAGATGATCGAATCGTGTCTCGGGACGCTGAAGAAGCATCCCGTGTACCGCGACTTCAGCCAGAGCCAGATCCTCGAGAAGGCTCTGGTGGAGTTCTCCGCAAACCACAGCGGAGACGAGGGGGCAGCCAAGTTCGCCACCCTCGCGAGCTCCTACGAACTGACAGCATCGCTCACACCCCCGGGCGCTGCCCCCGTCATGATCGTCATGGACCCCGAGAGAGCCGTCAAGGCCGGCCTCGGCAAGGTGAAGGCCAAGATGGTCGAGCGCGCCTACATGGGGTTCGGCAAGGGGGACTACGCCCAGAAGCTCGTTCTCACCACCACGAAGGAGCGCGCGGCCAAGATCATGGGGATTCCCGAGAAACAGGTCCGCGAACTCCCCTTCCAGGTGGACCCGGCCGTTCTGCCGAAGATGCTGAGCCAGCACTTCGAGACGGTCTCGGTCATGCCCCAACCTGACGAAGCGGCCGCACCCGACCTCATCGAGGCCGCACGCCTGGTGAAGATGTCCGTCGAGGACATCCGCAAGTACGCCGATCAGCTCGGCTACGACGTGCAGAAGAGCGCAAAGAAAGAGCCCCTGCTGAGGATTCTCCTCGCCGACCAGGAGCTCTATGGATTCACCGACCAGGCCATCGAGGAACTCCTGGCCCAGAACCCTGACCGCAAGAAGAAGGCCTCCAAGAAGCCCGGCAAGAAGAAGGCCTCCAAGAAGAAGAAGCCCAAGCCGGAGGAAGAGCCCGATCCTGAGCCCGAAGAGGAGGGCGAAGAGGAGGGCGAAGAGGAAGGAGAGCCCGAGGGCGAAGAGGAAGAGAGCGCCGAGGAGGACGTCACCAACGAGAAGAAGGTGCGCCACAATCTCGACGTCCTCAAGGCCAACGGGGTCATCACCAGGGCCGATTTCGCGGAGAAGTACAACTCCCTTCCGCAGAGCATGACCGACGACGAGAAGTACGCCAAGATCTACGAGTGGACCAAGGAGGTCTCGCAGACTCCGCGTGCGAAGAAGATCATCAAGGAGAAAGGGCTCGAGATCCTGTAGGGGAGGGAGACGCGTGATCCCAGTACGACTGTTCACCGACGCCGTCGTGGCCAAATCAGGTCCCGGCGGCGTCGGCTTCGTACTCCTCAGCGAAGAGGAGGAGAAGCCTTTCTATTACGAACACAAACACCCGATCCCGGATGGAATGATGCAGATCGATGCCGAGCTGTATGGGATCCTGTCTGGCCTCGAATCCATCGAGCACGTCCTCTTCTCCCACAACCTTCGTCCGAAGGATGTCTTCGTGAGCATCTATACGGATTGCCGACCAGCAATCCACGCCCTCAACACCGCTCACGGCCAGGAGGACGACCTGACCAGGATCCTCTGCAAGAGGATCATCCGACTCACCTCCGGCCAGTACGTCGATCCGCACGGTGGCGGATCAGGCTGGTACTTCCTGTCTGCCAAGAAACCAAAGGTACCGCCGAAACTGCGAAGATTCTACGCGCACATGGTACGGGCCCACGAGCTATCAAGGGCTGCAAAGGCCGCATTCAAGGGACTATTGTGAGGGACTGACGATGGGCAAGAAACCATCGAATGAACACGCCGAGTCTTTCTGGACGATCCTCCTCTCGGAGGTATCTCTCCAGAAAGGCCAATACAGGGTGAAGGGACACTTCGCCTACGTCACCCTCCGTATCCAGGGAGGCACCAAGAAAATGTCTCTTTCTTGGCTCACACCAGAAGATCGACCGTTCGAGTTCGATCTACCTCCGCACCTCTTCCCAGGAAAGCGGTTCGACAAGATCTCGCCGCTGGATGTCGAGCTTCGTTTCGTCGAGCTCTTCGACCAGGTTCCGGTGTCGACCATCATGGAAGCACCCATCAACCTCCCCATCGAGAAGCTGCCGCCCAGGAAGAGGCGGCGCGCACTCATGGCGGCGAAGAAGAAGAGAGAAAAGCAGATTTGGAACCCGCCTCATGTCGAATAAACTACGCATCCTGGGACTGGATACATCATCTCAAAAGGTTGGTTGGGCAGTGGTCGGCCAGGGCAAGGAACGCCCCGTCCTGGTCGACCACGGTCTACTCGTTCTGCAAAAGAAGTTGCGGCACCCGGCGAGGATGTGCCGCTTTGAGAATTTCGTCAAGGAACTCATCAAGACCCATGATGTCCACGATGTCGCCATCGAGGACCTGAAGTCGATCCAGAACGCGAAGACCGTTCGGATCCTTCAGAACTACATTGCCGCGGCCACACTGGCGACCTGGAAGATGCTCCGCCGCGACGCCATACTCATCCCGCAATCCACAGCCCACAAGAGAATCGGAGTGAAAACCTTGACGCCAAAGGAGAAAAAGAAACTCACGAAGAAAGAGATTACCGAATACAACAAGAAAGCTGTACTGACCAAAGTGAACAGGGCGTTTAACCTGGAATTAGGCGAACAGCACTACGACGTGAGCGATGCGATCACGATCGGCTTGGCCGGATTAGCGGGCCCATAGGGGCCCGCAGCCAAGTTTTACCCAGAGGAAATACCTTCAAAATCTCTACCGCATACGTCATAAGAATAGTGCAGCAGGAGTCCATTCTTCGCGCCAGCTCTCAGGGAAGATGGGCGCCACCACCGGACATCCCCCAGTAGGGGAGACTCTCACGTCGATCCAAAAAAAGCCCTCCTTCGGGCAAGTCCCAGTAGCCGCGAGTTGGCATCGTGGTGAAAGCCGGCCTGAAGGAGACGCCGATCGACCGGGTTGGACGCCCGCACGAGAGGTCGGACGGGGCCTGTGCCCCCCGGGGACTTGCCGCAGACGAGGTTGCACAGAGCCTCGTCACACTACGAAACGAACTCCCCGGCTCGCGCCTCCGTGCGACAGGCCTTCCATTCAAACCCTCATTTGCTCGAGCCGGGGTTTTTGAATCTGATGCTGGACGCAGATCCTCTTCACGATACACTGGTGTGTACGAGCCTTTTTTCCGTTTTCTCTGACGAAAGGAGAATGACATGAGGACCACTCTGGGGCTCCTGACGGCCCTGCTGGTGGTGTTCGTGGCTTGCTTCGCGACACAGATGGTGTCCGAGCAGCCTCGGGCTCCCGGTGCAGGGGAGGACGACTTCTGTATGAGAGAGGACATCCGCACGGGCATCGCCCACACCGACGGGGAGCCGGCCATCCCCTGGTCAAGGACGTACGTCATCGCCTACTTGAGCGACGGCGGCGCCCCGACCATGGCCGAACAGGACATCATCGACTTCGAGATGTACGACGGGAAACCTCGCTCCAACGAGGCTTGGTGCCAGGAGGTCACCTTCCCGCGGCGGACCTGCTCAGAACAGATTCGCGAAAGAAAGATGAATCTGGATGCGCAGCACGCCACGGGCATCAACACCCTCATGGCCATCTTCGCCACCGGCAGGAAGAGCAGGAGGGCCGGGGTCTGAACTGGCGCCGATGGCGCCGGGTCTGTACACTGAGCCCCGGGCGGACTTCGGTCTGCTCGGGGCTTTCTTTTTTCAAGAATACGGGGGCGTAAAGGGTTCGACTGGGTAGTGAAAGGATACCTTGCGTGCCGTGGTTGGTCGGTCACCACGTTAAAAGCCGCCCACACTTTTAAGTGCCAATCCAAACACTGGGAGCTTCACCGCTCCCCTCGCAGCGGTCGCTTAGACCCCTGCCCTCAAACCGGCGAGGTTCCGTAGCTGGGGCGAGGCCGTTCACGGGACTGGATCGGCAGAGCTGGTCGTCTGCTGGTTGAGAAAAGACCTGGCTTCGTCGGGTGGAAAGAACCCGAATAGGTTGCCGGCTCTCGAAAGAACCGGATACGCGCGTAGACAGGTACTGGAAACTGCTTCAGGACGTGGGTTCGATTCCCACCGCCTCCACCAGCACAGCCGAGCGCAACGCTCGGCTTTTTCACTAACACCTTCCTGTTTGAAAGGGAGTCCTTTGCTAAAAGCAAGCAATCTCAAAGTATGTCCCGTATGCGGGAAGAGGAAATACTCGAAGAAGAAAGACCCTGTTGGAAATAAGTGGCACCAGCATGTGACGGCCTGCATTCGATTCAATGAGAAATACGCAGGCGGCTGTGCCTGCGGAAAGATGCCATCGGACTTTCGCAGTAACGCTGGTTTTGCAAGCCACTTTTCTCGATGTAAATCAGCAGCAGTCGTGAAGAACCTCCCCACATGTAACTGCGGGAAAACTCGGGAGGATTTTTCCTCTCCTCAAGCATTCGGCGGTCACGTAAGCTCGTGCGGAATTCGCAAGGACAGTCCTGCCGCAGTCAAGGTCAGGTCCGTTAAAGTAGCAAAACCCTTCCGATGCCCAGAGTGTTCTAAGTCTTTTGCCACGAAACGGCAGCTAACCGCACATTCGTGGATACACAATAGCGAGGGGTGGGGGGATAAGGATTCGGTTCGACAGGCCCTACAAACAATCGCCGCATCCAGGATCAAACGGCTCCCCGTCAAAAAAAGAGTAGCCATCTGTCTTCCCGGAAACCGACCCGACAACGAAACGAAACTACTCGCAGATCCCGGCTTCCACAGGATTCACATGGTCGAGTGCGACAGGGACAAGTTCCTGGTCGGAAGAGACATGGGATTCGACGTTGAACACGGCGATTTTCTGGAAGTCATGACTCGCTTAGTGAACGAAGGGACTAATTTCTCTCTTATTGACTACGATCTGTGCGGTACTCTGACGTATGCAGACGGCTCGACGATTCTCGATGCAATTAGGTTAGGAGGTCTGGCCGATATTGCGGCCGTTAGAATTACGTGTTGCCGACGTAATCACAAAAGGGACGGTCAACTCGACATTGCTGCATTTGATCGGGATGTCAACCATGCCCTCCCGCCTGGCTATTCTGTGACCGGACGGGCATGGCTTAATTATGTGGGCAAGGATAGATCATCGATGGCTACACAGCAGTGGTTGATCGAGAAAGGGGTGTGATGTTCAAGTGCAACCTATGTCATAAGGAATTCGAGACGGAGAGATCCCTGAACAGCCATCGAGCTTGGCACTCAGGAAAATTGAAGGCTTGGAAAGATGCTTCACTTCTTGAGTACCCAGTGAGCAAAACAAAATGGCGAAGAAAAGGGACCAGGCTCATCCGGGAATTTCTACGTAAACTGCTGAATCCTGATATGCCTGTCGAAGATCGTGAAGACCTCATCAAGATGATCCACATGGAGATCGAAAAGCATCTCTGAATAGTAACTCACCACCACGGTCGGGCTTGGCTGAGGAGGTTCAGCCTGACATACTTGTGTGGTGTCCTTCATCGGCACCACTCCTTTCCCTGGCGGGGGTCTTCGGGCCCCCGCGAATCAGTCAAGAGCGAGGCTTCGGCCTCGCTTTTTTATTGAGGGTGTCGTGCCTGCTGTCAAAGTCGCCATCGAGAAGAAGGAAGAAGAGTGAAGGAGATCGCCACAGAGTTCTTTTGGGGATTCGTGCTGCTCGTCCCCACGCTCGTCATCACCATGCTCGTCCTGGGCTCCATAGGGTATGTCCTGGAGAGCATCGCCAAACTGTGGAAGAGGAGGTCAAGTGAACACCAAGACCCTGGAGAAAAAGATTCGTAAGGCCCGCGTAGCCTACTACAACGGAGAGCCCATCATGTCGGACAAGGAGTTCGACGAGCTCATGGATCATCTCCGGAACGCAGCCCCGACCAGCCGCGTCCTGAAGGAGGTGGGCGCAAAGCCGATGGGCACCACCGGAAAGCACTCCATCCCCATGGGAAGCCTGAAGGAAGCCAAGACCCCGGAGGAGATGGAGTCGTGGATGAAGGGGATCAAGCGTGGATTCCTGGTCATGGCCAAGGTCGACGGGCTCAGCCTGTCCTTGGACTATCGCGCCGGCATGCTCGTACAGGCGCTCACCCGCGGCAACGGCCGAGAAGGGGAGGAGGTGACCGCTAACGTGCTGGAAATGCAGAACGTCCTCGAAGAGATCCCGGGCTTCGACGGCACTCTGCGCGGCGAAGCGTACCTTCCCGTGGCCACCTTCAAGGAGAAGTACGAGGGCGACTACGCCAACCCCAGGAACACCTGCGCCGGCATCGTGCGCCGGCACAGCGGTGAAGGATCTTCAGACGTGCACCTGGCTTACTTCTTCCTCGAGGAAACGGATCGGTTCTTCGCCACCAAGAGCGAGATGCTGGCACGCATCAAGGAGCTGGGACTCAAGACCGTCGACTCGTTCAAGACGAAGGGAATCACGAGCCTCTGGCACGCATGGAACGGTGTGGTGAAGACTCGCTACGAACGAGCCTACGAGATGGACGGCATCGTAGTGTACGTCGACCGTGTAGGCGAGAGGGATCCAGGAGATCCCTTCCTGCCCGACGACGCCTTCGTCTACAAGTTCAATCCGGACGTGGCCGAGACCCAAGTCACCGAGATCGAGCACGTCGCCGGCCGGTCCGGGAGGGTCAACCCGAGAGTCCACGTCGAGCCGGTGAAGGTGGGGGGCGTCACAGTCACCCACGCGACGGGGAACAACTATCCCTGGCTGAAGAACCTGGGCGTGGGCGTTGGGGCCCTGGTCGAGATCTCGCGCCGCGGCGACACCATTCCAGCAGTGGAGAAGGTCCTCAAGGCCGGCGCACCCCTGGTTATCCCCGGGTCGTGTCCAGCCTGCAAGAGCGTCCTCGAGAGGGACGGGGCCTACCTCAAGTGCAAGAACCTGGCCTGCGAAGCCAAGGACTCCGGAAGCGTTGCCCACTGGCTGCGCCTCATCGAGCTGAAGGGCGTCGGAAAGAGGACCTTGGAGAAGCTCGTGGAGATGGGTGTCCGACGTCCCTACCAGCTCTACAACCAGCGGTTCGAGTTCTGGCAGGAGTTCGGAGCCAACGGGAGGAAGGTCTTCCAGCAGCTCATGCTGAAGAAGACCGTGAAGCCCGAGTACATCTTGGCCGCCCACGTCCCCAACGTGGGGCGCCGGCGCTTCCGAGCGCTCATCGACGCCGGCTTCTCCATCGACCACATCCTGCTGAACCGCTCGCCGTTGGCCTACACCAACGTGGACGGCATCGGTGAGGAGATGGTCAAGACCATCGACGAAGGAATGAAACAGGAGGCCGCCAACATCCAACGCCTCCTCAACCATGTGAATCCGGAGGTACCCATGCCGAAGGGAGGAAACCTGGACGGATGGGCCGTCAAGTTCACAGGAAAGATGACGCGGAAGCGGAACGACCTCGAAGACCTCGCCATGGAGAAGGGAGCGCGCATCGGTTGGCAAAAGGGCAAGAAGAACGTCCTGATCATCGCCGACCCCAACTCCACGAGCACCAAGGCTCAGGCCGCGCGCAAGGCCGGGCACGAGATCATGTCCGAGGAGCAGTTCCTGGCGGCCGCGGGGGAGGCGGTATGACCGACCCGAACGCCGTCTTCGCACTTCTCGGAAATCTCGATGATCGCCGCCGGAGTACGATGAACATGCTGAACCGAATCGTCGACGGAGAGCCGAGCGATCGTTCAGTTCTCGCCGAAGTGCTTCTGAATCACACTGCGATCATGCGCGGTCAGCAGATCATCATCAGCCTTTTAACCGACCAAGGCTTGGCCACACGGAGTATGGCCAGGGACGCCCTGCCCGACTACCAAAAAGGGCATGCTGATCAGTCATAAGAAACTCGGTAGGAACCTTTCATTCATTCACAACTCTGTCGTGGCCCATAAGGGCTTAAAGGAAGCACCGTAGGGAGCACCAGGTTGACCGTCGATCAAGCAGCCGCTTGAGAGATGGGGTACGGGCCAAGGAGACGGGATACCTGATCGGCACGCGCAGCCGTGACGGGGAACCGACCTGCTTGGTCAAGGAGGGGTCAGCCGCCGAAACGTAAGACGTGTAGGCGGGATCGAGGTGTGCACGCCACGATCGGTTCCGGAAGAGACTCGATACCCGCGCGGATCGAGTTTCTTTTTACTCAGCGAAAATCAAGTTCGTATTTTATATTTTCGTGGAAATTTTCACGAAAAGTCGATATGCTCAAAAACGACCCTTGATTTTTCACTCGGAGTGGTCACGTGGAAAAGTACGGCGCAATTCAATGTCCGAAGTGCAAGAGCATGAATGTGATCGAGGAGGGTGCTGAGAAGATCGCGGTCGAGCACAACGATCTGATCAAGACGGCCTCCGAGAACATGGGGGGCTCGTTCCTTTGCCAGGACTGCAAGCACAGATTCAGCAAGGTGACCGGGTCCGCCGCCTGCTTGCCGGACGAAAAGTCGGGCACCTGATTCGTGTCCGCCTGTCCGACAGCACAAAGGATCTACTGGATCGAGTAAGCAGAGACTCGAGCCGGCCCCTCGTCGACATCGTTTCTGCCGCCGCCAAGAACTACCTCGAGAACCCCTCCTACTACAAGCCCCGCATCCTCGAATCTCAAGAAGAGCAACCCCACATCATCAGCGTCCGGGTGAGCAAGGGAGTCTCGGATTTCTTTCTCGATGAAGCTTTTGTCGCGCCCATCCGGGCGCGTCTTCATTTCATGGGCCTGGTCGTCGGCTTCTTTTTACGAAGATACCCGTACAGGGATCTCGTGACCGCACTCCATTCGTACGCCGACGTTATCGGGCCAATGCTGAGGGAGAGGCAGAATGGGAAATCTAAGCTCAAAACCACGCAAGACCCCGAAGATCATCCAACCCGGCGATCCCGACTACGCTCGTCTCGTAGGAACAGTCACCGATGAGGATGTGGCGACGCTTCAAGAGAGCGTCGACCAGACCATCCACGGCGACGACATCTTCATCCCCTTCAAGAAGATGTCCCTGCGCCAGGGCGTCCTGGAGTACGGTGTGATCGAGATCGCACCGGACGTCTGCAAGCTCATCTTTCACTTCGAGAACGTCTCCAAGAACTTCGCCAATCAGCTTGGCCGGTTCTTCTGGGAGAAGGTACGCAGGAAGATCATCACGGACGCGGACCTCATGGCCGGGGCATCCGTAGAGGCGGGTGAGAACCCCATCTTCAGAAGCAACTGGGACGTGACCATTCTCAACATCAGCGCTCTCGTCGCCCAGGCGAAGCTCAATCTCATCGTCGATAGTCTGAAAAAGGAGTTCCCTGTATGAAAAAGACAAGCGCTGATTTCAGAGAGTACTACACGCAGTTTCGTGCCTATCCTCCTCTTCGCCCCACCGAGGAACGCCGCCTGCTGCACGTGATCAAAGGCCTGCAACCGCCAGTGGACTACGACGGCATGGAGCGAATGTGGGGAAAGCACAAGGAGAACGGGACCAAGGGCGCCATCGATGATCTGTGGCTCTCGCTCGACGAGAAGATGTGGGGCGTCAAACAGGAGAACCCATTCCCAGTCAACGGAACCTGCCGGCGGCCAACGCGACAGGAAATGAAAGAGGCCCTCGAGCGTTTCGTCATGCACAACATGCGCCTGGTCCTGTCGAGAGTGCTGAAGTTCAGGCACCAGGAGGACCCAGACGTCATGGAGATCGTCTCCTACGGGACCGACGGTCTTTACCGAGCCATCGAGCTCTTCGACCTATCCCGCGGGACGAGGTTCTCCACCTACGCCGTCCACTGGATTGAGTCTCAGATCAGGAAAGGCCTCAAGTTCGTCGAAGGGCAGAAACCCCCTCTCCTGAAGAAACTGACGAGCACGTTCAAGAGGGCCGAGAAAGACCTCACCACGGACGACGGCATTCGCCCGACGAACGAGGACGTGGCCGAGCACCTGAACTGGGGGCGAAAGACCCTGCACATCTACCAGACGTCAGGAATCTCCAATACGCCGATAGAGACCTTCGACCGCGAGGACGAATCGTGCGAACCCATACCCGATGACATCGTGCAGAGGGAGATTGTGAACGCTCTACACGACAACATGGGTGTTCTGGAGCCGTTCGAGGAGGACATCATCAGGAGGCACTACGGACTCGGCTACCCGGAGGAGACCCTACAGAAGCTGGCAGCCAGGTACGGCGTGACCAAGGAGCGCATCCGGCAGATTGAGAACGGCGGCCTCGAGAAGCTCTACATGGCCCTCCGCGCCTTCCGCGATCCGGACGATTAAAAAGAAAGACGGGCCCCGAAGGACCCGTCTTCCCACCGATGGAATCCAGCGTTCGGAGTCTGGATTTCTTACCTACGCCGCCAGGCTGAGTTGCGTCCCCACGCTCACGAGCTGCACCGGGGCCACCTGGTCGAACTGCCCGTTCACGCCTTCCGCGATCACCACGTTGTTCGCGTCGACGCCCATCGAGTGCGCTTCGATGTAGCAGTCCTGGAGGTAGCATGCCCCGTACGGCCTGTTCTTCGCATCCTTGAAGATGACGGAGATCCCGAAGGGAATCTGGAACAGGTCCGAGGCCAGGTTGATGAAGAAGTCCCGGTTGTCCTCGCCGGTCGCCCCGCCATAGCCCGGCGGGAGCAGGTACTTGCTCGGGAACAGATCCGCGTACAGGGGGGGCGTGACCAGGCCCGCGCTCTGGAGAGACGAACCGGTCGTGCCCTCGCGGATGAACTTGAACTCGTTCCCGCCGAAGCCCGGCCGGTTGGGCGCCAGGGAGTAGAGCAGCCTCATGAGGGACGGCCCGAAGAACATCACGCGGTTGATCTGGAAATTCGCCGCCAGACGCCCCGTGACGAAGTAGGCTCGCTTCGACCCGATCTCGAAGAGACGGGTAAGGAACCTGTTCTGGGCCATCATGAAGTTCTGCACGAGGCCGATCGGGTAGAGGTTGCTCTTCACCGACTCGGGCGTGCTGTTTGCTCCGACCAGGTACTCGAGCCGCGCAGGACCTGCCAGGAGGAGGGTGGACTCGGCCGAGATGTACTCGCCATTGACCAGCTCCGCCTGAACGTGCTCTGCCGCCCAGTTCCAGTTCAGGAAATTCGTGCCTTCGGCCATTTCCAGTCTCCTCCTCGGATGTTACTTGTTCATCTTCTTGAGAGTCTCGGCGAGACGCGCCCTCTTTCCGAGCTTCCCCGGGGCCTCAGCCGCCCGAGCCAAGGTCTTGGCCGGAATCTTCTTCCCCTGGGGAATGCCGAGCTGCTTGTGGAGTGCTCCGGGCTTCTTGATCGCCCGCTGGATCCACTTGCCCGCTCCTTGCTTCTCCAATTCGTCGAAGAAGCCGTAGATGAAAGGTGCGCTCATCGGTTCCTCCCGAACCAGGTCTTGACTCGCTGAACGAGTCCGGGTTTCCGTTGCCGGAACGACGCGTATCTGCGCCGCATAGGCTTCAGCGACTTGATCCGTTTTCCAACGTCGCTTGCCATGCTCTTGGCCGACTCCATCACGGACCCGGACTCGATTGGTTTTTCCTCAGAACCACCCCCGGGGGTGGGAACTACTTCGACCTGCGGAGCCTTCGTGTAGCCCCTGTATACCTCTTTCAGTTTACTCTGAAGGTCTCGAAGTTCCTTCTTTCCGAAGAACGCATTCTTCTCGAGCTCATCCAGAAATCCTGTTATGAAAGCTTCGTTCATCAGGCTGCCACGCCGCGACCCTGAATCTTCGCCGCGGTCCTCTTGGCCCACGGAATGGCTGCACCCCACCCGCCACCGGGCGGCTTCGCTGCGGGAGGTGCGCCCACTCCTGCGCCGGCCGCAGCCCTGCCCAAGATGCCTGTGGGCTTCGACGGAGGAGTCCCGGTCGACGGTGTCGAGCCGATTCCCTTCGCCGCGCCCGCCATGACACCTGTGGGTTTCGCTGGCGCGCCGGCCGGACCGCCGCCGGGGCCAAACCTTCCGGCCGCGATGTTCCGTTCACGGATTTTTGCGCCTGCGGAAGCGACCGATGGAGCAGCGGGCTTCGCCAACGGTTTCGCCGGCGTGGCCGCATCGATCTTCCGGAACCTGGCCACGTCCTCACGGCCGCTGGCCCTCGCCGCGGCCCTGAGCTCGTTGCGACGCCGGATTTTCTTTCCGAGCGCAGCGAACGGATCGGCTTTCGGCTGGGCAGCCGCCGGAGGTGCCGTCTTCTTGGCCGCTTGAAGATCCTTCCAGCTCTTTGCTCCCCATCCGGACATGGGCCGGCTGCTGACCTTCTTTCCGGTATCGGCCACAGCCGGAGCCTTCTTGGGCTGCGCCACGGGAGGTGTGGCCTTCTTCGCTCCGATCTGGCGCGTGCCCACCCCCGGAATGGAGTAGGTGCCCTTTCCGGGCTTGCCCTTCCCCAGTCCGTGGCGCCCCATGATGCGCTTGGCACGCCCTGTCCGTACACGACCCACCGTGGCCTGGTCGGTTCCTTTGATGCGTCCGAAACGCAAGGAGCCGCCTTCAGCCGTGGATTTGAAGCCGCCGGTGCCTGTGGTCTTGCCGCCGGTGGCCAAGAGTTTCTTCGCGGCCGCCTGGCGAGCGCCGCCGATGCTGGCCTTGGCCCGGGACATGAACCGCTGCTTGGCCGCTCCGGAGAGATCCCGCCAGCCGGCGCTCTTCTCGAGCTCGTCGTAAAGGCCGGCGAAGAAGGCCTCCTCGAGGGAAGACATGGGGCCCTCTTCGTCCTCCGAAGCGAACTTGCTGAAGAACCCCGCCATGAAGATGTCCTCGGCGGTCGGTGCCGGGTCGGCGGGCGCGTCTGCCGCCTTCTCGAGCTCGTCCACGAGCCCACCCAGGAACACGTCGTAGTTCATGTCGGCCTCTTAGATGTAGATGTAGACCTCGCCCTCGGCCGCGGAGACGTACGGGGTCACGCGGCACTTGATGATGAAGGTGTCCGGACGGTCCGGATCCTCCTCGATGCTCAGGAGCACGACGTCGCGCAGCTCCTTGTTCTGCTCGACCACGTCCTTCCGGACGGCCTCGAAGTTGTTGCTCACCAGGTCGAAGAAGGGCTCGTCAATCACGAAGGGCCCGAGCAGCGGCTTGAGCTGGCTTCGCAGCTTCCTGGCGAACGAGTCCACCTGGACCGCCACGTTGTCCTCGGCCTTGTAGATGTCGGTGACGTCCGTGGAGAGCGCCCGGATGGCGTAGGGTTCCAGGTCGTCGCCGTCGTGGATGATGTAGTAGTTCCCGCCGTCGATGATGATGTCCTGGTAGGCCTCGATGTCCCCCATGGGATCCAGGATGCGGTAGATGGAGCCCCTCTTGAATCCGGTCAGGGGCTGTTTGGGGTTCTCGTTGGACCGCTTCCCGGCCTCGATGACGGTGAGGTACTCGGCCCCCAGAGTGGCGATCTGGTCGCCGCCCCCGAAAGGCCCCGTAGTGGCGTCCTCGCCCGCGATCTCGTCCGTGAACCGCATCATGACCGTATCGGGCCAGATGTTCCGGAAGCGACGGTTGGGGATGCTCTGGGCGTAGGCCGCCTGCTGGTTGGCTCGCTCGAGCAGCGAGAGATTCTTGCTCTTGATGTCCCACGAACTCGCGGTTCCGCTCGACGGAGAGGGCACCGTGGGGTCGGCCACGATCCGCATGGTGCTTTGCCCCGACGCCGGTGTGGATCCCTGGATCGAGATGATCCTGGCGTTGGTGATCGGGTAGTCCGTCGTTCCGTCGTTGAGCGTGCCATTGAAGACGTCGCCCACGACCACTCCGTAGCTCGTCAGATCACGAGTGGTGGAGACGACGGTGGTGATCCCGGTGGCCGTCTTGCCGTAGGTGACCGCGTCGCCCAGACTCTCACTCGTACGCGTGGTCTGCACGACCTCCTTGTGGGAGAAGTAGGTGATCCGCTCCCGCTTCTCCTCGGGCTCGCTCATGAGCGACACGTGGGTCCGCAGGAGGGCCAGGACATCCTCCCTCTGGGTGAGGACGATGGGGATGTAGACCTCGTCGCTCTCGGCGACCGTCAAGCCGTCCGTCCAGTCGGCCACGGTATCGTCCGTGACCTGGATGGCGAAGGCGCTCGCGCCCAGAACCGTGAAGAGAGTCTGGGCAGCCAGGGCCAGATCGTTGCCGGGGACCGGCGCCCCCAGAATGGCCTCGAAGTTGTTCTCGTCGATGGGCACCCGCTGGTTGAGGAGGTCGTTCCTCTTGGCCGCGTAGGTGCACAGGACGTCTCCCTGGAGAGGCGACCCGGTGACCGTCTTCTTGATCCGGTAGTTGATGTCCTGCCCCGTGTCGGGGAAGGTGACGGCGTTGATGAAGAGGCCCGCGTAGGCTCCCGCACCCGGAGACCCCACCAGCTCGTTCTTGACCGTGAGCTGTGTGTCCGAGTCCACCGAGATCACCTCGAGGATCGCGGCGTTCTGGTCCAGCACGTTGAACGCGAAGCGCGTGTCGCTCGCGGAGGCCGGGGGGTTGCCCGGGATGATGTTCACCACGTCCAGCGTGCCTACGCCCGCCGGGTGCACCGTCACAACGGTGAAGAGCGTAGTCCCGGTGACTACGTCCTGGATCCAATCCCCCGGGACCACCCCGGCCGTCGCGAAGTCCACGCCAGCGGCGGTGATCCGACGTTCGGTCGGACCGCCAGCACCGGTGCCCTCGGCGAGGTAGGAGCCGGCCGTGTTCCCCGTGATGCTGGTCGGCGTCCTGATCTCGTAGGAGACGAAGGACGGGTTGATGGCGGTGGCGGTGGGATTCGGATCGGTGCTGTCGTGCTGCGACACGACCAGTTCCGTGGCTGAAGGCACCCCCTGAACGATGAAGATCGGCGGGTTCCCCACTCCCAGGTACGGGGCCGGTCCCGCCAGGTTGTCGATGATGATTTCGTCACCGATGGCGATCGGCGTAGCGAGAAAATTGGCCGTAGCATCGTGAAAAATCCTCTGACCGGCAGGAGGCGCGGGCTGTCCCCACGCAGCGACACCGTCAGCGTCGTACTCACCAACCAGGGAAAAGATCCCTGGACCGAGATTCTTGGGCGCGCCGTAGCGCACAATGTCGTAGGGGACGCCAACGGCCGCGGCCGTCAGAGCCGGATTTGGCACCGGCAGCGTGACGATGTTCTCGCAGTCGTCGATGAGGATTTCGCTCGCCACGCTGTTGACCAGGAAGAAGGGAACCCAGTCTCCCAGAGCGTCCGCAGAGAAGATGATGTCGTTGGCGAGCACAGGACCCGCGGTGATGAAAAGAGCGGCCGCATCGGAGAAGGACCGACTCGTGGCCGGCGCTCCCGTCCCCGTCCCCACCGCTCCGTAATCGCCGCCCAGGACGCTGATGATGGCGTCCCAGCCGTCGATGGTGCACAGGTCGCCCACGTCCACACCGTTCTGCTCGAACTGCTGGTTCGAGCTGCTGAGGATGCGGAAACCGTAGGCGTCCTCCGCGCCGAGAACGGCGTCGGGCACCAGAGGGGTCACGGCCTTGTTCCGGCGCACCACGTCGAGCTGGCTGTCCGAAATGATGTTCACCACGTCGAAGGACGGGTAGTAACTCCCGTCCGAATGAAGCGTCTCGATGACGTCGTTCGTGGCGACCTCGGCGTCGATGAAGTCCTCCTCGGCGTCGGTGAAGTATCCCGACACGGCCGAATAGGCTCCGTCTTCCCCTTCCACGATGGTGAAGACCACCGAAGCTCCGGCCGCAATGTCGAAATGCGGCGGGTCGGCCACGAAGTCGTAGGACAGGTCCGGTGAGAGGACCTCGCCCAGGCCGTAGTTGTTCGAGATGAAGACGTGCGGCTCGAGGACGTCCGGGAACTCGAGAACATCCAGGACGGCTCCGGGCTGCTCCACCGTCGAGCCCGCGATGAGGTCGGGGAAGTAGTAGCGCTGGCCCGGCTGACCTCCGACGAAGGAACCGGCGTTTCCGCGCCAGACGAACTGGCGGTTCAAGCCGATGAGCGCCACAGGGAGATTCGTCGCGGGCACGATGGGTGCCTGCGTCTCGAAGATCTGGAAGACCGTGATGTCCGGTCGAAGGCCGCTCAGTGCCATGTCACTTCACCTCATGGATTGGTTCATCCTCCCCGGGAAGGAAGAACTGGTACTCGAATCTGCCGAACCTCAAGGACTTCTTCACCACCCACCTGCTCGCCTGGTCCACGACCATCGAAACCGGGGTCAGGAACAAGTCGGCCTGTGAATCCGCCTTCACAACGATCGGCGCGCCCACTCTCGGGTCGCTCAGTTTCTGGACGTTGATCCGTTTCCGGATCTCCTCCTTGAAGTAGCGAATCAGACCTGTGACCGCCCAGGCCAGGTCCTCGGACTCTGTGTCCCGTCTCGAGATGCAGTTGAGGATCACGGGCATTTCGGTCATGTCCGCGTAGGTCTTCTTCTGCCCCAGGTACGAGACCGTGTTCTGCTTGCCACCGATTCCCAAGTTGAGGAAACCGAAGTCGCCTCGGCTCACGATGATCATGGGCCTCGGCTCCGTTTGCTCGAGCTCATCCGAGTAGGTGTCCGCCAAGACGAGCTTCGAGGCCGAAGAGATCTCCCCTTTCTCGAAGTCGAACACGAAGAGGAACGGGTTCTTCCCGTCCAACAGCTCCGGCTCCGAGAAGGCACTCGCGAGGATCTGGAGGAGCACGCGCCGCGGGTACCGCAGAGGGTTGCCCACGGGCGTGGTCAGATCCTTTACCTCCGGAGTGCCAAACTTGGTCGTCATGGGCCTACTCCAAGCCGAGGAGTTTCCTCGCGATGGGCACCCACTCGTCCGCCGTTTTCTCGAGCTCGAAGTTGACCCCGGCCTTGAAATTGGGGTCTTCCATGATCTGCTCGACCGGCATGGAGGTGAGCGACGCCACCTTCTGGAGGCCCGGGAAGACGTCCTGCACGTCGGCGTCGAGCCGGCCCTGGGCCTCGAGCTCCGCGCCTCGTGCGGAAGCGAGCTTCTCGGGGTCCGCCCCCGTGATGGCGATGAGCTCCATCTGGAGCCTTTCTTCCGCCGTCATTTCTCCGTTCATGGCTTGCTCCTATCCAACGTCGATGACCGTGAGGGGAGGCTTCACAACTCTGAAGGAGATGGGCTCGTCCATCTTCTTCCGGGCCAGATGCGCTCCCTTCTCCACGAAAGCCTTCCCGGGAGTCCCGGGGAACTGCCATTTCCCTTCAAGGATCGACTTCAGGGTCACCTTTCGGAAGACCGTCGTTCCTGAGAGTTTTATCGGCACCACCCGGTTTATCAAGTTCCACATGATGCGCGGCCGGCTTCCTTTATCCACCTCTTCGGCGTACGGAGCCGAAGAAACCACCCGGATTGTTCGGGGACCGATATCCTGTATGGAGATGCTGTCCGCGAGATTCCCTGTGGGGCTCTTGCATACATTCCGAATGGCATCCGAAATCCCCGGCTTGAGCCGCTCCTTGAACTGAGCAATGGCCTCCTCAGAAGCGTCCTCGTCGATAATGATGATGGCCAGTGACATCAGTATTTGAGTTTCTTTCTGATGAACGTGGTGATCGCCTTGGGGGGTCGAATCCGCATGGCTTCGGCCCAATCCTTGACAGAACCGGGCCCGGATTCGTCGTCTGTCTGCGGCTTCACAGCCTCCACTCTGGCCTTGTCCGTTGTGCCTATACCCCGTATAGCCATCTTCTGCGCCTTACGGAGTTTGTCGAGGCTCATCTTGACGGAGGCTCTCTGGATTGAATCTCTGAACAGGTTCATGCGACCACCACGATGAAATCCACGTCTTCCGGATCCTTTCCCTCCTGATCTTCTTCAGGCGTCGTTTCGTAGTCCTGGACGACGGGTCGCTGCGCGTACCGCCTGTTGTCTCGCCACTCCCTGATTACGGGGGTCAGGTTAGACGGGATGGGGAGTTTGTGCTCGATGTCCCCTGTGTTCAGCTCGATCATCTGGAGATCTTGGTGAATCGTGACTCGATGATGCTCCGTCGGAGACACGCTGACCAGGCGCCACCGCTTCCCCGTGTTCACCTCGTAGATGAGATCCCTGGGGCTTACGATGGGGAGGAAGCTGCACATACCGGTAGTCTGAGAAACCTGACGCAAGGTGTCCCCTGGCTCATTGACCTTGGCCACAGGATTGATCTTCACCTGGGTCAGGATGGGAGAATAAAAGCCCCCGAGGCGGCCTGTGTTAAAACAGCGCGGGCACGTGGACGACATGACCTTCTGTAGTACCGGGTCCCAGCAGTCTGGGCACCTTTCGCCCTCTCCACGTCGAACGTAGATCAGGCAGGGTACACCCTCGAAGCGGAGGGCGATGTCTGTCCTTCTTCGCGTTGCAACCGTTTCAAGAGTAGGTTGCGACGCTACTCCAAATGCCTCGCTCTCGTCAACGCTGCCGTCCGGACTTGTTACTCGCAGCTTGTAGTAAACCTCCCGCCACTTGTCCCGAATTAGCGCGCCCGAATCCCGGAAATACTGCTGTGTTCCCGGCACGTCTGCGATGGATTCGAACGGACCTTCGGAAGAGTATCCGCGGAAGACTGTAACGGCCGTCTGATCGAGATCCTCGTTGGTGGGTTGAATCCACCACGACACGATCACCGCCTCTCGGCTGGCGATTTCCACGAACACTGCGTGCTCGAGTGTCTCGAGTTTATCGATCCTGACCATGTCACAAGCCACAGGGCGCGCCTCAGCCCAGATACGGAAGGCCACCTCGGGGAACAGCGGGGTGACGCACAACCTCCGCTGTCAAACTCAATCTCTGGTAAAACTGATCGTAATCTCTATTCCTTCGTCGTCGGCCAAGGCCTCCCTTGGATCTTCTGTGGCCTTTTTCCACTCCCCAGGGGGTGGGCCAACGGCGTCGTAGATCACAAAATCGCCCTTCACGAAAGCGATCGGACCCGCGCCGAAGTTGACGGCACCGGCATCCTTGGCGTAGAAGTACTGCTTGTCGGAGCCGACCCCATTCACAAGCGTTGGCGTATTGGTCGAGGCTGCCCAATCCCCCAAATACCTTCCGGCGCTTCCTTTGTCCGTTCCGAGCCTGATGGGGGTCACTCCCTTCCAGCTCGACAAGTATCTGGGATTGTAGGGCTTCCTGAAATAAATGTTGGTCGCTGCCGGATCGGGTGGCACGGGAACCGCGATGCGGACCTGGCCGAGAGGTAGTCTCGATGGAGGCTGGATTACATGCCACGTCCCCACTGTCCCGTACCAGCTCCACCACATCCGCTGAAAGGGGGCGCTTCCGCGATGGATCTCTGCGTGCGTACTGCCGGCAATGATCGCCACCAGTGTGTCGTACCGAGCGTCGAAAGCCGCCTGCATGTCCGCGTTGGGGTTGCCGAGAACCGTGATGGTGCCTTGCTGCTCCGTAGGCATTCCGCTCTCCTTAGTCCTGTGTGAAGGTCACGACGATCTCGACGATCCTATCGTCCGCCTTCCCACGAAGATCGGAGTAGACAGGAATGAGATCCTTCCGCTCTTCCAGGTGCCGCGGATTGTACGGCTTTCGAAGATAGAACTTCGTAGCACCGGCGAGAGCGACTCTGAGCGGCCCCATGGGCAGCCGAGAAGGTTCCTGAATCGGGAACCATTCGTTCGCGAGCCCAGTGAAGCTCCACCACATCCTCTGCCACGGAGCGCTTCCACGATGAACTTCCACGTGTGTGGCACCAGCAGGGATCGTAACCTCGGTGTCGTAGGTGAGATTCACAGCCGCCTGCATGTTCACGTCCGGATTTCCGTGGACCGAAACGGTCCCTTCGACTTCGACCGGCATGGGCCTTCTCCTATACGATCACCGAGATGAACCCCGTTCCTCCGACCCTGTAGCCGTCCCAGAGTTCCGAGGGGACGACTCCCCAGGCGAGATCGCAGTTCTGGTTAATTTTAAGTTCCTTGACGAGCTTGTCGAACCCGTTGCCTGCGTCCCCTCCGCGCAATCTGGCGATCGTGGTGTTGTAGAACTGCCACTTGTCGTTGATCATCTTCCGCACGTTTCCATCCGTCACATCCAGCATGTTCCGCTGCATTCGGATGGACACGGAGGTGAGGGTCCTGGCCGCCGCTTCATCGACGACCAGAAGGGCTTGGGGACCGGTGAGACTTTCGATGGAGATGTCCAGGCCCGGGCCGCTGGGCTCGATGAGGTTGTACCGATGAACGGCGTCCACGAGCATCTCAGCCAGAAAGGTGTCCGGAGACTCCTCCGTCTCGATGAGCTCGTTGGCCTCCTTGTAGTCCTGGAGAAAGCGTCGAAGCTTTCCCACGAGGCTCACGGGGACCTTGTATTCCGGCATCAGAACATCTCCATCAGATCGTCAGCCGCGCTCTTCTTGGCCGGAGCTTTCTTCTTGGCTGGAGCTTTCTTCCCCACCTTCTTCGGAGGCCTGTTGGCGATTCTCTTCCGCTTCTTCTCTTTCTTGGAAGCGGCCTTCGGCTTCTCCTCGGACTTCTTGGGGATCTCCACCGTCACGACAGCCTCTTCCGCAGGAACCTCGGGCTTGTCCGTGACCTTGACTGTGGTGGGCTCCCGGTCCAGAGGCTTCTCCTTGGCCTCCATCTTGGCCGCCATGACCCCGGCCTGGACGATCCTGGGCTCGGCGCCGGTGTCGTCCAGAGCGTAGCCTGGCGGGACCCTCACGTCGAATCCGGGCACGCGCAAGATCTGCGGATTCACGCCGATGACCTCCTTGGCCACCGAATCGGGAACCATGGCTCCGATGTTGATGATCAAGCCGTCGGGGCCGACAACCAGGAACCTGTCCCCGTATCGCCGGCGCTCGTCCGGAAGGATGTCGTCCAGGCGCGTCTTCACGGACGTGCCCGGCTTGAACCTCCGGATTTGGAGGTTCAGCGGCCCTTCCCCGTAATAGGTGATCTGTGCGGTTTTCACGACGCCTCCTTTGATCTCCTCGTGAGATGAGCGAATTGAATCGAGCCACTCAGGAGTCCCTTCGCCTTTGGGACATCCGTCGTGCGTTTCTTGCCCGATACAAGTTTACGCCCGGTCTCGAGACGAAGGAACGGATTCTTTCTGAGGACCGGGCTTTTCTTCACGTTGGGATCCAGAAGCATCTTCGCGCCGGCGGCAAACTTGTCGAGGTACGATGCCTTCTTCTCCTGGCCCGTTCTTCGACGACCCTGGAGCCACTGCTGGATCTTACGACCGAGCAGCGCGCCCCCAATCGTGCCGCCCAGGGCGCCAATCCCAGGAGCGATTCCTGACGCTCCGGACATGCCTCGACGTGCGAGCGCGTCACCGACAGCACTCCCGGCAAGGCCGCCACCGATCATCCCTGCTGGAGCGAGGGCTGCACCCGGAAGACCTCCGACAGCGCCACCGCCACCAGCACCCAGGCCGAGGAGCATCATCAGTTCGATGAGCGTGAAGCCCTTCTTCTCGAGCTCGTCCTCGAAACCTTGCAGGAAGGCGGTCTTCTTCATCCTTCCGAATCTCCTCACGCGCGTCGTCTTCTCGATCATCACACCGCTGGGCGTGGGCTTGAATTCGGACTTGAGGGTCTCCCATCCCTCATTTCGAGGGCCCAAAGCGATGTCCTTGTCGCTGAATTTCTGTCCCCTGAAAACCCTGGCCACCTCCTCCTCAGACCCCTGTTTCTTCATGCGCTCGATGTCCTTCGTGTCCTTCTCGCGCCCCATTCTACGCTTGAAGTCCAGGGTCGTGGGAACGTCCCAGTGCTTGAGGCCGCGAAGCGTGGTCGTGGGCACGTTGCTGAAGTCACGACCACCGACGTACCACCGACCGGTGAAGACGGTGATCGGGCCGTAGTTGGTCCTGATGGTGAGCATGGGGGAGCCGATTGGACTCCGCCCCGGGACTGCGCCGGGAAAGGAGGACATCTTCTTGAACGCTTCCTCCGGTACCTGAACGTCGAGATCGTTGATCTCTCGCAGGCCCAAAGCGCCGAGGAGTGCGCTCCCCCCCAGGACCACATCGCTCTTCGGGACGCCGGCATGAGCCAGGATGCGCTCGAGCATGGCCGTAAGCTGGATGTACTTCGTCGCCTGGCCCTTCTTCTCCATGCGCCTTCTCCGTCGTCGCTTGGGGATGATCTTCCGGACAGCCTGCATCATGTCCTGGGCCGTGTCCGGGTCGAACCGTCGCCGATGCTTCGGGTATCGTGGCATGGCCGATCTCCGACGAAAAAGCCCCACCCGCCTCAGAGCCGGGCGGATGGGGCTCTCTCAGTTATCGTGGGCAGCTCGCCTCGTGGCTTACACCACGGCCGGCAGCGCCGCCTGGAGGTTGTCGTTGATGATGGTGAAGTTCCCGGCCGAGGCCGTGACGCCCGCGGGCGTCTGGAACGTCACCGGCAACGTCATCCTGGCTCCCTTGAGCAGGATGGCGCCGAGGGCGCGGATGTTGCCGAAGCCGGCCCCGACGTCCTCCCAGGCCTCCATCTCGATCCAGCGGCTCCGCTTGTCGATGAAGAACTTGGTGTTCTCCAGGACCATGAAGCGGCCGATGAACTCGGGGGCCGGGAACACGTAGATGACGCCCGGCTCGACGAGGTCGTCGTTGTCCCGGATCGTGGTCACGAAGGTGTAGCCGCCCACGGTCGTGTACTTGTACCCGTCGCGGACGATCTCGCTCGTGATCTCGAGGCCGGCCTCCGTCAGCGACCACGCGACGGTGTCGGTCCAGGTGACCTCGTGGAGGAGGAAGGTACGCGCCTTCTGCTGGCGCGCGGCGGGGATCTTCACGAGGTCCTTCAGGACCACGCGGTTCCAGTCGTCCTCGTCGGAGAGGATGATGTTGGAGTAGATCGCGTCCGCCCGGTTGAGGTTGGCCGTGGGAATCGGGGCCCACGCGCCGGCGCCCTTGGCCCTCTGGAAGAGGAAGCGCATGAACTCGGCCTGATCGCCGAAGTTCCTCGTGCCGCCGGCGACGACGCCGCGCTGCACGAGCTTGTTGTAGTTGTACCGGGTGCCCAGGAAAAGCCCCGACTTCACGTGCTGCATGAACGTGAAGTCCTCCTGCTCCTGGATGTCCTTGGCGATGTTCTGCTCCAGGATCTTGGTGAGGGGCATGCGGTAGGAGCGGAGCTCCTGCTCGGACTTGATGATCTTGTCCGAGGAGATCGTGTGAAACACGATCTTGTACCGCGGAGCCTGGATGTAGGTCTTCTCCGGCTCGCCGCGCCAGTTGATGTGCATGGCGATGGAATCCGGCTCGAGGTCGTCGATGTACTCGAGACCTTCGTCCTCGATCCTCCGCTGGCACTCCTTCTCCGTCACGACCTTCGGAGGCAGGATCTTGCGGCAGAAAGCGTTCTCACGGAGCTTCTGCTGGATGTACAGGCCGCTGGCCTGTCCGAGCTTCGTGAGCGCCTCGCCGCCGACCTCGAGGGTCTGCCCGAACAGCGTGTTGAACTGCTCGGCGTTGAACGCGCCCGTATCCGACATGTCAGTTCCTCCTATTGAGAACCTTTCTCCCGGAACCCTACTTCACCGTCGAGACAATCGCGGCTTAGTACTGGGTGCCGATGGAGTTGTACATGAAGAAGATGGTGTCTCCCCTGAGCTTGGTGATCACGCCGAAGCTGACCTTGCCGCCGATGGCGCCCGCCGCCACGGCCTGGGGCTTCCCGTGGTCCGCGGCCGGAGCCGCGTTCGGGGTGATCGTGACGTGCTTGCCCACGGCCGGATCGTTGGCCGGGGACGCCGCCACGTACCAGCGATCGAGCGGGATGGCCAGCTCGATGCCGCCGCCCTGGATGCCCGAGAGACCGCCGGCCAGGAGAGCCTGGTTGGGCGCGCTCGGGTCGAACGGATCCGTCTGCGAGTCCTGGGCGGACGGCGCGCTCGACACCAGGAAGTTGACGTAGGCGACGAGGTCGTTCTCGTCGGCGAGGCGCGCGTAGCCCGTGGTGTCGTGGGTCACGAAACGCCCTTCCTCGACCGTCGAGGTCAGATCACGCCAGTTCAGCTTCTCGAAGTTGAAGGAGCTGAACTTCGCGTTGATCGTGACGATCGACTCGCTCTTTCTCTCCTGAGTCATGGCTTTTCACTCCTTCTGATTTCTACCCGATGACACCCCGATCGAGGAGATCGCTGAAGCAATCCGCAATCGGGTTTTTGCCACCGCTCTTGGGCTGTGACTCGGACACCGGTTCTCCCAGACGGGTCTCGAAACGATCGATCCCCAGTTCGTGTGCCGATTTGGTGACTTGAAACCTCATGGGATCGGCCATGAACTCCGCGACCTTGTCAGTCGCATCGTTCGGGTCGATCTGGCCTTCGGCGATGAGTTGCAGCACGCCCTTTGTGATCTCCAGTTCCTGTTGAATGGCTGCCACCTTTTCCATCGCCTCCTGGGCCTTCTCTTCGGCGGTCTTGACCAGGACTTCCTGATTCCTCAGTTTGTCCCGAATCCTCGCCGCCACCTCCGTATCCAGAACGACTTTGCCCATCTCACGGTTCCAGTGAGACCAGGGCGTCGAGAGCCGCAAGCCATCCGGCCATTGTCAGGTCCTCACGACGCTCCAGGTACGCCTTCTTTTCCAGCCCCCGCTGAACCTCGGAGTTCCCCATGGCGTCCGTCAGCGACCCGATGACCTCGTCGAGATCGGGGTCCGCCTGTGCTTCCTTCCGGAAGCGCTCCCTGGACCGGGCTTTGATCTGGTCCAGGGCTGACTGAACAGCCGCAACGTCCAAGGGTTACTCCTCCTCGGCGGATTCCTCGCCGAGCTCGAGCAGGATGTTGGCCGCCAAGCGGCCGAGCTGCTCGGATTCCTCGTCCGAGGCGACCTTCTCCAGGTCCTCCTCGGAGATGCCCGCCATCTGGAGGGCCTCGCCCGCGAGGGCGCCGAGCTCCGCGAGCTCTTCGGCGGCTTCCTTGGAGAGCTCTTCTTCGCCCTCCTCGACGCCCGCCGTCTTCTCCTCGCCCCCTTCGGGCTCGGAGTGCGCCGCGATGTGCTCTTCGACCAGTTGGGCCGCGGCCGACAGCATGCCCGAGTCGGACATGGGGGCCACCTCGCCGTTGGCCTCGGCCACCTTCAGCAGGTCGACAGCCTCGTCGAGGAGCTGCTGGCGGAGCTCGTCGCCTTCGTACGCGGCTTCGATGGCCGCGAGCTTGACGTTGAACTCCTGCTGGTCCAGGGCCTGGACGATGTCGCTGAGTCTCGTCTCCATCTCGTTCTTCCTCCTGGATGTCTTTCGGTCACTCCTCGACTGTTCGAGGAGAGTCTCACACCGGGCGAACGGAGATCAATCCCGGGAAGGCGACTTAGCCTCCGCGGGTCTCCGCCGGGTTCGGGTTCTTGGACTGCGGGGGAGCCACCGCGCCGTAGGTCACGTTGGGGTTGGCCCCCTCGATCTTCTTCTCGGTGACCCCGCCGCCCCCGGTCTCGCCGATCGTGGCGCCGGCCGGCCCCGCGCCGTGGCGCTCCTGGACCTTCTTGGCCACGTTCTTGAAGACCGACTGGTCGTTTTCGGGGTTGGCCTGGGAAGACTCGACGGTGCCGCCTTCGGCCGCCGTCTTCTTGAGTTCCGCGACGAAGCCCTTGGCGAACATGCGCCCGCCGGCGAAGAGGTCTTCCGCGACCTTCATCATGGGATCGTCGGCCTTGCCGGCGGAAGCGTTCTTCTCCAGGCTCCCGTCGGTCTCGAGTTCCTCGAGCAGACTGTCGATGTTGATGCCGTTCATGTCGAACGCTCCTTCAAACCTTTTTCATCTTCAACCCGACCAGGAAAGGCGTCACCGGCCGGAACCTGTCACTCGCAGTTTTAATCCCCGCCAAAGCATTTTCAACCGCGTCGGGGTCACGAATCAGCAAAGTTTTCTCTGCTGCTTTCACCAGGTCTTCGACATCCAGTCGCCCGAGTGCTTCCAGGTACTTGTCGTAGACTTCGCTTGCCCCCTTGTCAAGAGCCGCCCCCGGCTTTGGTCCTGAGATTCTTATAATCCTGACCACGCGTTTGGCAAATGGCGGATCAAACAAACTCCTGCTCGGGATCAACTCTTTGAACTTCGATAGGAGTCTGGGGAGTACTGAATCCAAGTCAAGTCGTTCCGGAACTTTCTCCGAGTCTCCCTCTGTGATGATCTCCACTTCGGGTTTCTTGAGAAGGATACCCGATGCTGTTGCGCCGTTAAAGATTTCCTCCGGAGACATCGTTTGGCGCATCGATTTGAGGGACACGGCCGGAATGCACCTCGACGCGTTGTCATCCTCTTTCACGAGGTTCGAGAGGATTTTCTGTGCCTTCGGCTTGAGCAGAGTCTTGCCGAGATTGTCCTGGCCAGGTTCGGCTGGGACTTCTTTGCTGATCTCGCCAAGCTTGAAGATCGTTCTTTTCTTTCGCATGGATTCCTGCGCCGAGGCAACCTTCACGAAGTCGACACTACGAATGGTGTAATCTTCGTGACGTTGGACAACCGTGGGGTCGGCTGTTGGAAGATGAACGCCGGCGACTTTTCGAAGGGAATACGCTGGAGCGAATGCTGGCGTGATTACTCTCGAAATATCGAAGAACCTCGGGAACCAGTTTTCTGCCGCGACCTTTCTTCCGTCTGGAAGCGTGACGTTCAACAGCGTCCGAAGATGCTCACAGTACTGGTTCCGATTCTTCGCCACATTCTTGCAGATGGAGCAAACGTCGAACGCGACCTTGCAACCCATGGACCACGGAATGGGCTCACCACGGTCGATCATGCCCACGAGATCCGGGGCGGAAAGACCAACGCCGTCCCTTGGTGGATCCTTTCGAATGAAAACGATGAGCTCTCCGCGGCGCATCTTCTCGTTGTATGCCGCGCAAATCACCTTCTCCCCGATGGAGAACTTCGGGTCTTTGTTGTTGTGAAGGACGAACGGGTAGGCATAAGTCTCGAAGGTGCTGATACCGTACTCCGGAGGAATCGGACGGCCGGTCTTTCTGAGGAACGCCTGGATGTCCGGAGGGGGCGGCTCATGAAGGAGAGACCACTCCCAGAAGCTGTCGCCGTTCTTGTTGCTCCCCCATGCCTCGGTAGCACCCACGGCGTTGATGTGCACGTATCTACCGTCTTCCCTCGGAGAGAGGGAGGCCGCAGCTTTGATGAGACGCTCCGGAATGTAGACCTCGGACGCTGTCTTCTCGAAGACGCGCGAATGGATCGGGAGATAGGACGGGCCCCACCTGGCATCGTATGCGGGGGCCACGTGCTTCTCCATCTCCGGAGAGAGGATCAGATTTGCTCTCTTGTCGATCATCCGAACACCGTGGTCACTCGAGGTATAGCCACACTCGCCGTATTGGTCATTCCAGTGAGGGGCGCAGGTTGTGGCGCCGCCGCCGGGGGTGCAGCGGTCGGCATCTTCAGTCTACCGCGTTCCGCTCGCCGCATGAGAACATTTTGCAGGCGGGGGATGCCAGCCGACTCCTGAAGGATCCCAGGGAGCCCCTGCATCGCGATGAGCGGGAGCACACCGCCCAAGATCGGGCTGCGAACCCCCAGCCCATACATGATGGGTTCGATAGCGCTCATGGCAGCCATCTGGAGGAGCATGCTCCCCCAGGGGTTGTTCACGATCTTCGCCCACGGCCCCACCTTCATCCCCTGCTGCTGGGCGACGCCGAGAGGGTCGGCCTCCACCGCCTTCTGCTGTCTGAGAATACTCTGGAACTTTTTCTGAGTAATTGGGGCCTGACTCGGTCTTGCTGCCTTGGGCACAGCAGGAGTGCCGGGCTTGGGAACCTTGAGCCCCGCCTGAAACTTCTTCCACATCGCCTCGCCACCCGGGACAGCCGATCCCGCTGGCTTGGACACGACAGGAGCCTTGGGCGGAGTGGCGGTCAGCCCCTTCAACCAATCGAGAGCCCCGCCCTCCTTGGATAGAGCATCCGTTCCATCCCCGACGAGGCTCACGTTCGTGTCGCCCCACTGTGGGATCGCTCTTGTGGAAAGAATTTTGTACTTGGATGCTTTCCGGCGCGTTGGTTTGACGCCGCCACCACGGACCACCTTGTCTCGGAGAGATCGGTCGTTAGCCTGGGCCTTGAGACCGATGCCGCGTAGGATCTCTTGGCGCTCCTGACGTGCAGGCGAAGGAACCTTGCGACCAGCTCCGGACTCGTACTCCTCTTGCGCGGAGATCTCGCTGGAGCCCTGAGCCTCGGGCTTGCTGAGCGTTGCGGGCCCGATTCGCCCGCGCCACGTGACCTGCATTCCGTCGCGCATGCGTCTTCCGATCTACTTGCTGCGGCCCGGGGTTCTTGCTCGCGCACTCCCACCACGCATCTCGATGATGGTCGGCGCGTGAATGGTCGTGCCTTTCTGCCTCGGCCCGAAGTTCTTCGCCACGTCGAGCATGGTGGTGGCCATTTGGTTGACCTGGCCCTGGGTGGTGCGCTCGATGTTTCCGCTCTGATTCTCGATGTCGAGCAGCTCCTTGATCATGCCCGGCTGGATGAGATCCGGGCCTGTCTCGTGCCACCGCTTCATGAGATTCCCCGCGAGAATCGGATTCTGGGCCACGTGCGGGGCGAAGGTCGTGAGAATCTGAAAGTAATGGCCCACGTTGGGGTCGTTCCTCAGCTCGGGATGCTGTCGGAGGATCCTGGTGAGCGAGTTCTTCAGATTGCCTGACTGCGTGATGGCTTTCACACCGGAGGCGATGACCGGAGCGGCGACGCCGCTGAGGGCCATGGCCGCCATGATCGGCTGCCAGTTCTTTCCCCACCACTGACCGCCTCGGACGATGCCTCCTGGCTTGCCAGGAGTGCCCTTGCCATGCCACGTGTACTTGGTGCCCCTACCAACTCCTCGACCCACATCCTTCAACGCCTGGAGCATCTTGTCTGCGATGCCGGCAGTCTTCTCGATGTGAGGGGACAATTTCTCGAGAGCCGAGAACGCCTCCTTCGTGATGTGCCGGTCGACGGCCGCGCGCTCGTGGTCTTCTCCACGGAAAGCGATATAGGTGGTGACGCGGCCGATCTTCTCGATGAGATCGTCGGACGCGTAGGCCAGGTGCTGCTCGACGAGGCGCGACATGCCCTCACGATCCCCAGCCTGGGCGCATTTCAGCATCCCGGCCACGAACTTGCCGATCTCCGCGCGCTCGTCCTCGTTGAAGTTCCGCTCGTTGTAAAGCGCAGCGAATTTTTCGAAGATGGACATGGTAAACCTCTACATCTGGAAGGGCGGCGCGTAGGCCTGGTTCCCGTAGAACGAGCCAACCGGGGCCTGCGGCCCTTGGACCTGAGCCTCAGGACTCCACCCTGCCCGGCCCTCACGCCCGAACGCGCGCCCGAAGCCTCGACCCACCGCCTTGAGAATCGAAGGACCGAAGAGGAGGGCAGCCAGAAGTGGAACCCCACCGCCGACCATGGCCGTACCCTTTCCCATCCTCCAGGCCTTGCCCAGGACACCGGACTGCTTCACGGGCGCCTTGGTCGCCGCCGCGATCTTTCGGATCTCGACAACCTTGTGGAAGAGGTCCTCGTCCGCCATGCTCGACGCCTTCTTCGCCAGGTTCTCCACCTCCGACATCAGGTACTCCTGCGTGTCCAGGTTGTCGGTGAAGGAGTTCGTACCGACTTCGACCGGGTCCGGAGCGTCGTTCAGCATCTGGATCGCTCCTCGAACGGAGTCGGTCTCGCTGATTTTCTTCCGGAAGGTATCGAGGTCCACCTGGAATGCGTGGCGCCCGTTGATGACCTGCCACTCGCCGTTGGGGATCTCCACGTTCTGCGCGAGGATCTTCTTGTCCACGGGATGGCCGAGCTTGGTCAGATCGTCCTTGACCGCCTCGAAGACCTTGAGCCAGAGCCGATCGTTCCCTGGGAACGCGGCGCAGGCGTACTTCATGAGATCCTGAATCTCGCCGCCGTCGAGAAGGACGTGGTTTCGCGCTTCCTCCCGAATCTTGGCGTAGGCCTTGTGCGTGGCGTCCTCTGATGCCTGCTTCTGGAGGGCCAGCTCACCAACCCTCTTTCGAAGCTCAGAGAGGACGACACCGGCGCTGTGCTCGGCGCGCTTCTCCATGAGCTCCTCGGCTTCCTTCACGAACGGACGCGCGCTGGCGACCTTCTCGATCCCCTCGAGAACGGTCTGCTTGAAAGCGGACTCGTCCCGCATGGGCTCGAACACGGACATGACAGAGGCCGTTTTCACGGTACTGGCCTTGTCGGGATGCAGGATTGCCTGCACGCCGGCCAAGGATGCCAACGGGAAAGTGAACGTCTTGTCGCCAGCGGTCTTGAACAGACGCTCGTTGGCATCCAGATTCGTGAGCTCCACGACTCTCTGGATCTGGACCGGCGAGAGATTGTTCTTCTCGGCGAGCTTCGCGATGGTGTCGTTGAGTGGCACGTTCTTCTCTACGAACTGCTCCGAGGCCATCTTGGCGAAGTCGGCGAAACGGATCGGATTGATATCCATGATCCTCTCCTATCTGATGGATCCCGAAAGCGACGTCTTCCCGATCTGTTTCGAGATCGCGGCCGGCCCCTCTCCCTTCGGGATCGGGCCGATGATCTGCTTTCGGATGGCTTTGCTTCTCTTCAGCCGCGTCTGTAGATTGCCGTTTGGAGGGCCCGCCACCCTCTGGTTTGGGGCCATCTGAGGGGTTGGCATCTTGGGTCTCATGCTCTTCGGGAGAGACGCGCCAACCTTGTCAAGCTCGTCCAGGAAGCCGTCCAAGAAGGCTTCAGCGGCGCTCTTGCGGAAGAACTGGCTCACCCCGGGGACTTTGACGCCCTTCGAGATTGCCGACCGACTCCGCGAAAGGGCCCTCTCGGAGAACCCGCCCTTCGGCGCCAGACTACTGGGCAACTTGGTCTTGGCCATGACCACCCGTGGAATTCTCTCTCCCTTGGGTCCGGTGGTCTCCGGGTACACCTCTTTCACAGAGACCTTGCCCCCAAGACGATGCGCTCGCTGAGCAGATTCACGCTCGACTGGATGCCAACCACCGCTCCTCAACTTCTTCCCCTGCTGCATGAAGCTGGAGAGTCCGCTCTCGGCTTCCTTCTCGATACCGGCGAGAAATCCAGCGGTAAACGCCTCCTCCGCCTGCTTGATGGTGGAGTTCTTAGCCCTCGTCATGAAGACGTTCTTGTTGATCTTGGGCTCCTCAGGGCCTTTCACGCACTTTCCACTGTCGAAGGTCAGCTTGTTGGGCTCCTTGCTTGGAAGGTCCGGCTTCTCCTTCGAGTCGTGACTCGGCGCTCCCTGAGAGGCGTTGACGTCGGCTTGAGACGGAAGAACGCCGCCGGCCCCCAGCCGATCCTCTGCCATCTTGGCGAATCTCGCCAGAAGATCCTCGTAGGTGATCATGCTCTTCTCCGTCAAATGTAGTCCTCTAAGGTTTACTCAGGGGACCCATGATTTCAAGACCGAACAGCCGGAACGATCGTCCTGGCGTAGTCCCCGTAATACTGCTTGGCTGCCAGCCAGCAGTACATCGTCGCCTGAAAAGCATCGTCGGGGAGCGTGTGGTCGTAGCGCATGGTCTGATGATAGTCGTCGTACTCGATGAAGATCGAGGTGAAGTCGTCGATCATGGGCATCTTGGGGCTGGGGTCGTTCTTCATGAGTTCGAAGCAAGGGAACCGGATGCGGGCCTTCTTGATCGTGTCGATCACATCCCGCATGTTCTGGAACCGGTCGATCAGGTATCGGCCGTACTTGCCCGCCTTGGGATCGAACTTCACAAGGGCGCGCTGCTGCGTGGACTGGAACTCGAGCAAGACAGGATCCGGTGTGCCCACATCCACCGGTTTCCACCCGTAGTTGTCCACGAGGTGCTCGTTGTTGATGTGGCCGAAACCATAGTCCGATCCGCAGAAGGCCACCTGGAACTGCCTGGCGAGCTTGTCGAAATGGAAGGGCTGCTGAACCAGGTCCGATTTCTCGCCCAGGTACTTCTCCATGTAATGAATCCGGAACTTCTCGTCGGCGCCGAACGTACCGACGACCACCACGGTGAACGCACGTTTCTTCCTCTTCTTCCCCTGCGTGTCCGTAGATCGAAGACCGGTACCGTGGTCGATGCCCATGAACATCGGCCGCCCTACCCGGCGAAGACCATCTGGACGGTCCCACGACTTCCGCTCCTCCTCGCAGGCATTTCGGATGTCCTGTTCGGTGAGGACAAGCTCGCCCTCCTCGCTGGGGAGGCCGAGCGCTTCATTCTGGAAAATGGAGAAAGGGACCTCTGGATCGTGGAGTTTGGAGTGAACTCGCTTGAATGACTGGAAGGGGACCTGGATCTGGCTGATCCTGAAGCCGAAGCTCTCGTCCAGCTTGCTCGGCCGCATGGCCACCCACTCACCGCCGAAATCATTCGGGTCCCGCGGATTCTTGTGCTTCTTCGGAAAGATTTCCTTCCCGCATCGCGTGCAGATGAAGAAGAAGTCGCCGATGACGTTTTCGTCCAGGTAGTTCCAGTGAGAGCAGTGGCTGCACTTGACCATCCACTCGAACTGGCTCGTCTGATCGTAGCGCCTGGGCAGCACGTTCATCTTCGACTTTGGCGTCCCCGTATAGATCCGGAAGAACCGATCTGGTAGGGCGTGTGACTGGGTCTCCTCGATAACGGGAATTTCGTCGGAGATGATGTCCTGAATCTCGTCGATGTTGACCAGATCGGCCGAAACACCGCGAGTGGCGTCGGCTGTCAAATAGCAGGATCGAAAGTTCGCATAGGCTCCGTTGTTGAACTCCTTCATCCCCACCTGCCAGATGTTCATGGTGGAGAGCATCTCAGCAGCAATACGCGGAGAGTCCTCAGCGATCTTCTTGAAACGCTGCTGGCTGAAGACGGAGACCTGGCTGAACCTGGGCTGGATGAACAGGGCCTTCATGTTGGGCATGGAGGCCATGAGGGCGATGGACTTACAGGCCGCGGTCGTGCTCTTCTCGCACTGCCGAGCCCACATGAGCACCATGTTCCGCGAGCCCTCTGGATGCTTGACGCTCAGGTCGTAGATGGGTTTGAGGTAGGAACGATCGTGACGAATGACCGAGCCGTCCATCTGCTTGATGTGATCGACGTATCGGAACGGCCAGCCCTTCTCGACGTGGATGATTTCCGGAATGAGATCAGAGAGTGTGGTTACATCCCGTGTAGCCTCTTCATCGTAGAGAGACTCCTGCTCTGCCTCCCCCATGCCGATGATCAGATTTCCATCTTCGTCGACGAAGTTAATCTCTCGAGGATTGACCGTGCCGTCCTCGATAAACCAGCCGTCGTTATGACCTGCCATCAGCCAACTGCCCCTGAATCTCCGCGTTGATGGATTTGAACTCCCTGTCGGAAGCGACGATGGAAATGTTCTGGAAGAACGAGCCACCTTGGACAGGCTTGTCCACGTCTCCGCGCGTCACACCCACCTTGGTGTAAGAGTTGAGGTGCTGGTGAACGTGCTTGAATCCTTCCCCCTTCATAGCCAACGTCGCGAGAATCTTCTTCTCGAGATCGACAGCCACGATGCGCAGCGTCTCCTGGAAGTGAGGCTCCTTCCCTTCGCGAATACGCAGTTCGCCTGTGGTCATCCCCCTGGCTTTGCTCTTCGCCTTCCTCTCGGTGGGTAGGATGATGCCCAGGTAGTACCGCCAGTCACGCTCGGTCATGGGCGCGATGTCGTAAAAAACAGACATGTAGAGGTCGAGCGCCACATTCTTCCACTGCTGTCCGGAGAGCTCCTCCATAGCGGCCTGATGGTCGGCCCGGGTCCCTCGCGTGGTCACAACGCTCTCTATGATGTTCTTGGTTTTGGCGTCACCCAGGAACGAAAAGAAATTATCCATCCACAAGGGGTTCGAATACGGGACGATGACGCCGATGACCCGAAGGAGCATCTCATAGGCGCCTTTCTGCTTCGCCGACGGAGCCTTGCGTTTCTTCACCGTGTCCTTGAGTTCCTTCGGGATCCTGGACAGGAACCGCTTCTCGAGCTTCTTGTAGTAACCGAGCCCGAACTTGGGGGACGCGAGGTTGCGCTGATGGATCTCGGCCACGGCCTCCTTCTGTGGTGTGGTGAGGAACTTGAGGCAGAGGAAACGGTGGAACGGAAGAATGTGGCCGTTCTCGCGCCCGCTCCCCCCGAAACTGTAGATGTGATTCTTGGCGCATCTGAGGATGAAGTCGTCGCGTGGATCGATCTTGTAGAGGATGCGGCCGTGTTTCGCCTGCGGCTTCGCCTTCAAGAGATCCTGGACCTCATTGAAAGTGGCCGGCGAAATGCCGTACTTCTCGCAGATTTGGACTCGTGTAATCATCGCATGTGAATGACGTACTCTGTCTTATCATAACCAAACAGAGAATTTTCCAAAGCCTTTCGGTTTGAAGATGGCGTAGATCTGATGTGCTCCAGGTTCGCAAAAAGGTGAGATTCGACCCCATCGTCGAGAATCGAGGCCATGAACAGGCCGCCACCTTTTTTCTTCACGACGATGATTTCCACCTCCCCGTACATCTCGGCCAGGTCACGCCACAAGTATGCCCAGTCGTCTGAACGACCGCACCCGGAAGCCGCTGTGATCCACGGCCGCTGAGAGAACCCGAACCACCGCAACGAGACTTCGTCGCAAGAAAACCCGCGCTGATCCATATCGGAAGACACGAGGCCCCAACGTGGAGCGCGGGTCCGCAGATACCGGAGGACCCCGAGACCACGGTGCTCAATATCGCTTGAGAGCCACGCCTGAAACGCCGATGGAATCACGCCCCAGGCTGGTCTCACGTAGCGAAACCAGGCGCTGGTGATCAGACGTATCAACCCTCGCTTTCCATGATGGTGTGGCTGTACTGCCGCAGGTCACGTTCCGCGTTGTCCAAGGCGTACATGGCCGTCTTCAGGGGCTCCTGGGAGACGGGCAGGCCCAGCCTCGACGCCAGGAGGAGTTTCGCGCACGCCTCCTTCGCCTGACCGAGCTTCTCGATCTGGTCCACGAACTTGTAGGCATTCTCCTCGGTGATGAAGTTCAACCCGAGCATGGCGTCGACGGTGTTCTTCGCCTCGTCGTCGTCCACGTCCAGGGCGATCTTCACGAATTTCTGGCCGTCCACCGTGGAGAGGGGCAGCCACTTGCCGCTCACCGGCTGAACGAAGGCTGCCTCTTTCATGAGGTTGGGGTAGGAGCCTCGGAACGCCGGTCGCGGCTGTTCCTTCGCGCTGGCGTCTTTCTCCATGGTCACGGGCTCGTAAGAACCGAGCTTCGCCATCTTCGAGCAGGGAACGAAAGACCAGTCCTGGCTGATGAAGAGACCACCCTGGTCGTCCATGTGGATGTTCTTGATGTTGGGCGAGACGTGAATCTCCCGCGTGCCGTAAATGGAGTCCACCGCGATCTTGTCGATGCCGCCCGGCATCGTTGCGCGACCCACCACTTTCACGGGCTCGGTGGCGATGATGCTTCCGTTCTTCTGGAGAACGAAGGCGCCCCACCCGTTGGGGTCCTTCCCGAAAGAGGCGGTCTTGTCGAGGGCCACCTCTTCACCGAAGATCGGGTCGCTGGCGTAGTAGTACCGATCTCCGCCGAGTTCGAAGACGCCCATGACGCCGTCTCGCACCTTCCCGTCCAGACCGAAGATGTGATCGGCCACGATGCACGTGGTGTCTTCGTTGCCCATGGCGACCTTGAAGACGCCGGCCTTCGTGATCTGAGGCTTCCGGATCTTCACCGGGAGCGCCTTGCGCTTGAGCATGTCCGTGGCCTTGGGGCCGGCCACTGCCGACGTCTTCTCGGCCTCTTTCGACGCACGAGCATTGTCGGCGAAGACCTGGCGGAACGAGGCGTTCTTTCGCATGGCCCACTCGAGCGCTTCCTGAGATCCGAAGGCGAGCTGGGCTTCCCTCTCGAAAGACTCGAAGGGAAGGTCGATCTTGGCCGCATAGACGTAACGGCCATCGTAGGGCGGCTGCGTCCGGGAGAAGAGGGCCATGTCGCTCGCGGCACCCTCCCCGGGCTCCACGGGCTTGCCCAGGGTCGTTCCCTGAACGATCTCCTGGAGCGACGACTTGGTGAGCGGATGGAGCCTTCCGTTCACCCAGAAAACGTCGAGTGGGGAGAGGCGGAAGTTGTCCACCACGAGAGGGATCGATACCTTGTCATCGAGCTGGATCTGCCCGACGCCGGCACCGTTCTCCGCGTCCACCCGGTTGAAGTTCACCTGGACCTTGGCGTTGGCGAGCCACGGATAGGACTGGTGGAGGAACTTCACCACCTCCTGCATCCACTCGTCCGGGTTCTTGCTCAGCTTGACGTTGGCTTCCTTCTCGAAGGTGCCGAGCACTTTCTCCGTGATGAAGAGATTTTCCATGACTCGCTCCTACGACAGCGTTTTCGAAGTCAGTACCTTGCTCGACGACGATGCCTGCGGCTGATCCAACGTCTGCTGGATGTCCGTTGACTGAAGGGCCGTCGGCGGCGTACCGGGCGTGATGAGAACGGGATGAGTGTGCAGTTTAATGGCGCTCATGTCCGCATCGTACTTGGTCAGGAACCTCTCGTCCACGAGACCCATACCCCTGACCGAAAGATCCGTGTTCAGATTGATCGCCATCAGCTCCCCGCTTCCGCTGATGTCCAGCTTGTCACCAGACACCTGGTACGTCAGGTTGGGCACCCCGTCGGTGCCCTCCGGAACCTGAATGCTTTCGCCGTCCACCACGAGCGACGACGCCATGGGCGACTGGCTGTTGAATTTTAGCTGGCCGCCCACGATCTCGAGCATCCCAGCGATCTGAACACCCTTGTCCGTCAGAGCGATGAACTTATCGCTGGCCCACGTGAGTGAGATGCGCTTGTCGTCCATGAGAATCGAGCGACCTTTCCGCTTGAGCACAAGCATGCTGTCGCTCAGAACGACCTTGTTGTCCCCCCAAACGAGACCGATTTGGTTTTCGTTCATCCGGAACTGGGCATCCTTGCCGAACGTGTCCTGTCCGGCCTGAATCGCCACCTTAGAGAGTCTGACCTCTTTGGCCTGATTATCCACCTCGAGCAGCGCGTGCGTCCCCAAGAGCGCCCACACACCTTCGGAGATGGTCTGCCCCTTTGTCTCCACAGAGACGTTCTTGGTGGGGCGGTTCCCGTTCGAAACTGCGCCAGCGACGATATCCACGTCACGGTCAGCTTCGTCGGATGGATCACTGTTGATGCTGATGGTGGTCGTGGCCTGCTTGGTCTTGTCGTCGGTCTGGACCTTAAAGCTGTATCCGGCGAAGATCTGCCAGCAATCCTTGGCCCAAGTGACCGCAAGACTCTTCACCCGACTCAGAAGACGGAAACAGAAGTTCGAGGCCAGGGAGAGGATGTCACCGTTCTCGTAGATCTGGTGATAACTACGAGGATCATCCCGGTTCTGCATGACCACATCGCCCTCCAACGGTGGGTCAATAACATATTCCCCGAAGTCAGCCATGTCGATGCTGTATCGGTCGTGGAGGGCCCTACGAAGCTCGAGGTCCTTCTGGTACACGGCACCCGCAGGAGATTCTCTTTCCTTCGTGGGCGCCCTTGACGAAGCAACTTCGCCGAGAATGAGCCAGCTTGACGTGGCAAACTTGATACAGGCCACCCGAGTGCCGACAGGGTACGGCTTGTAGGCACCGCTCATGATTGGGCGAGCGATCCCCTCACTTTTCCCATCGAGAGCGATTCGGTACGTGTTCACGCCGGGATCGTACGTGCGCACGAAACCCATGTTGAACGCCGCTTCTTGCGCTGAATCGCCGAACAGTCCCGATCGCAGCATCTCACTCCTCGAGCTTGTCCACAAGTTCCTGTAGAGCCGCACTCACGTCCCCGTCGAGATCGGAATGAACAACCTCTTCGGGCTCGACCATCAGGGACATTATAGAGTCGATCTCACGGGTGAGAGCCACCTTGGACATGTTCTGGTCCACTTTCGTGTTGAAGTACTTTCCGAAAGCGTACGTAGCAATGGGATGGCCACCAGGACCGATGTTGGAAACGGCTCCGAGCCCCGGGGCGGCCTTGAGTGTCTGGTGGGGCCGCTCGGCTACGAGCTGACCGATGAAGTCGTTCGCGTATTGAGGAGCCTTCCTGATGGACAAGAGCGTAGGCGTGAACACAATGGGCTGCTTTCCCTTCTTCCGCAGCTTCTTGTTCATGGCCTCCAGATTGTTCACGGAGATCACGTCGCCTCGGTGCACCCCGAACTCCACGTCTGCATCGCCCGGCTCGTCCACTTGGGCCCGTGTCGTGAGTGGATGGATGGCAGTCTCGAAGATCTTCCGCTTCACCCGGACGCCGGCGTCGGTGAAGACCCGGCTCATGTCACCGATCATTCTCTCCTGAACGACGTGGATGTCGTTGGTGGCCGCGAGGACATCCTGAGGCTTGACAGCCCCGCCAGCCGAGAGCATCTGACCGGCTCGAACGGATTGACCCTTCTTCACGCCCAGACCGACCTCCTTGGGCACGAAGTGTCGCATTCCCGCGACACTCACGTTCCAGCCGCCAGCGGCGGAAGTCTCTATGCTGTCGATCTTTCCGCCCTGGAGTGCCAAAATGGCACGGCCCTTCACATTGGTGGGCATCTCAAGGATCTGTTTCAGCCTGGGGTAGCCCAAACTTGCACCGCCCAGGGCGCCGCCCGTGTGAAACGTCTTCATCGTGAGCTGCGTTGCCGGCTCCGAAATCGTTTGACCGGCGAGTGTTCCGACATGGTAACCCACGTTGGGGAGGTTTCCGTTCTCCAACGGACCAAAGCACATGGCGCAGACGCCCCGAGTGGCCTGGCACCGTAGGGGAGACCGAACCTTGATCTTCTTCACGCCGCGCGCCTTGAGGTTCCTGATGAGCTGCGGGTCGGTGATCTTCCCGCGGTATGGCCCACTGGCCACGACCCGGTCAAGCGCTTCTGGATCCGTGATGCCCATTTCGATACCCATGGTCGTCCCGCAATCCCGCGCTGAGATGGTCGTGTCCACTGTAGCGGCGATGAGCGCCTTTCCGAATGCGCCGGTGTCAGCCGTCGAAAGCGTACGGTCCATGAGGCCCTTCCGGGAGCCGGGGATCATGGCCCAGAAGCTGCCCATGTCCATGCCCTCGGAGAAGGACTTCTCGATGGGCACCTCGATGATCTTCCCCTCGTGATCTGTCACGGCCACGGGCGAGGCGACCATCTGGGTGATCATATTGGACTTCCCGAAAGCCCCGGAGAGTGGACCTCCGATGACCATCCGGTTGTCCACCTTGGCCTTGACCGCACGCTCCATCTCCTTCTGGGCCCGCCCGTAGGCCTTGGCGAAGCCCATGGTCTTGGCGTTCTTCTTCGCCTTGGCCAAAATGGAGTCGCGCTCGTTCTTCGGGAAGGAGAGATCGCCCAGGTCGAAAGACCATCCAATCTCGGTCACGTACTTGTTCCCGAGATCCTTGATCTTCGAAATCACCTGGCCGGCCACGGCCGGCTTCTTCCTGGCAACGTCATGGATGATCTTCATGAGCTTCCCCTTGTCGACCGAGATGTTTCCCGGTTTGAATCCGACAGGGAACGCCTGGTTGAAGATGATCTGCCCTGCGCAAATCCGATTCCCGTGAATTGACACCGCTTGATTGGCTTTGATGCGGCCGCTCCGGTACATCTGGAGAACCTCGTTCTCTGAGCTCGCCTTAGTGACCGCTGCGCCTTTCGGGGTGGTCATGAGGTAGACCCCGAGAACCATTTCCATCGATGGAGAGTGGATCAGGCTGTTATCCCGGGGACTGAAGAGGTTGTTGCTCGGGAGCAGATTTGTCGTAGCCTCGCGGCGAGCATCCTCCGACACCGGTACGTGGACCTGCATGGCGTCGCCATCGAAATCGGCGTTGAACCCCTTCACCACGAGAGGGTTGATCTCGATGGCCTTACCCTTCGTGAGCATGGGCTTGAAGGAGAGAAGGCTGAATTTGTGGAGGGACGGGGCTCGGTTCAGCACGACCGGCCGCTCCCGGACTACGGCCTCGAGTGCGGAGAGGGCTGAAGGATCTCGCTTCTCGATCAGTTCCCTGGCCTTCAGTGGCGGATACCCGAGCATCCCCATCCTCTGGACGATGAAAGGCTTGTAGATGGTGAAGGCCATTTCCTCGGGAATCTTCGCCTCATCGATGCCGAGTTTGGGGTCCGGGATGATCGTGGACCGGCCGGTGAGGTCCTGCCTGCGCTTCAGCACACGACCTTGAAAGAGGCCGTACTTGTTCTGCTGTCCCTTGATGGTGGCCAGGAATCCCTTGAAATTCTGGCTTCTGGTCAGAGGCTCCTGCAACCCCACCAGCCCACGGACCGCACCGTAGAGCTGCGCCCGGAGTGGAGCAAGGTTCTTGTCGTCCACACCCAAGCTCTTGAGGTCCTTGATCTGGTTGTTCACCATGAGGACCTCTCGGTAGCCGTGTACGGGATCCGCCACGTTCAGCGTTCCGTCCGGATTGGGGTAGATGGGGCGCATCTTGGCCGGAACGACGGGCACCTTCGAGTTGAGGTACGCCTTCGCCGGCGTCAGGTTCACAGCCTTGAGCGCACGGAGATATCGGAGCTTCTTGATGGCTACGTCACGCCGATCCCCCTTCAACCCGCTGACCTGGCGCCGCAAACTCCTCAGCTCTCCGTCCACGTCGATCTTCGATAGAAGAATCTTGAGACCTTCGCCGCCCGTCTTGTTCTGAGGTGCGTGATCGTGGGTGATCTCTCCCTCCGGCGTGACCCACAACGTGCCGTTGATGAGTCCGTTAAACTGCGTTCGCTTGAACGGACGCCCGGGCTGGCTGAGAACGCCCATGATAGCCTGATCCATGAGTGGATTGGCGATGGGTCCCTCGAGGTCGATGTGATTCCAGTAGTTCCCGTCGAAACCGCCTGTCAACCCTCGATCAAAGAGGCCCCGCGGCTCGGGGGCCAAGTCGTTGGCCCGCACTACGCCAGGACTCGTGATGGCCCCGTTGCTCTGGTCGAGGATATCCTCGTCAGTGAGCGGGAGTGCCTTGAGCTTCTTGCCCTCCTGCTTCACGTTGATCCCGGCGCCCTTCATGTAAGCCATGAACTTGTTCACCACGAAGGGCGACTTCGGTGGCGGCGTCGGGAGGCCGAGCTGGATGGCACGCCAGAACTCGTCGTTCTTCTGGGACTTGATCGTGGCCGCATCCCGCAGAAACGCCGTGCCTCCGGAAGAAAGGAGCGAGTAGAGCTCCATCATCCCGATGGCCATGGGGCTGGCGTGAGGTTCACGTGCCGGAGATTCGTCGTGGGTATACGTCGTGTGGCCACGGGCGCTCAGCTTCTTCGAGACCTGGTGGCGCAACTTCACGAAGTGCAGATTTCCCGTCTGCACATTGTCGTGGTACTTGTTCGTGGTCGGATCGTGGAGACGTTCGGCACTGTTACGGTTGAGACCGTTGGCCTCGAGCTGCTGACGAATGTGCTCCGTGGCGTCTGCCACACCACCGAAGTTCTGGACGAGGTACGGCTTCCCCGTCTTCTCGGCGATCTTCCCCGCGGACGCTTCGAGATACGCCCCGGGATTGGCCCGGCCAAGGACTCCGGACGGATTGAAGAGGACGTCGAGGGGCTTGCCATCCTCGCCGTGATACATCTCCTTGTCCGGAAGGATCATCGTGACGATGCCCTTTCCGCCGTGCCTCTGAGAGAGCTTGTCTCCGACCTCCAACGTCTCCTCGGTCTTCACATAGACGGTGATGAACTTTCGCGTCTTGACCACGTTCATCACCTCGGCCGGGTATTCGCTGTCCCACCGAACCGACACATCCTGCCACTGGTGCTTCAGAGACCGGTGCAAACTGGCGTAGCTGAATTCCTCGTGGACCTTTATCTTTCTCACGGCTGGAATCGCCACATCACCCATCTGGAGGACGGCGCCAGTCTTCACAATCCCGTTGGGGCCGTACTTCGACCGGTCCAACCCCTCGGCCTCAGCGGGGAAGTGAGCCAGGAATACCGGAAGCCCCACGCTGATCGTAGAGTCCAGGTTCAGGGTCATCTCGTGTTTATGCACCGAGGTGAGTTTCTTGGCCGCAGTCTCCGAGACGACGATACCGTCCTCGAAGTTGTACCCCTTGTAAGGCATGAATCCCGTTCGAAGGCTCTTCCCGAGAGCCAAGGCGCCGTTACGCGTGAAGTCGGAATCGGCCACCGGCTGACCCTTCCGCACACGGTCTCCCGTCTTCACAATCGCCTTCTCGTTCAGGAAAGCGTTCGAATTGAGCGGGTAGTGATCGTGGAGCGGGACGGTGTACGTCTGCCCATCGTTCCCTTGAATCGTGATCTTCTTCGAAGTGACACGCTTCACCACACCGTCCACTGGAGCCTGGGGCACGATACGCTCGCCAACAGCCGTCTCGTAGCCCCGCGCTCCGAACTTGGACTGAACGAGGGGCACGTCCGGGTCCTTCAACGGCACGGCCTGGGTGATGTGATGACTCGCCATGAGGATCCGGTTGGGGCTGTTCGTGTGAACGAAGGGGACGGCATTGGCCGCGAAACTGAGGATCTTGGAGGCGCTGTCCACGATGTAATCCACCTGACGTGCGGGGATCATCTTGAACTCGCCTTTGTACCGGGCCTTGACCGGATCTCTCCGCGCTTTCGGCGGCGTCCTGGTGGTGTCGAACTCATCGTTGAACGCGAGCACCTTGTCCTCGAGGTCGAAGGCTTTCTTCGTCTCTCTCGCGCCCGTCTTGGCGTTGATCACCGTCAGCCCAATGTCGTTCCCGATCTTCTTGGAACCGAGAGCGAGATGGGCATTGATGCCGATCTTGCTCGACTCTGGCGTCTGAACAGGGTCGAAGATCCCCAGGTGGCTCGGGTGCAGGGCACGGAGTCGGTCACTTACCGCGTGTACGGAGGAGATGCCTCCCTCGCCCATGGACGTGACCAGGGACTGCACGCCCACCATGTCGAGGGGATTATTCTGGTCGCTGTATCGAGAGAACTCGCTTGTGGTGAAGAACCGCTGCACGGGCTTGGTAAAAAGAGAAGGTGGAAGCACGTCGACCACTGACGGCCGGCGATCGATCTGGAATCGAATCGACCTCTCGGCTGTCGGTACGTTCTGCTCGAGCTTCTCGACGATGAAATCGTCCACCGAATGCAGGGACTTGTAGGCCAGGTTCTCAGTGTCGTCGGCCTTCACCTCTCCGCGAGCCAGAGCCAGGGCCTTCTCGCTCGAAGCCACAAGGACCTTGGGCTCGATGCGGCTGTATCGGGTCCCAAGCGTCAGCTTCGTGATGTTCGGATCCAGCGGTTTGCTGGCAAAGAACTTTCCGATGGCCTCGGCCAAGGCTTCCTGACCCTCCGGCTGGTCGGCGTAGGGTCGCATCTTTTTGTAGAGCTTCGCCAACTCAGCAGGGCGGTCGTACTTCCGATTCTCTTGGAGGATCTCGTCGCCCCAGATCTTCCGAAGGTCCACATCGGTGACGCCCAGAGCCTTGAGGATGGGGTAGAGGTAGACGTAGGTGGACTGGCCCACACGAATGCGGAAGACCTGCCGCACGCGGTCGAACTGGACTCGGTAACCGCCGCCCGCAGTGTTGATGAAGGTCTCCACGTTGTTGTCGGCCGTGTACCTGGTGTACGTCCCCGGCTTGAGCCGGATCTGGTTGACAATCTGGACTTCCTTGCCGCCGACGATGAAGGACTGCTTGCTCGTGAGATGCGGGACAGAGAGGATCGGGTGCCCCAACTGCCGGTCGAGAACCTTGTTGTTCTTGGTGTCCGTGATGACGACATCACCAAGAAGCCTGGAGGCCAGGGTCCTCCCCGTGGTCTTATACTTCTTGTGAAGCTCCGGATCTCCATACATGTCGGGGCTCGTGTTCGCCCACCGGAGGTTGGAGACTGAGATCGTGTTCCGCTCACCACTGATGGGGAACATCCTCTCGACACGATCCTTCAGATTTCTGAGGAGAGCGGCGAATCTCTCCTGGCTTACGATCATCTTCCACCTCGGTTTGTGTCGTTCTAACTATAGCGTAGGACGGCAGAAAATCGACCCAATCCGTCATAAGAATGGTGAAAGGAGGTGTTCATGGCCACGAAGAAGGACTCGAGCATCTTGCCGCTACCCAAGTGGTTCAAAGATGAAATGGCCAGGGAAAAGGAAAGAGAACAGCAAGAGAACTGGAAGAAAGCCTTCGAGATTCACGAGGCAAGGGCATCGACAAACCTGGACCGAGCACTCAGAGATGCGCCACAGAAGATCAGGGAGGTCGCCAGCCGAGACGACGCACCCGAAGGTCTGCTTCAAACGGCCAAGAAGATCCTCAAGGCCGTGAAGATGCATGCCAAAGCGAACACGTGCATCCTCGTCGTCGGTGTCGCCGCGCTGACCTACCTCATCTCCCCCATCGATAGCATCCCCGACTTCATACCCGGAGTCGGACTGATGGACGACGCATTTCTTCTGGCGGCCGCGTGGGAAAGGATCACCCACTGGTTCACAGACACGGACAAGATGAAACTCAGAAAACGATGGTGAAGCGGCTCGTCGCCGCTTCTTTTAGGGGAGGAGCAAATGAGGATTCCGGAGACCATATCCAAGATGAAACTACGGAAGCTCAGGTGTTGCGACTGCATTTCCTTCGATCGAAAGACGAAGAAGTATTGCTTCCTGCTCAAGACCAAACGCCGGCCCGATCAGCCGGCATGCAACCGGATACGAGTGGAGGAGGAGAAATCATGCAAGAAGTCTGGATCGGAAACTACGCCCACCGACCGTTCCGGGTAACGGTCAAATTAGGCAAGATCGTGAAGGTGGAGGGCGACCTCGCCTGGGCGAAGGGAATGAGAATCCGCCATTTCAAGAGAACCGTCTGGAAGTACGGAGGGCCGAACCGTGTCGAGCGAGAACGAAGTACCAAAGACGCGAGCCGAAGTATCCCGGTCTCTCCACAAGATGGGGAGACTGAAAAAGCGCGCTCTCAAGAGGTCAGCCAAGAAGAGATCGAAGCAGCGCCGGCAGAGATCGAACGTGTCTTTCGTGGAAGGCACCACAATGACAAGGTGTCAAGTCTGCGGACACCTCCGGAGACAAGACCTTCCTTGCCACGAGTGCGGCGCCCCCGAATCTCGTCAGGAATGGGTCTGCGGAGAGCCCTCCGTGCCGCCAAGATCATGGGGTGCGAAGTGGACCACATCTGGGGCACTGGGGAGACGCGGATCTCGCACAGGCTGCTTCTCCAAGAAGACGGCAGCCGGCGAACAGTGGTTCTGAACCAGAGGAAGAAGGACGCTCCCCGCGCCCTGACCTCTTTTCTGACGCAACTCAAGGCGGCACTTCCGTCATAAGAGTAGTGAAAGAAACGGCCCTCATGCTCCACCACCGGAAGCGGCTCGAAAGAGTCGCTTCTTTTTTGTCTGGAGGTGTCCATGGGTTTCAAGACGTTCATCCTCGCACGCCGCTCTCAGTTCACCGGGAAAGTCAACGAGATGGCGTTGCCGCTCAGCCGCGATGAGTTCCTGGCCGCGTTCAAGAAGTGGCAGGAAGGCGCTCTCATCCAGAACGCATTTCCCACCCTCAACACCATGCAGCGGGAGTTCATCAAGTCCGGTGTCACCCAGGAAGAGTGGGATGCGCATATCAACCCCATCGTTTGCCAGACCTGCAAGCGTCGGATGGATGAGGACTACACGATCGGATGCCCAGAGTGCTTCGAGCACGAACACGCAGAGGAGGAAGAAGAGCATGACGGAGGAGAAAAAGGAGAGCCCGTCGATGGCGCGGGATGTTCAGAAGAGGCTGGTCAGGATTCTGATGGCCGGCCTCAACTACCCTGACCTGCTCGACGATTTCGAGCGCCACTTCGTGCGAGACATGGCCCACGCTTTCCAACGGTTCGGGGCCAAGACCAAGGTTTCACCGAAACAGTTCACGATCCTGGAGAAGATCGGCCGCAAGATTTGCGTGATTGATTGATAAAGAGCGGCGAGTTGCCGCTCTCTTTTTTGGAGGACCGACGATGGCAGCGATGGGATCTATCCAGTACGCCAGGCTCCAGGAAGCCCGGGATCTGATCAAGGATGGGCCCAAGATGGCGTTACCGCCATACTGGAAGACGCGTCAGAAACTCAAGGCAGTCCTCGTATGGACCCAAAACCTGATCGCAGAGAGAATAGAGAAAGGAGAGTGACGTGAGCGATGATTGCCTTATGTGCCGGGGGCATTCCAGAGACGAAATCCTCAAGAGCATCCGGAGGATCGTAGTGGACGAGGGGAACACCCACCTCATGATGATCCAAACCGGAGGCCCTAAGCTGGGCGCACCCGGGTACACTCCTGACTTCACCTACACGATTGGCATGTGGCACAACTTCGGCGCGCCTGAACTCGTGATGTTTGCGGCGAACCCAGCCATGCTCAACACCGTCAGGGACAAGGTCAGGGAAGGCATGGTCATCCACCCGCACAAGAGGTACTCCGGGCTTGCCAAAGGCCTCGATACAGTGTTCGCGGAGATCCAGAAACCTGACCAGATCTTCGTGTTCACCAGGCTCTTCTACGCGAAGTACGGCTCGCCGGCCGACCGCAAGTTCCCTCGGATGCAGCTCGTCTGGCCCGACGAGTTCAACGTCTTCCCCTGGGAGGACGGGTTCAACGATCATTTCCGGCCGGCTCAGCTCGAGGTGGCCCAATGGCCTGAGAAAGGAGCGAAAGTATGAAGGAGCGGACGTTCGACCGGCCCCAGATCACCGATGCGGAGATCAAGACCGCCCTCAGTGAGATCGGGAGCAAGTCGGATCCATGGCGTCCAAGAGGATGGACTGGTAGGAAAGCAAAAAGGACCCCATCCTCTCCGGATGAGGTCCTTTTTTATCTCGATATGTCCCTCGTCAGACCATCACCGCCCCGGTCTGCCTGCGCTGTCGCCGGAAGATCGCCGCTGGAATGGCCGGTCTGGCCCGTACGGCGACGTCGTCTCCACCCCAACCCTCTTCCGTTTCCGGAGGTGTGGCGATCATGACTTCGGCGCCGCAGAGCTCGCACTTGAGATGTCCGGGTTTCACGGAGAACAGCCTGTCCCCGCAACCCGGACAGAGATTGGGTGTCGGCTTTCCGTTGAACGGAGCCTCTCCCCTGATTCCGGGTTCCATGCTACACCTCATGAGTGCTAAAACGGGGCTCACCAAGAACCTCCGATTGATTTGCTGTTCTCACTATTAAAGTAACATAGAAAGCAAGCCACGCAAACCAAATTCGTGGCTATACGGAAAATAACCACACCTGTGTCATAAGACCTGTAGATGGAAATAAGGTTCGTTTTTTGGAGATGAGGCATGACCGAGGAAGACAAGGAGAAGAACGCGATCAAAAAGACCAAGGAAATGCTGGAGGGCATGAAGGACCTCGGGAAGAAGATGAGAGAGGTCCAGGGCGCCCTGGAGGCATCTCTCGACCGACACAGGGACACGCTCCTGAAGGTGGACCAGCCGGGCGATCTCGAGGAGAAGGTCAACGCCCTTCTCGACATCAACGCCGGCCTTGCCCGGGCTCAAGCCATCGGAATGGGGATGACCCTGACGCAGCTCGACTTGACGATGGAGCAGATGGGCAGCGTATTCGACCTCATGATCGACGACGAGGACGCCCCGGGCATCGGGTAGGCATCAGGGGACCGCTTGACCGGCGGTCTCTTTTATCCGGAAAGGAGACGTCATGGATTTCGACACCAAGGAGGGGATCGCTGAGGCGGTCCAGACGCTCGAAGGATTCGGCGAACTGCGCAGAACGCGGCATCACGCGGCCTACGTCGACGAGCATCGGTTGAACGAGTTCGTCGTTCTCGGCCGATGGCTGCTCGACTCCTGCGGGAACTGCATGGGCGCCCCGACGCCGTTCAACGTGTCCCCAGTACTCACCAAACAGGAGTTCTTCGAGGAGATCGGCAGGGACAACATGGTGGGCTTCGGGATGCCGACCAGCATTCCGGGCCACAAGGACATCTGCCCGTTCTGCAACCGCGGGTGGAGCATCCACAACGTCCACGACTGCTACCAGACCCACATCGGGCAGGCCTGGTTCACCTATCACGCCCGGTGCTACCGGATCAAGCTCGCCAAGGAGACCCAAGGCGACCTGGAAGCGGCCTTCGACGTAGCCGGTCTCGGCCCTGCCTTCTTCATCCCCGTTCCTAACGAATACTATCCGGATCCCAACGCCATCTTCTACACCTACTGGTTCGACGTGTACACGTCCCTGGCCAGGTTCAAGGTTGGGTGGCGGAAGCGGGTCATCCATCTCGAGGTCGTGGACCCGACTGAGGGCTACGACACGGAGGAGCTGTTTCCCAAGGAGAGCACGACGAAGTTCGGCCAGGTGATCCACTGCTGGGGCTACACGAAGATGGCGCAGTACCTGGCCATGTTCCGGAGCGCCCTCATCGAGAAGAGGCTGCAACGTCTCTACCCAAGGAAGGAGGACTCATGATCGCCGTCGGCATGAAACTGAAGCCGAGGCCACACCTTCGCGACCGGGACGACTCGATCGCCATCGTCGAGCAGAAGCACTACGAGCTCGGCTGGTACATCACGATCGACAACAACTTCGGTTCCTGGTACAAGACCGAGCAGCGCATCTGGTGCGACTTCGAAACGGTCCCCTGGGTGCAGAAGATTTTCCCGGAACCCGAATCGAAACTGACCCCCGAAGAGAAGAAGGCCGTCGTCCATTTCTGCGTGCGCTGCCTCGGAAGCAGCGACAACAGCTCGTGGGGTGCGGCTGTCGGCCCCAGCTACTGCATGAACTGCGGAGCAGGCGGCACGATCGACATCCCGAGGTGGGCCGTGGAGTCCATCCGTGAACAGGCTTCGTGGGTGGGAAAGCGGTACTACCCGCACAAGGAGGACCTCGAGACCAGAGAAGAGATCAGGCTGCTCAGGGCCCTGGCCCCCGACGACCCTCGGAGAACTGTCAAGCAGGATGAAAACAATCCGCGGCGGTTCTACGCGGAGCAGCCCACCAAGACCGGGTCCACCGGCACGACCGTCGTAGCCGACAGCCTGGAGGAAGCTCGGGAGAAAGCGAAAGTCGCCCTCCCCTATTTGCCGCCCAAGGAGGAATAATGCCGAGTCTCGGAGACCGGATGAAAACCTACGAGGAGCTGTGGGACAACAGACTCCTCCCGCTCGCCCCTGTCTGCGCCCGCATTGACGGACGCGCGTTCCACACCTGGACCAAGGGCTTGACCGAGCCCTACGACGACGATCTTCGCAACGCCTTCATGGACGTAGCCGGGCGCATGATCGAAGAGACCGGAGCTCGTGTGGCTCACACCTTCAGCGACGAGATCAATCTCGTCTTCGTGCAGGAATCCTGGAAGAGCCAGATCTTCTTCGACGGGCGCCACCAGAAGCTGTGCTCCGTCCTGGCCTCTATGGTCACGGGCCACTTCATGCAGTGGATCCCAGCGATCATGGATGGGAAAACAGTGGTGAAGATCCCCGCGTTCGATTGCCGCGTCTGGTCGGTCCCTGATCTCGACGAAGCCGCAAACTACATCCTCTGGAGAGAACGAGATGCAGAGCGTAACTCGATCCAGATGCTGGCGCAGTCCTGCTACAAGCACGCTGACCTACAAGGCAAGAGCAACGACGATCTTCAGGAGATGTGCTGGCAGAAGGGTCTCAACTGGAACGACGTGCCTGTTATGCACAAACGCGGCGCCATCCTGCGAAAGATCAGCGTGACCCGGAAGTTCACAGCAGAGGAGCTCGCTGATCTGCCCCCGCAGCACGAGGCGCGGCACAACCCGAATCTCCTGGTTCGCCGTCACAAGGTCGCCGCGCTGGACCTGAGGCCCCTCAGCAAGTACACCCACCAGGAGCGGGTGGACTACCTTCTCGGAGATACCTACGAGGTGAACCTGGACGATGAATCCAGTGGCGAACCATCCAGGGATTGATTCGGGCCTCGACCTGGTCCGAATGGGTCTGGCAGACAACTTCGGGATCGGCGAGGGAACCTACGCCGACTACACGGGCCACCTGACGCTCTTTGCCCTGAAAGACGGGGTTGCGGTTGCGAGATGGGCTCCGGACTACTGGAGGAAGGACGGGTACTTTCAGGCTGGTTGGTACTGCGTCCGGACCCACGTGCTGCTTCTCAGGGACGACTACTGGGCGGCAGAAGAGGTGGAGTGATCCGCCTCTTTTTTAACCGCCCCACATCTCATCGATCAACGGATCGTCCTCTTCGCATCTCTCGATGAAATCGTCCTCAGGAAGATCCTCGACGGGAATGTCGACCGCGACACGCCGAATGAACTTGATGTAGGTGAGCGTGGACATCCGGTTGGACTTCTCGCTCTCCGATACGATCTCGACGTTGGGGTCGTTGTGGAGATTCCGCCAGGTCTGTTTGTCCGTCTCGAATACGAGGTTGAGGACCTCGACATCGTGGACTTCTCGGAACTCCTGACCCTCCTCCTCGTCCTCATCCGAGAAGATGGACAGTGGCGTCGGCCGTGCGCGCTGGATGGCGTTGACGACCTCTGACATCGTGTCCGTCTCTCGCTTCTTCGGGAGAGCCATCAGATCCCCGCTTTCTCCGGATTCCTTGGCGGTTTCTGCTCAGGCAGCGCAGTGACGGCCTTCTTTGCGTTCTCGATGATCTTTACGCGCTGCTGTATGGCTCTGGCGAGCGTGGGATTGGTCTCCTGGAGTGTGAGGAGTTCCTGCTGCTTCATGTGGTCCGGTACGTTCTTCATGAAGTGTTCAGCCATGAGCCCGAGGACGTTCGGAGCTGGTAGACGGCCTGCTCCGTTGTTCCCGGGAAAGGCTGCACCAGGCGCCGCAGGGTTGGGCTCGGCCTGCGGAGAGCCCCCCTCCTGCATGGGCTGCCCCTGGGCCGCGGCCTGCTCGGACGCCGCTGCCTGTGCCTGCGCCTGGGCAGATATCTGCTCCTGCTGAAGCTGGAGCTGTGCGCGGCCAGCGATGAGCGTCTGCTCGGCCTGGAGCTTCGCTTGCTCCACGCCCTCCTCGTACATGTCCCGGAGACGCTGCTCGCGTTCGGCGCGCTTGTAGTCCTTCTCCTTGTCGTAGTCGAAGTCGAGCTGCTCGACTGTGGTGCGGTCGGAGATCGTGTTCGTCTGGCGCAGGGAGAGAGCGATTTGCTTCTGCTGCGCGTCATCGGCCATCTTGAAGTCCTGGTGACGGATGGAGATCTTCGGCAGACGGAGAAATCTCTGAAGCCTGGGGATGAGGAAGGTCTGCTCGAACCGCTCGAGGTCCTCGATCATGTTCAGGAAGAGGTTCTCGAGGACGCGCAGGGACACGGAAGCGCCCGACCACTGGAGGTTGCCGATCACGAACTCCACCGGAACGTCCAGGCCGCCGGCGATTTGCTGTCGGACCTGCTCCATGTCGTTGAAGACGTTCAGAGCTTTGGCATCCCCGCGAATGTTCTCGACTGTGGCGGGGAACGGGGCTGTGAAGATCGCGTTCGGATCTCGCCGCCACGTCCGGACCATGTCCTGCATGTTCGACGCCCACGTCTGAAGGTTGTAGTTCAGGTGGGGCGAAGCACCTGCCGGCGCAGCCGAAGGGATGAGAACGGTCAGAGGAAGGATGTGCTCGACGCTGATGGCCTCCTGGGCGCGTCGCAGGGTCTGGTAAAGCCACGAATCCTTGAAAACGTGCAGGAGCGGAGGGATGGGGAAGTTCTCGTCCTCGGATGAAGGACCGAGCTCCTCGAACACGTAGACCTGATCCTCGTCGAGACCGAAGTTCTGGTTCTTCTTGATGGCTTCGAGAATCTCGTCGGGCGTCGTCTCGACCAGCACTCGGTTCCGCTTCGGATCTTCAATCTTTTTGGTGAGATATCTCGGGACCCGGTAGATGTATCGCTTGTAGCCGGTCCAGGGGTTGCTCTGGACCTCCATGTCCATCGGACGCCAGCGGATGATCTTGATCCGGGATCTGTTTCGGACCGTCACGCACTCGGATTTGAACTCTCCCTTGTGATGGCACTTTGTGCATTGGGACATCCATCGGTGCCCCTCGTAGGTCCACTTGAGATTCTTGAGCGGATACTTCTCGTTACAGGCCGGACAAATCAAGAAGCGCTCGAAGGGATAGGCAATGGAAAGGTAGGCCACCCCGTAAACGCTCATGTCGAGCAGAGCCTCGATGGACACGCGCTTGATGTTGATGTTGTCCTCGAGGAGCTTCTTCCAGATCTCCTTCGAATTCGAGTTCCCCTCGTAGATCAGCGGCGTCTGAACGTACGCCACCTTCTTCTTGAGGATGGGCTTAATCTCGGAGTGGGTCATGTACAGGTAGAGACACCACCTGTACAACTCCTTCATCGAGGGCGGAATGAACGCGCTCGACAGATCGAACGACGGGTGCGGATAGGTCATGACCGATTTACGGCCTGTCCTGGTCCGTTCTTTCAACGTCGCTACATCGCTCATTTCTTGAATCCGATCGCCTTGGAGATCCTGGAGAAGGTTGCCGGCCTGATCTTGGGAATCTTACCGAACCTTATCTTAGGAGCCTTCGGCTCCGGCGGCTGCACATTGATGATAACGGGACCTTTGATCGTTCCGGGCTTTTTCTTCCGCTTCTTCCCGAACAATTCGCTCAGAGAGGCCGCAGCCTCGGCCGCCAGGAAAGCCGCGCCAACTCCGATCGACCCCGTGCCCATGCCTCGGCCGAGTCGTGTTTTGGATGCAAAACGATGCGCTTTCGGCCCGAACTTGCCCATCTCAGCCAGCGCATGGGCACCCTCTCCAGCCAGTGCCGCGTAACCGATCGCCTGCGTCAGCGGGTGGTGGACGATACTCGCGAATGACGCGACTTTCTTCAGGGGGCGCACAGGCTTCGACGGAACGGACGGCTTGGGCTGGAACTTCGGAAACCGTCTTTTGAGCATAGTCTCTATTCTTCCCGGGACCTGCTTGTCGAAGATTTCACTCAGACCGTGCTCGTACTTGGCCTGAAGCGCGTCGAAACGCTTCTTCAGACGACCTTCCACGGAGGCCGCCTTGAACAGCTCGTCGATGAATCCTGCGATGAACGGGTTCATGCCGTGCTCTTGATGAATTTGTGGTATCGACTGATAGCGCCCTTGAGACTCTTCGCATAGTTCAGGGCCCGATGCGTGTGAGTCTCAAACCATGTCTTTCCGTTGATGACCGCCTTGCTGACAGCCGGAGTCTTCTTCCGCTTCCCGTCCCTTCCGAAATGGAAGTTCCAGACGGCCTTGGACTTCATAACCTTTTTCCGCTCCTCCGGCGTCAACGGAACGCGGCTCTTCACGAAGGACTTCCAGTCCGGGTGTCCCTTCGGCGCCCCCGGCTTGGCGATCTTCTCGATCTCGTCCAAAAAGCCGTACATGAACGGATTCATTACGCCGGACCTTGTCTCTGCGGAAGAGGCGTTGCCCCTCCGATGGTCTTCTTGGGGTTGAGGGGGTCCTTCATGATCCCCTCCTTGAGCGTCTTCTCATAGTTGGCCTTATCGAGCCCGGAGGTCTGGCCGATGAACCTCTCGAACGACTCCTTCGGCTGCTTGATGCCGGCAATCGTCTGTTGCTGGGCATACTTGCTAATCTCGTCCAGAAACCCCCGCATGAAAGCGGCGTTCATGCCGGCACCTCCTCACCCTTGGCCAGGCGTTCTCTGATGTAGACCTCGATATCGTGGAGCTTACCCACTTGGACCATGACCGGATCGTGCTGCTGATGCTCCGGAATGGAGAGCTGAGTGAACCGCTCGATGTCCCAAACCTTGCGCACCTCTTGGGCCAGATCCTTCAACTCCCCGCTGTACGGTGGTTGGGCGAAAGCAAAGGAACGGTGGTAAACCAACAGACCTGCCTGATGACAGCAGCCTTGGACATAGGCAGCGACTTCCCTGGAAAATGAACGCACGGCAATGGCATTCGCCACAGTCAACCCATACCCGAGTTCCTCCGGAAGACAGACCTGGATGTTCTCTACGTCCACATACCGGTCGTTGAACGCAAGGATGATCTTCTCGAAGACCGCGTAGTCGTCCCAGAACTCCCTGGTCATGAAAAATGTGCGGAGGGCGTTGATCTTGTCCCGGACTTCGTCGCTTACCTCGACCCCGAAGTCGTCCTGAATCTCCAGCCAGAGGGTCTGCGGGTCCCACTCGAGCCACGCCCCGTCGTACTTCCCGAACAGAATCCGACGGTAGACGTGAGGCGGGATGAACCGCTCACGGAACACGTTTTTCAGAGCCGAGATGTCTGCCACGATTCCTCGTCTACGATTCGTGTTTCACCGGAGGCACGTTGGGTGCTCCGGCCAGGTCCCGGTCCACTTCCTTGAGCTTGGCCCCGAGACTGATCCTCGCAGGCACCGCAGCGGGCTCCATGAGATCCCTCTTCACGTGCCCCACGTTGACCGTGGGAATGCGGTTCATCATGTGGGTGAGGATTCTCTTCTCCACCGTCCCGGCCTCTTTCAGGGTCTTTTCCGGGTCGTTGACGAACTTGGAGACGAAGAGCGGGTCGAAGATCTTCGCGAGCTCGACGTGCTTGGTGGCGAGCGTCTGGAGCTTCCACTTCCGGATGTCTTCTTCCTTGCTCCCGATCTTTTCCATGGCGAGCCCACCGTAGACGGCGAGATACGGATCCCGCAGACCGTCGTCGTACCGGCTCTCGAGGCCGGCGAGCTTGTCGAAGGTCTCCAGAGCTTCTCGAATGGCCGTGTGTCCCTGGTGAACTACTGGAGCCATGACCTCGAGGAACGTGTCGGCCAGGTGCGCTGCGGCCCCCTCCTTCACGAGAGCGTGTCGAGCCTTCAACTCCTCGCGGAGGTAGGGGCCGTGCTTTTCCTTCTCGACGTAGTCCCAGATCCGCTCGTCGAGTCCCACTCCAGTGGCGCAGGCGATCTTGAACAGCTTGTTCGCCCGATCGTATCGCTCTTGTGGTGAAAGACCCGACATGACGTGCAGGAAATCGTCCTGGGCGCTCTTGGCGAGGAACTCGTGGTCGAGCGGTTGGATCTCTGGAGTCTCCTCGAGAACCACGTGGCCGCTGACTGGGCGTGGGAAAACGCCCGCCAGCCCGTAGGGCAAGTTCAGGTCGTGACGAAGATGTGCGCGTTTCAGGAAGTAGCCGGCTGCGTTCCGGAGGTTCTCCGGGAGATCGTCGGCCACCGCGCAGAAGTACCGCCCCGACAGGGCCGTGGCCGTCTTGTTGTAGACGGGCCAGCGACGCACGTCACCGTGGGCCGTGGCGATCTTCACAGCGAAATCCCTGTCCCGCAGGGACCCTATCTTCTCGAGAGGTACCAGGTCGAGATTCCTGGCCTCGATGTGGGCGATGAAGTCCAGGTCATCGTAAAAATCGAGGACCCTTCCGGCCACCTTGAACATGGGCTCCCTCCTTACATGCTGGCCGCTTCGACGGGCCCCACGCCGACCGACGGAGCACCCGGGGGCGCCTGCGGCGCTGACGACGGCGCGCCTCCCATCGGGGATGCGCCTTGCTCGGGGGGCATACCCTGAGGCTGTTGGGCCGCGGCTGCGGCAGCCTCGGGCGGCACACCGCCAGCCTCGGGAGGAAGACCCCCCGCGGCGGCCGCGGTCGCCGGGTTCGGGGCCATCCCTTGCATGACCGACATCTCCCCCTGGATGCGGGCCATCTCTCGCTGCATCCGAATCATCTCCATCTTCTGGCGCATGTTGGTGACGATGCGCCGGAGACGGCGGTTCTCCTGGTGCAGCGGGTCGGCCTCCATCTCGTCGATGGGGTCCGGCGTTTCCAGATCCCTTCGGAGATCCTTCTCCAGCTTCTGGGCGTAGAGGCTGGCGAGCATGGGGAGGTTCGGGGGCGGCGCCTGCATGGTGTGCATGGCGATTGCCTGGAGGACGGGGTTACCGCCCCCGTCGCCCCTGAAGCCATAGGCTCGCTTCTCCATCTCTGCCTGACCGTGTTCGGCCAGGATCTTGAGCATGGCGCTTTCCATGGAAACCTCAAAAATCGAACTTGGTTCCGTCAGGAGATAAGTGTCCAGAAGATTCTACCCTGAAACGCTCTTTCGACAAGTACTGGAGAGGCGGCCGTGTTTGGAAGGAGGGGTCATGGACCACTACCCGCCAGGCATCGCTCGGGGCCTCGAGTCGCTCATCGTGTTGCTCTTGGGCTCCGTGGCCGTAGTGGGCTACAGGCTCGGCACCGGTGAGCTACAGAGGGATTTGCAAACCTTTTTCAATCGTCACGATCGGAGAAGGCGCAGGCGTCTGCGGCAACCCTGACGTTGTCCATCCCTTCGGGGATGGGTTGGAGTCGTCGGTCCAGTGCGAGGCCTTCGGGCCGGGGAGGGTGGCGCGAGCCTCCCTCTTTTTACTCTGATTTCTGTCATAAGATGGTTGAAAGGAGGCTGTTATGATCGATTATGAACCCGCCACAGGCGCATACAAGCCTGAGGTCCTCCGGAAAAACACGGGACTCGCCGCCACGTTCAGACACAGCTCATGGCCTTTCATCCTGGCGTGCAACCGGCACCATCTCGAGATCATGGAAAAGCACGGGACCGGTACCGAGGAGAAACGCGCCCGATGGTGCCGCAATCACATCGAGAGGAAGAAACAGGAGCGCAGGGATCTCGCCGCACATCTCTGGAAGATCAGGAAACACCTCGGAGCCCCGATGGCTCGAGTCTTCCTGACGGCCGTCAGAGCCCGCAAGGAGGCTGAGGACACAAACCTGACCACAGCGTTCCTGTGGAAGATGGGCAAGCGCCTGGGCGTCCAGTGGGACAAATGGGGTCAGCCTATCCTCAACGGCGAGCAGGAGGCCAGGGCCGATCGTCTCGTCGACGCGATCGTCCTCCGGAAGGTGAATCAGCAAATCCGGAAAGAAAGAGCCCGCGTCCGTCTCAGGCTGAAATACGCCGCAGACCGGGCGTTGCGTCAGGCGAAGGCCCACCTCAACTGACCAGGAGAGCCGGGAAAACCCGGCTCTTTTTAGTCATGAGAGTTGTGAAGGATTCTTTTTTCTACGGAGGATTGATGACGAGAGTCTTGAACCTCAGCACGGGTGGTGAGACGGCGTATGACCAGCACCCGGTTCGCGCTGTCATCCTGGCCCACCAGCAGTCCATGGGAAACTGGAACTGGTGGAGCCGTGGATACTTCGATATACCGGTCCTGGTAGGCCGCTTCACTGTGGCGTGTGGCGACTTTTGTGCTTTCAAGAGAAGACCAAGGAGGCATCGATGAGTTCTATCATCTTCCCGGCATTCCTTCCAAATCAGATCATCTTGGGCAACCCCAAGTCCAACGTGGCCGTCATCTGCGGATGGGAGCCGCGCAACCTCTTCCACAAGGCCCTCCTGAAGGAAGACCCGTCGATCATGGAAAAGATCGCCGGGATCGGCCAGATGTACACCGCCGGTCGCGGCGTGGACATACTGGTGCGAAACCTCCTTGCCAATCCGAGGATCAACACGCTCATCTTCACCGGCCGAGACAAATCAGGCGCGTCGGAGGACGCGATCGCCTTCTTCGACCAGGAACAAAACGGCCTCCTGAGCGAGTACAAAACGGCCTCCGGGGCCAAGTACTTCTGCGTGGACGACGCCCCGTCGGCTCGCGTCTGGGCGAATATCCCCATCCAGCTTCTCGAGAATCTCCGAAGCAGGATCACCATCGGCACCATTCCGAGCAACCGGCCGGATGAGATCGTTCGCATGGCCAGAACCTTCTACGGCGTGGGACACCCCATCTCAGACGAGGCCGAAGTCATTCCGCCACCCGTAGCCGAAGCCAAGACCTTCCCCGCCCCCAACAGTGTTCAAGTTTTACGCGCCAAAACAGTCGGTGAAGGCTGGCTCGATCTCCTTCACCACATCCTCACATACGGAAAAAGGAGCCCTACGCACTACGATCAGGACCAACTCGAGATTCTGAACCTGGTCATGGTTATCACGGACCAGGAGGCGCATCCGGAGAGAATTCCGACCTACCTCCCGTTCACGCTCGACAAGATCAATGCCTACTGTGTGGGCCTCCTATCAGGAGAGAAAGACGAAGGCGTCACGTACACCTATGGGAATCGGATTCGTGCTCACTTCGGCGTGGATCAGCTCATGCGCGTGTCCCAGAAGCTCGCCAAGGATCGAGACTCTCGGAGTGTGGTCATCAACCTTTGGGACGCCACGGTCGAACAAGGCGGTTCTCCGTGCCTGAACCACATCTGGTTCCGCATCCTCGAAGGCAAACTCTTCATGACGGCCACGATCCGGTCCAACGACATGTTCCTGGGCTGGCCGGAGAACAGCTATGGGCTCCGGTTCCTCCAGGACTGGGTGCGCTGCATGGTCCTCAAGCTCGAAGGTGAGTACCAGGATGACAAGGGTCTGGGCATGGGCGACCTGGTGATCGTCTCTCAGAGTGCGCACCTCTATGAGGACTGCTGGGGCCCTGCGAAGGAGATCGTGGACAAGTACCGCCGCTACCAGGAATGGCACGACGAGAAAGGTCAGTGGACCTTCGAGTCGAAGAATCAGGACGCCGGAGGAAGGCCGACACCCTTCGATGTCGTTGCCACGCTCCACTCGCCGAGCGGAGAGTTCCTCACGTCCATCGAGGGTACCGCCCACAAGATTCGCCGTGAGATCGCTCGTCGCGGTCTTATCTCGGACGTGGGCCACGCGCTTTACGTCGGGCAGATGCTTGAGAAGGCTTCGAGGAGGAAGTGATGGGAATAAGTTTCAGCCACTGTGACCGCGATGCCGATTCAAGTTACTCCTGCTTCCATCGCTTCAGATCGAGACTCGCCAGGGAGATCGGGATTGACCTCGACGCCATGGTCGGATTCGGTGGCATAGCTTCCTGGTCGATACACAACGATCCGCTGATTCCGTTCCTCAATCACGACGACAACTGCGGCAGCCTCGAGCCAGAGGTTTGCGCCACTGTCGCGCCCAGACTTGAGGAGGTCGTCTCCGGATGGCCGCGATACGACACCGACAAGGAGAGGGCGTTCGAAATCGCCCGCGGGATGCGGAAGGCAGCAGAACGTGGAGAGAGGTTTCGCTTTCTATAGGAGGAACGCTGATGCTCCGAGTAAAAAAGGACGCAAGAATCATATCCGGAGACGGAAAACACGTAGGAAAGGCCACAGGAGGTGGCTACGCCTGCCGCTTGGAGGGATGCCGCGGCTGGCGGATCAGAGTCCGTTGGAGAGACGGCTCCGTCACCTTCCCCTGCTCCAAGGGGATGCTGCTGAAGAACGACCCCGTCGACTTCGGGAGGATCTTGTGAGGAAGCCAAGAACCAGGAAGGCCATGATCGCCTACCTGACCAATCACTTTCGTTACTACACCGGCAACTCGTGGAACCGGTCCTCGAGCTACGCCGCCAACGTCAAGATTCACCGGATCATGCCGGACGACCTCGACGGCTACGACTTCCTCCAGACCGAAGAGGCCTTCAGAGAGGGTAAAGACATCATCCGGGAGTTCGAAGAGCGCCACAAGTACGAGTGGCAGATCTTCAGTAACGGCCGCTCCAGCGGCTACCTCGTACTCTACACGGGCGGAATGAGGCCGTCCGGGTACAAACGCCACTGCATCGCCTGCGGCCAGCAGAACTACCGCAGGGGAGTCCCACCCAAACCCGACGACCTGACGGATAAGGAGTGGGAGTGCTATCAGTACGTTCTCTTCAAGCATCACTGGGTCCTCGACGTCTACCCGAACCAGGAAGAGATCGCGAAGCTCGGGCTCTCCCAGGAGAGAATCCACGAGATCGCGAAGCGGGCGAAGGAGGATGTGAGGAAGAACGGGGAGGTGGGGGTCAACGTGTGCGGGCGGTGCAACGCCGAGGGCACTCTCCAGGACTACGCCAGGACCCACATGACCACCTTCTCGTACCCGTACAAGGGCGTGGACGACGGGGAAGACTTCGAGTCCTGGGATACCGACTCGCTGAAATGGCGCGTCGACGTGGTGTGGGACTTCGACAAGACCGTCGAGAAGGCGGTCAAGTCTTTCATCGACTTCGTGCGATCGCACAAGGTCGTGGAGCGGCAGATCATGGTCCCCAAGACCATCCACGTGGCCGTACCGGCCGGAGAGGAGGTGGGATGAGGAGGTTCATGAAGGAGACGCTCGAGAAACAGCGCAACAAGGTCGGGAGCGTGAAGTTCAAGAACTACATCGTGAGAGAAGATCGAGGAGGTCAATTCGTGGAGCGAGAAGACTTACAGTTTCTGGGGGAGTCCATCATCACCATCAAGGGCACCAACCGCTGCCTGGGCGACCTCATTCACTTCGAAGGGAAGGGCACCTTCTGCCCCAACAACGGCCGCGTTCCTGTGACCAAGGAGGAGGCCGAAGTTCACAACAAGGTGTTCGACCAGGCGAAGATCGAAGGGCTCGACAAGAACTGCGAGGTCGGACAGGGGGCCATGTTCTACTGGGACAAGGAGAACGTGAAGACGTTCCTCGGGACCCGGGTGAACGAGGGCCACGTGGTCATGTCGGGCACGACCCGAAAAACCGTCTACTTCGGCCGGAAGGGCATGAAGTTCAAAGGCGTCCTGCGAAAGAACGTAGATTGCTTCTGGGCCAGGAGGGTTTCATGAGCGATAACGACCGCAACCCGGACGATGAGTACGTGCTTCCAGTGGGACGCGCTGGGATCCGCGGGAAGCGTCTGATGGATGTTTCCCTCAGGGATCTCGATTCGCTCCTGGGCTGGCTCGAGGATAAGGGCGCCCGGACCGACGTACAGGAGGTCCTCGCCCGCTACCTGAAGGACAACCAATATGACCGATAAACAGCACGTCGCGCTGACAAGGTGCTACTTCTGTGGCGAATCGGACCGTATCCTCCTCGCCACCAGGTACAACCAGAAGGGGGAGCCCCTGAAGGATCTGGGGCCCATGCACGGCAAGGTCGTCGACATGGAGCCTTGCCCACAATGCAAGGAGTACATGGAGCAGGGCGTCATCCTCATCGGTATCGATGACGCCAAATCTGAGCCGAACTGGTTCAAGGAGAGAATCCCCAACCCCTACCGGACCGGTGCATGGTCCGTGATCAAGGAAGAGGCATTCGATCGTCTACCGCTCTGCGGCCCTGAAGCCGATCGGATCAAGGAATTCGCCAAGAAGCAGCGGTTCATGTTCGTGGAGCACCAGGTCCTCGTGAACCTGGGCATCGTCAAGGAGAAGCCCGATGAAGGTGAAATGCAACAGAGCGGAGGAGTGCCAGAAGAGGTTCCCGGATCGTGATTGCGGTGCTTGGCACGTCCACGACTCCAGCCAATGCGAGCCCTGCCCATTCTCGCAGCCCGGGGATGCGAAGTGCGTGCCGGCACTACCCGATCCGCATGAGGTCGGCTTCGGTGAGTGGATCGCCGAACTGATCGCATGCGGCATGAACAACCAAGAGATTCTGACCTACCTGGAACCCGACTCTCGAGAAGAAGACCTGGTGGCGCTTGTCCGCACGCTCATGACCAAACGACAGGAGCCCGAGGAAAAGCCGTACGACTCCTACAACGATACACGGCTGCACATCAACCGCGTCCGAGAGCTGCTCGGCCAGGTCCGATCCGATCTCGACAGGCGAGGACTCATTCATGACGATACAAAACTCAGACCGCCAGAAAAGGCGATCTTCGACGAGTTCACGCCCAAGTTGCGAGGAGCGACCTACGGCAGCGATGAGTACAAGGGCTTTCTGAAGGCCATGAAACCTGCCCTCGACCACCACTACGCCGTGAGCAGGCATCACCCGGAACACTTCGAGGCCGGAGTGGCGTCTATGAATCTCGTCGATCTGATCGAGATGCTGGCCGACTGGAGGGCTGCGTCCGAGCGCCACGCCAACGGCAACCTCTACCGAAGCATCCAGATCAACGCCGATCGTTTCGGCATGTCGGGCTGGCTCAAGGACTGCCTGCTCCACACGGCCGAAGATCTCGGCTGGTGGGACGGCGTGATTCCGGAGGACTGATGGACTTCAATGAGATCCTGTCTCGCCTCGACATCCTGGAGAAGCGGCTGGTCAAGGGCGTGAAGGACAACATGCGTATCCAGAGCATTCACCTGAAAATCTTCCCTGACGGAAGCGGCATGGTGGATGCCGACTGGAGCAAGTGCACGGAGGAGATGTGCAGAGAGGAGTCCCTCCTCCACGCCATCTTCACCACGGAGAGTGCCCTTTTCGAGTTCTCGAGTATCCAGGAGCTCGGGGCCTGGCTCAGGGACATGACCCCGAAGGAGGAAGATGGAACGGATAAAGGCGGCAGCAATTAGGCTCAAGGACGGTCGCGTGTTCACCGGCAAGTGCCACGGAAACATCATCCAGAGCTTCCCGGGGAAGGTAGACCGGCAAGACACCGTTGGATCGCAGCACGGGTTCGTGACGTCCGACGGTCGCTTCGTGGATCGGCAGGACGCAAGAGACGTCGCCGTCGCTGCGGGCCAGGTTCCAGAAGGAATAGGTGTCCTGTACTCCGAGGACCTGATGACCTTCGACAGCAACTACCTCAAGGAGGACGAGGATGGGGGTGACTAATTTCAAGAACATGATCGGCGACGAGCTGCGAGCTGTGGGAATCGCCCCGAGCGGCGCCCTCTTCCCCATCCGGTCGGCCGACAGCGTGCGCGGCTATCAGCTCGCCGCGATCATCGTGGGGATCAGGCACCGTGCCTGGTTCAAGGAAAACGAGAAGTCCCTGCGCCTTTCCCTCCCCGGCAAAGGGGAGGGCGGCCAGGTCATCATCTTCGGCGACGCCGACTCGATGACGGAGGTCTTCTGATGTCAGAGGAAAAGAAAAGCAAGATCGACCAGGTCGGGGACCTCCTCGAGGAGGGCCTCGAGAGCGGAGAGATCGAGAAGGTCGACGTGGTCATGGACGAGCACTCATACTCCTTGAAGAACCAAGAGCCTCCCGACACTACGGCCCCCGACGACCACCCCATCCACCACAAGCACGACACCGACCTGGTCCTCAAAGACGGGGTTCGCTCCGTCTGGATCGAGGTTGGCGACCTCGTCGTCTACTTGCGCCGGACGTTCACGACCGATCCGTCCGACCCCGAGAAGGAGGTCCCCCTGGGCGTGGCCGTGGACATCACACCAATGGTCTGCGCTGAAGAGACTCTCGACTGTTGCTCGGCCACGTTCGAGGACGCCAAGGACTTCGAATGCAAGAACTGTGGCAAATACACCGGGGGCGTCGACTACGACTTCTGCGAGGACTGCGATCCCAGACAGCCCTGCGGCCATCCGGAGAGCGCCATCGAAGGTTCGGAGGATGGAACAAACTACTGCGGCCTGTGCGCCGCGGAAGCGGCCAACCGTCCTGACGAGACCAGTCTCGGCATCGAACGCATGAGGGACGGCAACGCTGAAGGATAACCAGAGACGCTCTCACTTCTGTCACAAGAGAGGTGAGAGCGTTTTCATTTACATCGAGTGGAGGCAAAAACGATGGATTGGCCGAAAGACATGCCGTTTCCAGTCTACTTCAAAGCATGGCACATGCGTGAAGCCAGGAGACTCGGTGCAGAGCGATATTGCCGCGCGAACAACATCAATTTCGACTGGGAATTCATGCACACGTTTCGCCGCATGATGCTGAGACAAACAGGTCCACGACCCTTGGGGAACCATCTCGATCTCCTCGAAGAGGCCATGTACGAGACGGAGTGCCGGACGTTCATTCTTTCAGCCAACCTCATCAACGCTCTCCGCGATACTCGGCCCAGAGACATCGACGCCTCCCTCCTCTAAACGCCGTTCGACCTGTTCTACGTCGACTTCTCGGCCGTCGAAATTCCATCCGGGAATCCGGAGAACAGGTTCTCACAGACTGTTCGCGGCGTGATAACCCTCGGCCGAAATGGCCACGCAAACCGCAGAATCTGCGAAGAGAATGATCTCGATCCCAACGACGGGATCATTGGATTCTTCATCGAACACGCCCCGGGTGACTACGACGGCCCCGGCGGAAGTGCAGCACCATGGACGGGAAGTCTCGCATCGTGGAGAGTCCACAACGGTGTCTACTCCCTCGAACATGCCATCAGCAACATCGAAGGAACAACGGAAGACACAGACCTCATACGAGTGGCATGGAACGTCTGGGCCCAGGCAATCCTCTACATTAACTCGGTGAATCGAGACGAACGAGAGGAGTACCTGGAGGAACGGCTGGTCCCACGACTAAGAGGAAAGAAGGGACGAGCACGCCGAGACCTGAAACGTCGCATCGAGGACAGCGGCCGCGTCTTCCGTCTCGGCCACTACATCCACATTCCCCAGGGCAGCGAGGGCGAGAAGAGAGCCCACCAAGGAGGTCACGTGAACGTGCGCTTCCTGGTTCGGGGCCACTGGCACACCTACTGGACCGGATCAAACCGGTTCGGTAATCGTCGACAGGTTCTGAAGTGGCTCAAGCCCTATTGGAAGGGCCCAGAGACTGCCGACACCGTCCACGGCACCTATGTGGTCAAGGAGACCGAAAATGACCGAGGAAGAGATTCAGAACCACAAGGAGAAGATAGACCGGATGAGCCGTGAGGAGATGTGTCGTCTCTGGCGGTTCGCCCCGGCAGGCCACCCGTACTTCGTGACCGGGACCGAACTCACGGAGTACTTCGACAAGAGGTTTAAGGAGCTCGGCGGATTCAGTCCGGCGATCTCCAAGAAGATTGGATGGCGACAATGACCAAGGAAGAGATGATCGCCGTCGTCGTGGACGGCCACATGGACGACGTCGAGGGGTGGCTCCTTAACGACAGGGAGTCCCTCCGAGCGTGGTTGCAGGAGAGCCTCGGGCTCATGACCATGTCCGCGAAGGAGATCAGGTCCAAGTTCAGCGCCTACTTCGACGACCAGGCGGACGAGATCGGGGCTGACGTGGCCGCCCTTCTGAAGGACATCTACGACGAGGCGGACCACATCGACGGCACCGAAGCCCCTCGACGGGAAGAGGTGTCCCTCGAGAACGCGAGGAACATCAAGAGGTGGGCCAAAGAGGCCATCGAGAAGCTGGAGGAGCTATGAACCATCCTATCCACTGCGGAAACTGCCAATGGACCGGCGACCTGGACGGCGATGACTACGTCGTTCTGGACGAGGTCCCCGACCTGGGAACGCGCCTATCCCCCGGATGCGAGTGCCCCGCCGGCGAGTGTCCGGCGTGCGGCTGCCTCGTCTTCCTCGGTGAGCTGCCCACGCCCAAGGAGATGACCGTCTCCGAAGCGCTCGAACTCCTGAAGACGAAGATCAAGACCGACGACAACGCTTGGGACGCGATGGACGTCATCTCTCGCGTCTTCGCTACAGCGACCAAACGGTTCCGATGCCCGGCGTGCGGCGGTTCCCATTTCGGGAGTGCGATCGGCGACGACGGCAAGATGACCAGGAACTGCCACTCTTGCCGTGGAGCGAAGAAATTCACTTGGACCGAAGACGAGGACGACAAGTATTTCCGCTGGGAAATAACGCTGCCCACCGGCGAACTTCTGGACCAACCCAGGGAAGTGAGCACAAGACCGGGCGTCAGCAAGTACGTGGGAACCTATTCACACCGTCACGGCGTGGACCTGATCAGTTTCCGCTCCAGGAAGCCGATCGAGGAACTCGACGCCGACGAGGTGGCGAAGGCTCTCAAGCTCGACTGGGAACCGGACCGTGATGAATATCTGTCGTTCTTCTACGCGAACGGCATCGACTTCCCCGTGATCGATTGAGGAGGAACCATTGTCTGGACTATACAACATGCTGATGGGGCACAACCCGGCCTTCGGGCTTCTCTGCGCCATGGTTGGCATCACACGAGACACCGCACAATTCATGGGCCGTGTGCGAGACGCATGGATCTCGGAGGATGCCAAGACCATCGGCGTTCTCCACCGAAACTACGGCGAAGACGGAGAATTCGCCAACCAGAATGCGGCCAAACTCCCGAATTTCCGGGAGCAACAGGCTTGTGATGACTCCACGTATCAGGTCTGGTTGTTCGACGTGCCACCTGAGGGAGAGGAGATTGCCAAACAGATCGCTGAACACTCGGACAACACGCCTTGCTGGGAGCGATACACGCAGGCTATAGTGGACATGAGAGCCGGCAAGGAGACGCCCCAGACCAAGCACATGATGGACGTCGGCAAAAAGATCATGGGCGGCCTGTCAGAATCCCTGAAAGACGGGGAGTCTCGGACGGTGGAGACGGAGGATGGTGGTATCGACATTATCGCCCCGGGCGGGGGAGGCGCGTCATGAGACTGAGAGAAGGGATGCTCGTGCGGACGAGCTACGAGACAGGTCCGTACGAGATCCTTTCGATCACGCGCGGATGCACCTGTCCTGAATACCTCGATGAACTCGAGATGGACGAACCACCGCCATCCAGACCCCACATCCACCTCATCTGCATCAAACCAAGCGGTTCCAAACGGAACAAGTTTTACCTGGGCGGCTACGATGAAGAAACACTGGAATCCGTCTGGACAAAATACACACGACCGGACTCAGCCATCCCTCACGACCGGCTATACGTCGTATCGCCACGAGAGGTTTTCACGCAACTCCTCCTGTTCCCGAGGCCCAATGAAGAAGCAAGCACTCGCGCTCGCTTACGGGAAAGGCGGCGTTCTGCTCGGAGATGATCACATGAACGACGAACTTCTCCTCGATGAGAGGACCCCACGCCTGAAGGCGTTCGACGCCATCATCGTCAACTCTTCTGCTGGAAAAGACAGCCAGTGTGCCCTCGAGACCGTGGCACGTCTGCGAGCAAAGCAGAAAGTCTTCCCGCCCATCATTGTGAGCCACCAGGATCTTGGCCACATGGAGTGGCCCGACTCGAAGGCTCTGGCCGCCAGACAGACCCAGCAGTACGGATTCCGATTCGAGGTCAGCAAGTACAGGAATCGCTACGGCGACTACCTCAACTTGCTCGAGTACGTAGAAGCCAGGAAGAAGTGGCCCGACAACAAGAACAGGTTCTGCACCAGCGAGTTCAAACGCGGACCGGGCTCCCGTGTGGTGACAAAGATCTCGAAGGAACTCCGGACATCCGGAATCCAACGACCCAGGATTCTCCACGTCTTCGGATTTCGGTCGGAGGAATCCCCGGCACGCAAGAAGAAGGTCGTCTTCGAAGAGAACAGACGACTCAGCCGTGGGACACAGGAGGTGTGGGACTGGCTGCCGATCCACCACTGGAAAGAGGACCGCGTCTGGGACACCATCCATGACGAGGAACTCCCCCATCACCCGGCCTACGACCTGGGAATGCCACGTCTCTCATGCGTCTTCTGCATCTTCGCGCCGAGGGCGGCGCTCATCATCGCCGGCAAACACATGCCTGGTCTCCTCGAGAGGTACGTAGCCCTCGAGAAAAGAATCCAGCACGATTTTCGTCATAAGATGCCGCTCCGTGAAATCCTTCAGGCCGTACAAGACGGCGAAACCCCGATGTGCACGGATGGCGCCTGGAACATGTAGGAGACACCATGAATCGAAAGCAATGGACGACGCTGATGGACGGCGACGACCTCATCCTCGCCCACAAGATCGGAGACACCGGCTACTGGTGGGTCCTCTCCACCACTGATCTGGTATCGTGCTGCGGAGAGGAGGAGGCTGCCGAAATCTCTGGCAGCAAACGGATGCCCATCATGGGCGACCTTGACCTCGTCCCCGGGAAGGGGGTGGTCTCGGAAGAGCAACAGGCCAAGGTACTGGAATCATGCGGATGGGAGGGTGCACCAGACACAGAGGAGGCTTGGGTTGAGATGGCGCGGTCCTATGGGCTCAAGGTTCCGGTGAACCACGCCTATGGAGCGACGAACGAGAGCGCCATTAAAAAGGCCCTCAAGGAAGCGTGTGTGGATCTCGACGGCAATGTGGATCACCACCTCGACCGCACCGTCAACAGAATCGGTCAGACAGGTCGGGAAAGTCTGGCCGGCGACATGCAGTCCTGCCTCAAGCGCGCTCGCTGTCGCGAAGACGCGTCTGACGAGCAACGGCTGGTGGCCCAAATATCAGGCCCCCGTGTGCGCCAGGTCAGGCAGAGCAACCTCACCTCCGAATGCTGGAACGTCCAGGTTTGGGGCCTGGAACGGTACGACGAGTGCGAATTCAAGGGAACTTCGGAGTGCGGTGGCCAGGAGATCCGAAAGACGGGAAAGAACAAGAAGGGACACAAAGTCCCGATTTCCTGAGAGGAGGCGCCATGCGAGGAAAGGGCTGGCAAGGTCACAACATCTTTCGTTTCTGGAGAGTCGAGACGAGCCTCGGAGTCTTCGTACCCCTGACCAGGGAAGGAAAATTCATCGTCCCGGTGCTCGAGTTTGACAAGATCGGAAAAGATGGCGACTTCACCAAACCATACACCTACACGCTTGAGTACATGGACTACAGATACGACCCGAACCTCGCCATGGTGAGCCGCAACGACGTGCCCGAGAGCATCAAGGACTACTTCCGGGAGTTCTGCCGGAGCGGCGAGGAGAAGCGTGAGGGCGTGAAGCAGGAGGAGGTGGGTGTCTCATGAAGAAGCTGGCACCGCCATACGAGTACCTCGGAGAAGACGACTGGTCTCGCAAGCTGTTCAAGACCAACACAGGCGTGACCCTGGTCGACGTGGACGGCGAGCTCTACACCATCGCAAGATACGCCGAGTTCGGGGAGGGTTGGGGGGAGCCTGACCATCCGACAGGAATCGAGACCCCTTCGACGGAACCGCACTACGACGCTGTTTGGGTCGATGCGCCGATGCCCGTGGACTACACGTGCTGTTGCGGCCTCTCCGTACACCCATCGAAGAGAAACCCGGAGGCAATTCACATTTCGGACTGCCCATACAAGGAGGTGTGACGGTGTTCGTGAAAGACACAAAGCGTGGCTATACGGCGGATGGCCAGCAGAAGGCTTCGGGAAAGTTCCTGATGCTCTTCCAGGACCCGCTCCACGAAGGGCTTCGACCTCCGCTCCGGGCCTGTGTCCGGTCCGTGCACCTGCGCCAGCTCGGTCACTTCATGATGGGGGTCGTCAACTTGGCCGGCCAGGAGATCAGCCTGTCCGGGTCCTACGGGAGCGATGGCCTGCCCATCTACCTGAACCACAAGGTGAGTCACGAGGCTATCACAGCCGACGGCATCAAGAATCTGTGGGAGCAGCTCACGCCGCTTCCCCAGGAGTTGCAGGACGCCTTTTGGGAAGGCGGCGGACACAACTGCGCGGGCAAGGAGGCCGGGGCTATGCTCGAGTGGGCCCTGACGAACTTCAAAGAGCTCACGAAACCAATCAGGAGATCATTATGAGCTTCTATGCAGTCTACCACTCCCTGGACGGGAAGACGCTCGTCGGAGGCGTGATCGACAGCGAGACGTCAAGGTTCCAGCGACGAGAGGACGTTGAGACCCGTATCTCGTCGATCAAGGAGGTCAACGCTGGTCGCAAGATTCGCTTCCAAATCATCGAGTCCGAACTGCCCCCGGAGATCTTCCACCACTGCAACGACGTGCCGGCGACCTGCGTGGGGTGCGTGTGTTCCGGCTGCGGGAAGCTTTTGACCGACGCGGACGCCGAAGCCGCAGCGAGGAGGTGAGCACGTGAATCTCTCTGTGAAGCATCTGCGGATCAACCCGTACAACCAGAACCCGGAGGAAGTTCCGGAGGGCACGGAATACGGGTTCTGGCGCATCGTGGAGCACACTGGGGCCGGGTGGTTCGAGTGGGACGGTCTGTACAAGACCAAGGAGGAGGCCGAAACCGCTATGAAGAAGGCCCTTGAAGCGGAGGAACGCAAGCATGGACCCGAACGAGTGTCTGAAGAAAATCGATGACTTCCTCCGCGCCTACAAATCGGGCGACGAGGTGGACCAGTGGTGCCGTGACCTCATGGAGTGGCTCGACAAGGGCGGCTTCGAACCCGACTGGAACGAGTACGAGTGGGGCACGAACTATTTCAAGTGCCGCCGAATCGAAGAAGCAAGAGCCGGGAGGTGATCGTGTCCAAGCGTTTCTGTCCGATCTGTCACGTCGAAATCGACATCTTGTGGTCGGTCGAAGGGTGTCACGGTGACGAGGTCATCATCGGAGTGTGCAAGGAACACGGCGCCGTGAAGCCCATTCTGGAGGAAAAGCAGCCTATGATCATCGGTCACGCCGGCGACAAGGCCTATCTGGATGGAATCTCCGGAATGGTGCCTTGCATCGTTCTGAAGGTGACTCCTGAGGAAGTCCTCGTGAGAATGGACGCCAAGAAGGGGGTCCTGTCCTGGCACGGAATCCAGGAGTACGGGGATTGGAATGAGGAGGTGTCTTGGACGCACAACCAGGTGGTGCCAGAACGTGCTGTTCGTTGGCCGGACGGCAAGAACTCGTTTCATCCGAGGATCATGCCCTACAAGTGGGAGGTGACCTCATGACCAGAGTCGCCAAAGCCACCTGCCATCTCTGCGGGATCGACTACACGTGGCTTATGAGCGGGCGATGGTTCCGCGGAACGAAGGATACCTGTGATCGATCCAGCACGCTGTGCCCGGACTGTTACGAGAAGGTCATGGCGGGAATAGCAAAATGGTGCCAGGAGCGATCTCAGAATGACTGGAACGGCTTCGTGGATCACCTCGCCAACCAGAAGAGAATGCCGCTCCAGGCCATCCTGGTCGTGCTCGACGCGCTCGACAAGTTCTGCCCAGAGTGCTTCGATGCTGAGCGCCCATGCTTCTGTTCGAGGGATGACTGATGGAAAAACGATTCGTGTACTCCTGTCCCAACTGTGGTTCGACAGAAGTCCAGCTACGCTATCCCGTGTGGGTGGATGCGAATAACATCGACGACAAGGAGAAATGGGAGTTGGATTTCGAGGCTTCACCAGAAAAGGACAGCGACTCCGGCTACTGCATGGAGTGCGGCAACACAGAACTCCTGAAGAAGGAGGTGGTCGACGAGCCGGAACTGATAGGAGGACCTGTGAAAGCGGAAACAAGATTTGTCTGTAAACACTGCTCGAAAGAAAACTGTCTCGAGCACTGCCAGGAGACCGAAGACGGAAAACATGAGGCGGACCCGCAGAGCGCGACCGTCCCGGCCGGCTCCGAGTTCCTGGTGGACTACACGTGCAAGCACTGTGGTCAATCCGGCTCCCTGGCCGTAGACGAGAAGGACATCATGTGGGAGTGAGAGGGGGTGTTGCATGGGAGGAAGCCTGAACCACATCCTGGGGGTCGACGGCGAATTCACGATGGTGTGCATCGACAACCTTGGCGACGCCTACGAGGCCTTGAAGGAGTGCTTCGACCTCATCGTGATTCTTTCCGAAGGGGATTGCAGCCACGTGTCAGCCGCCTGTCGGCGTCTCGGAATCGTAGACCCGTACCGAAAGGAAGATCGCCTCGACGACGAGCCCATGCCCGAACCCATGGCAGTTCCGGAGCGCGTTCGGGTCAGATCTCAGACCGCATGGCCTCCCCACGAGATCCTCCGACGCCTCGTCGACCTTGCCGAATACACGCTCATTGACCAGAGCTGTGATCGACACGGACACGAGGTCGACCGCGCGGCCGTAGACGCCGCCAAGGAACTCCTGAGAGACATGGGTCATCCAATCTACTGAGAGCCGAAAGGCTCTCTTTTTACACCCCCTTTCTGTCATGAGAACTATGGAAGGGAGGCGTTTGATGATCGTGGATCTCAAGGCCATGCGTATCGGTGCCGGGTTCAAGCAACAAGACATCGGCGATCGACTCGGAATCACACAGAGCCAGGTCAGCCGGTACGAGAAGAACCCAGGAGCAATCTCGCTCAGACTGCTCACGCTGTGGGTGAGCGCCTGCGGAGGCCGCATCACCATCGGATACCACTGCCCAGAAGAAATCATTACAGTTCCTGGGAAGTGGGTGACCCGTGAGTTGACCCCTCACAAACCCGGAGAGCCGTAGGCTCTCTTTTTTCTGGAGGTGAGATGAAGACCGATTATCCATACATGACGTTCACCGAGGTCACCAATCCCGGGAAGAAAACGAAAATCTGGGAGATCGCCAGCAAGAGCAACGGAGGTCTCCTGGGACGCATCAAGTGGTATGGGGCCTGGCGCCAGTACTGCTTCTTCCCTGAGCCGGACACCATCTTTAACATTGGCTGCCTCGCTGACATCGACGCATTCATTCACGATGCGATGAGGGATTGGAGGAAAGAACGTGGAGCGTGAAACACCGAAAAACCGACCCAGGAAAGGACAAGACCCGTTCGAGAAGTTCAAGGAGGCCTACCCGGCCACATTCAAGGTCGGTGACGACCATGTGCTACATGAGGAGTTCCTTCATGAGCGGCTACGCTTCGCCTTCGACCAAGGCAGGCAGTCAGCGGCCCAGCCGGCGGAAAGCATCGGCATGTGGACCGAGCGCATGGCGAGCGCCACGAAGATGCTCGACAAGTTGGGCGAAATGTCCGGCGTAGCCAAGACCGTCGACATCAACTTCGCCATCGAAGCCGCCCTCTCCCTCAAGAAGCTCGCGAACGAACTCTACTCGGAGGTCAAACGCCTCGGAGTCCCAGCCACCGAGGAAGAGATCGCCAGGCACCTCGACGTCTATGGCAACGCGTTCATCTTCGAAGGTCACCTCCTCAACCCGGCGAGAATGGTCATCAAGCTCGTCAAGGAGCGGGCCGGCGTGACAGCCCCGACGAACTACGAAGTGGTGCGGCGTGTAAAAATCGGAAGACCGTGGCCGAGTAAAACCCTCGAAGAAGAGGCCGTGGACATCATTCGCGAGTTCCACGATCTCTACTTCGAGGACGGAAAGCCCAAACTCCCTCCGACGGACCTGGCCGGAATCCATAGAGATGGCCTGGCCATGATAAAGATTCTGAACCGGGTTCATCGCCTCCTCGAAGGAGAAGACCTAACGGAGGTTCCGGGCATGTCGGGCAACGACCTCGGCGCACTCATGCCAGATTGTAAGGACTACACCTACAAGGAGGAGGAATGACTGACGAGATCGAAGTTCAGGTGAACGGACGAACGTACTTGAAGACTGCTGACCACACCGCCCTCGTCATCGTCAAGTCCGACCGACTCGATGAAGGCCAGGAGCTTCAGGTCCGATTCACCCAAGAAGGGATTGTCGCCGACCTGGTCGAGGATGGCCTGGTCGTTCAGACCTTCTCCAACATGTACGACGAGTTCGTGGAGGGCCTTCTGCGATGAGAATCAAGATCTACATCGAGACCGGGAACGCAGCCTTCGACGGAGATCCCCTTCCAGAGATCAGGAGAATCCTGGCGACGATTCCGAACAAGATCCAGGAGCAAATGGCGAGACCGCCGTCTGCCTGCAACGCGCCAGAAGCCGCCGACTGGCTGTACGACGTCAACGGGAATAAGGCCGGGCGCATCAACGTGGACACGAGATGGAGGGGATGAAGTGACTAATGGTGACAGAAAGCAGCGGCGAACCCGGTGCCACAAGCACCCCGACATGCTCACCGAAGATAGATGCCCCCGTTGTGAGGTCGAGCGGCTGAAGAAGCTGAACGAGGACCTTCGGGCAGTGGCCGGCATCCACGGACAAAAAGCCACCGTCTACGTCTCCTACCAGTGGCGAAAGGTCCTGGCCCCACTCTTACAGATACTCGCGCTCCCGGAGAGGGAGGGTGAGTGGAACGACCCGAAGGTCCACATCGGGAAGGGGTCGGGGAGCGGAGACCGCGCCATCAAAATGCCCAAGGACCTGGCCGAAAAGATCGCCGAGATCGCCGATGAGATGGACAAGGAGTATGTCAAGGCCCTCCTCCAAGGATACAACGACGGCCTTCAGATCGTTTCCTCGTCCATGGGCGAGGTGTTCGACCGAATGACCAAGCACAGGGTCAAGCTGGACGCGAAGAGGCTGAAGAAGCTCTTCGCCAAGGACAAGTGCTACCGCGGCGAGTTCAACATCGCCAGAGACGCTCTCCAGAAAGAACTGTTCGCCATCTTCGACAAGGAGGACTGACGTGGACAGAGAGCCCGACCAGTGGACGAGGAAGACTCCGATCACCTTTCAAGAGCTCGCTGATCTTCGCAAGAAGGCCGTAGAAGCTCTCGACGAGACCGTAGGGTCACCGGTCTCATTCACCTGCGACAACTGCCCATGGGCCACGGTATGCACCCTGGTCTTCGATGGGTACAACACCAACGGAGACTGCCTTTGGGAGAAATGAGATGTCGTACGAAAATGATTTGGCCTGCAACGAGTGTGGGAGTGAAAAAGACGTGAAAACCGTGCAGATGCGCCGCCCGGGAAAGGCCACCGGATTCGTCCCGCAGAAGACACGCCTCTGCCGCAAATGCAGAGACAAGAACCACGGGAGATGGAGGTATTGGCGGTGAAGATGCACAAATCCATCACGCAAGACCGCGTTATCGCGGCGGTCCACGAGGATGACTGTATCGGCTTCTGCATCGACTGCGGAGCCGAGACCAGCGGCGTAGAACCCGACGCCAAGGGGTATCCGTGCGACGAGTGCGGATCGAACGCCGTGTACGGAGCCGAACAGCTTCTCTTCGAGTTTCTGTAGGAGGAATCGTGGACGCAGAAGAACCAAGAAAAATCGAGAATCTCAAAGACCTGGCGGAAGAGCTCGGGTCCGACGAGACAGAAGCAAGCATGAGCCGGCGCGTATACAAAGGAACAAGTTGTGGAGCATGGCTTGCTCACACGTCAAACGGCGTCCGCGTTGGCTCCATCGTCGAAGGAACCGACCAGTGCGCAAATCCCGTCGAACTGAGTTTCCCGTTCACGGACAAGGAATTCTGGGCGGCCTTGGATGACATCGAGAAGCAGTGCGATGCCATCTGGAAGGACACGCACGGATGTGAGAAGTGCTGGCCCAACGGGACCGTCGACCAGTACGGAAATACATTTGAACCGGGTGAAATCGGAGCCCCTGTCAATCCCGACTGTCCGGGATGCGGCGGCGACGGGATCATCCTGTGAAGGAGGACCGATGCGAACAGACCCAGATAAATTCATGCTGACGATCTTCTTCGTTGCCATGCTGCTCATGCTCGTTGGATCATGCGCCGAGAAAAAACCAAACGGGAAGATCGAGGTATCCGCGCCAGCCGTGACCGTTCAGGCGCCCACGCCAATCGTGCTTCCAGCACCCGTGGCGGACTTCGACCCTACGACCCTCATCAAGAAGACGCTGATGGACCAACGGCCTGAGATCAAGGACTACTTCATCGAGTGGGGGTCAGACAGTCCAACGAACGTCTATTTCCAGGGAACCTTCGACCTATACGGAGACAAATACGAATACATCGGCACCTGTAAAAAGATGAACACTGGTTGGAAGGTCTGGAACATCGCTATGAAAAAGGAGTGACCATGGCCACCATCGAGATTCACGAGCCCATGATCATCACGGCGCGTCTTCTACCCGGAGTGAGAATCGAGGACGCATTCATTTCGGTCGAGCCCACCGGAAACCGGGGTGAGTACGGGAAACCCGTCTGGCGCTGGTTCATCGACCTCCCTGACGGCGAATTCAAGGGAGACGACCTGGCCGGCTGGGGCGACCACAAGGCCATGATGGAGACGCTCCTTGCCTTCCTCGAAGCCGCCGCAGAGTCATACCCCGACGGCGAAAATGCTGACCTGTTCCCGGCTCCCGTCGTGGCGTGGGCCCACCAGAACTCGGACGAGATCTCAATCTTGCGCATGGAGCTGGAAGGAGAGTGATGAGCCGTTATCTCAGATCGATCCAGGAAGAATACGACGAACACGGAAACTACAGGCCCGGAAGCTCTCGAGAGGGCGACATCTTCCACGGAATCATCGAACGACCGAAACCGAAGCGCTGCCATCCTGGAGCCAAGGGGCCATGCTCTATGGGTCTCGAGACTCTCGAGAAAATCTCGGACGAAAGGAGGCCACTTGGAGAGAATGGCTTCATACGCACCGAGACCTCCAGGATGCGGTGCTTCTGCGGTCAAATCTGGATCTGCCGACTGATCACGGTCGTGAATCAGTTTGGCACTCTCCCGCCAACCCCTATCTGGGAGATAGAACGAAAAACATCATCGGTCGTGGCAGGAGAAAGGTGAGAGCACTACTTCGGAGGATGACATGCCCAATGAGGAGTTTGGAGACGTGGAGCGGCGGTGTCCGCACTGCAAGAGGAAGATCTTCGTGCCCGAGCCCATAGGCGGTTTCGCTCGCTTCGCGTGTGCGCACTGCCAGCGGAGCATCACGGTGTGCCTCGTCGTGAGGAGGTGCCCTCACTGTAATAAGGAGATCGGGAGCCACGTTGCTGTGCGAAAGGGGGCGTTGCTATGACCAGATGCAAGCACACCTGCCCGAGATGTGACGGAAAAGGATCTATCGCAGGGTTCGGGTGTGGCCCGACCGCCTGCATGAAGCCCATCGTGATGCCCTGCCGGTTGTGCAACCAGACCGGTGAGATCGACGACGAAAAGATCGACTGGATCCGACGCGGCCGCATCATGCGGCAAAAACGCGTGCACGGGAGGGTCTACAAGACCATTCGAACCGCTGCCGAGGAGCGCGGTATCAGTGTGGCGGACTACTCGAGGATGGAGGCCGGCATCATCGAACCGGACAAGGAGGACTGACCATGCGGTTCAAGTTTTCAGACCCAGCGGGAACGATCAAGAAGGTCCGCAGGGCCACTCCCGAAGAATGGAAGAACGTCGTCGAGGGCGAGGTCCGCTACGGAGGAATCGTCGAGGAAGAGTGGGCCGATATCGTTCCCGAGGACCGAGACGGCGACGTCACGATCATGGTGACGACCAAGGGCAAGTATTACGTCGTCTCCCAGAACTACGAGGGCCACGGCATGCTCTCGATCGTGGAGGAGGTGCCCGGATCATGAGCGAATGGCTCGGAAAAGGCTGCAAATACCAGTGCTGCCAGTGGGAGGAGAACGAGGAGACAGGAGGGCCTAACTACAAGGACAACCTGCCGACCCTGATCTTCTGCAACCACCCAGAAAACCCGGAGGACACGGAGGGGAACTGCACAGGAGAGAATTGTCCGTTGCCCGAAGGGCCGAACGTGCTCGTACTCGTGATGGACGGATCCGACCACACCGACTACGAGACGACAGGGTGCTGCTCCCAATTCGGCCGGCGATGCAATTCGTGCGGAGGCTGGATGCACTACCAGCCGATCTACGGGGGATACTACTACCAGTGCGAGACATGCAAGAAGACCGACGTATGAGGTGGACATGCCTGAAATCTGCTACAAGCCAAAGAAATTTGGGAAGAAAAAACTGGCCATCATCAACCTCGCCCGACAATTCGTTGCCGACTACCAGGCACAGGGTTTCGATCTCACCATCCGTCAGCTCTTCTACAAGTTCGTCTCCGAAGGCCTCCTGCCCAATACGGAACGGACCTACAAGAACCTGATCGTCACGGTGTCGGAGGCCCGCATGGCCGGCCTTCTCGATTGGGACGCGATCGTAGATCGTACCCGAAAGAAGGAGGGTCAGACGCACTGGAGCAGTCCGAAGGACATCGTGGATGCGGCCGTGCAGAGCTACCGCATCGACAAGTGGGGTAACCAGCCGATCCGCATCGAAGTGTGGGTGGAGAAACGCGCACTCATCGAGGTCGTTGGAAGCGCAGCCTATCCACTCGACGTGGACTACTTCTCCTGCAATGGGTACACAAGCCAAAGTGCAATGTGGCGCGCTGCCCGAAGGCTCCGTGAGCACGAAGACGCCGGCCAGGAAACCGTCGTCCTTCACCTCGGTGACCACGACCCGTCGGGCGTCGACATGAGTCGAGACATCCAGGAACGCCTGTGGCTGTTCGGCTCCGATGCAAGTGTCCGGCGCATCGCTCTGACCATCGACCAGGTCAACGCGCTGAACCCGCCGCCCAACCCGACCAAGGCCACGGACTCCAGAGCCGACAGTTACGTGGCTATGTACGGACATGAGTGCTGGGAACTCGATGCGCTCGAACCGAAATACATCGTTGACCTGGTCACCCAAGAAATCTTGAAACTACGCGATCCGGCCCTGTGGGACAAAGCCGTCGACCACGAGAACCACGAAATCGGAATTCTCGAAGAAGCGGCAAAGATCATCGAAAGGAAATTGGAGGAGTAGCGATGGCAATGAAAAAGGCCCCTGGACCCGAGCCCGAGAAGGTGGCGTCCGAAATCGAGAAGCTCAAGGAAATGGCCCCGAAGATCCGGCAGACGGACGCGTTCGGGGGTGACAACCGAGCCAAGATCGACGCCCAGATCCAGGTCCTCGAGGAAGAGATGGACGAGGACGACATCTACGACGAGTGGAACGACGACGAGGACCCCGACAGCACCTACGACATCGTCTCGTGTGCGCGGGACGCGATGGAGTGGCGCGACGGCGACCGCAAGGAGAGTCCCTCCAGCGAGTGGAAGAACCTGGTTCAGGAGTAGCCAGATGAGGGCCGAAAGGCTCTCATTTTACGCCGATTTTCCGTCATGAGAATGATGGAAAGGAGGTGTCTCATGAAGAGCACCATCGAAAGGAAGACTTCACCGAAACGTAAGGTGGAGATTCATCACGTTCAACTCGGTAATCCGTTCGACACGAACGGAGCGCGTCTCTTCGAGGCGTTCCACGTGGCCGACGTCTTCTTCCCCAGGACCGGGCCCCGCCCCATCTTCCTCTACAACCGCCACGGCGTTCCCTACGTCGCCCTCGGCCAGCGGTGCGCCATCGCCCCGGACTTCCCGGAGATGCAGGAGGAGGATCGCTCCTACGGCTACTCCACCGCGTCCCTCCCCGTCGCCTACGACCCCAGCGTCGGGGGCTACGACATGGAGAAGCAGATGGGCGTCTCCAGGCGGTGGTTGAAAAACCACTGGTGGATGGAGGAGGTGGAGCACCTCAACCCGGAACCGCTCAAGACCAACAAGCGGTGACCAACGAGAGAGCCGTGACCCGGCTCTCTTTTCGTTTTACGCTGATATAGCAAGTGCTATAGCACCTTTTATAAAACCTTTTATATGGCGGAGGCCGGAGGGCTCGAACCTCACACCTTTCGGCGCGCGCCGGGTAGCAACCGGGCCTCAGCCCATGCCGAGTTCAGCCTCCTTTGTTATTCATTTGTTATTCATTTGTTACCTGACACTGTTGATTTCCTCGAAAAACGCAGTGGGACACAGACTTACGTGAAGAACACACCTGTCACCCCCGGGGGGGCGGGGGTCTGGCGGCGGGCGGAGGAGTCGAACCCCTGCCGCGAAGCGACCACCGGTTTTCAAGACCGGCCCCCGGGCCCAGCGCCGAGGCTCACCCGCCATACGCGACCGAGGGGTCAGCTTCCGGACGCCACCCCACCAGCAGTCGGATTTGAACCGACGACCTCAGGCTCACGTGACCTGCGCTCTACCAGACTGAGCTACACTGTTCGGTCGCTGAGGTGACCGATCGGAGTTGAACCGACGTCTCGAGGGCCACAACCTCGCGCTCTTCCGTTGAGCTACGGCCACATGGTGCTGGAGGTGGGAGTCGAACCCACATACCCGAAGGCGCCGGGTCTGAGCCGGCTGTGTCTGCCAGTTGCACCACTCCAGCATTCTTGATGGCCGAGGCGGGAGTCGAACCCGCAATCCCGAAGGCACACGCCCCTCAGACGTGCGTGTATGCCAGTTCCACCACTCGGCCAGATACGGGCGGGGGGATTCGAACCCCCATCCCCCGGGTTTGAACCGGTCGCGTCTGCCAGTTGCGCCACGCCCGCTGATCGGGGTAGCCGGATTCGAACCGGCGATCTCCTGCTCCCAAGGCAGGCGCCCTACCAGGCTGGGCTATACCCCGATGAATGGGGTGTGGAGGAATCGAACCTCCTGGCCAGCCACCCTGCATTAACGGCCAACGGATTTACAGTCCGCCGCAGGGAACACACCCCGAAGGATCCCCAAGGGATCTTGCCGCGCGGTCAAGGGATCAGGGCAAAGAGACCGGCGGCTATAGACTCGGGTAGAGGTGTGGCGAGGGTAGGGAATGAGATGAACTGAGTAAGAGGCTCAAGATGTGAAAGCCTGCGTTCATCTATCTGCCCACACGGGTAAGAAAGGCGTCTGGAAAACCAGGCGGGATTAGAACCCGCTACGCTTCCGATGTCATCATTATCTCCGTCACCCACAACGAGTCAAGGCACTTTACTCTCTTTTACACCAGGGTCCGACGAAGGACGTCGAACATCGGCGGCACCGTCGAAGGGGCCGTCACGCGCAACTCGATCTCTCCGGCGGCACCGTTGGTCCACTGGACGGTCACCAATCCTGCACCGAGATCGACCACGCTGATGAGCGTGCCGTTGGTGATGGACCAGTTCGCTAAGTCCGGTACTGGCGTAGCCGGGTCGAGCTGGAGGTTGTGGGTGATGGCTGCGAACGGCGTGGTCTCGTCGGGGTACGGGTCGAACTTGTTCGTGATGTACGGCTGGCCGGCACCCTTCTCCCCCACGAAGGCCGTCGAGAGCGTCGCCAGAACGGTCAGCGTGCTGTCCAGGAGCTGAATGTCGAAGGGGAGGCCCACGTAGCCACCAGGCAGGTAGAGCGTCCCCACGATCCACTCGCTGGTCATACTCGATATAACCATCGGGATCGTCTGGGAGGACCCGATGGGAACGAGTTCGCTCGTCACGGCGCGAACCACGGTCACGCTGTCGAAGTCCGTCCCCAGGATGGTGAAGTTCACCGTCACGTACCCCTCGACACCCGTGGGGGCAAAGGACGCAGGAACAGGAGTGACGGACACGGCGCTGATGGTGAAGTCCGTGATGGACGGGAAACTGTTTCCACCCGGCGTATCGACGCCCAGAGTGATGGCATCGTTCGCCCCGCCTGTGACGTCTCCCACGCCCCTCCAGAAGCCGTTGGACTGGATGTCCCAGTGGTCGAGGTTGAAGTTGGAGAAGGCAGGCGTTATGGGCCCGGGTACGTTGCTATCGGGGACGAAGAGGTTCTGTCCCACGAGCTCGATGATCCTGGCGGCGCCCGTCGTCGGAGGCTTCACGACCATGTTCACCTTCGGGATCGGTTCGGCCAACACCGTGCCGCCAATGGTGGCACTGCTCAGATCAGGCGCTGGATTGTCGAGCTGAAGCGTGAACGGATCGCCTCCGGTGTTCTGAGGAGCATCGAGCTGAATCTGAACCTCGGTGTCCGAGATGAAGACCAAGTCGTGGACCGTGACGGTGCCGGCAACGATGCCGGCGGTGATGCCTGCCCGAAAGCCGGTGCCCGTGATCCTGGCGATGATGTTGTTCCTGCCCTCGATGAGAGGCCGCGCCACGTACTCGAGCGCCGTGATGGTGATCGACGGGAAGGTGCACGTCCCGATCGGAATGAGGCCGGTGGTTCCGAGACGGTTCTTCACGACCAGGTTGAACGTATCCGCGCCCGGCCCGGCGTCCTCGAGGATCTCGTAGTCGAGCTTCAAGCCGTCGAACGGGACGATCACCGGGTTGGTGACCACCATCTTCTCGCCGGCCTGGATGTAGGCCTCGAGGTCCTGACCGTAGAAGACGTTGCCCGGACCCGCGATGGACAGAACTCCGGTGGCCCCTGGGCTGAGATCGCCGATGGACACCACACCCGCCGGAGTGGGCTCTACGAGAATCGGCGACGTGGTTCCTTCAGCCTGCTGCGTGACGTCGAGCTGATTTTTGGTCTGAAGGACGTGAAGCCCCACGCCCGTGAGTCCCGCGGGCAGGCGCACCTTGAACTCCACATAGTCCTGCGTCCACTCGAACCCCCACATGTCTTCGTAGGGAATCGGCGTTCCGCTGATGTCCGCCTCGACGAACCGCAGCACGTTCTCTGCCAACGGCGTGTTGTAGAGCCGCACGAGGACGTCCTGGCCCTCTACAGGCTCCGTGGGCGTTCCGTCGATGGACGTTTCGATGATGGTACCCAGGAAGGGGTTGAGGTCGCCCACGATCAGGATTGGCTGCGTGACGCCGCTGTTGGACTCCATTCCCGATGGGTTGATGACCTTCGCCTTGATCGGGAAGCCCAGAGGTGATCCGATCAGGATCTGACAGGTAATCGTGGTGTCGTCCACCACGGCCACCGACGCCGGAACCACCGAATCTGGCGCGTCCACCCACACATCGGCGCCCGTGTCGAAATGGTCGCCCCGAATGGTGACGTCCACCACGTCCGTGGTCTCGATGGCGAACGGAGGGGGAGGAGCGGCCGCAGGAGGTCCGTTCGTGACGAACGCTCCTCTGAGGTACGGGGCGAGCTCTTTCACTTCCCGGTTCGCCGTATCGCTGAAGAGGCCCGTCGGATCCTGAACCACCACGTCCAACGTGTTTCCGTAGGGCGGGTCCTGATTCGGGGTGATGATGTCCACCTGCATCTGGTTGCTGGCGATGAGGCGCTTCCTCTCCACCACGGAGACGGTCCCCGTAACGGCCAGCTCGCCGCCCAAGGTCTTCGGGAACGGAGGGTCGTCCGTGTAATTGTCCAGGCTGATGATGAGCCGCTGACGAAGCCCCTCACCGATGTCCGTCCTGAGAACGCCGTCCCGATCGAAGATCTCGATTCCGGTGATCGTGGGGCCGATCTGCTTCGGGCTCACGATGGGGATGTTGACCAGGCTGTTCGCCAAATCGGTGGCCTGGTAGACGCTGATGGTGGGTGTGGTGCCACCGCTGCTGTTCTCGGCCGTCTGCCCGCTCACGGTCACGCCACGGAGGTTCACCTCCACGCGGTAGTCCGAGAGCACTCCGTCCGGGTCGTTCACTGTCCAGTCCGTGTTGACCTCAGGCGTCATGTTGTCGATGGGGATCTCGCGAATGAACTCGCTGCCTTCGTCGACATCGGTGGGACCGGTATCTCCGCTCGGCGGGAAACCCATCACTGAACAGGGCATGACCATGCCGTTCTCGAGCAGAACTCCCTGCCATGGATCGTCCACGCAGGCGATCGCCTTCGACTTGAGGCCGTCACCCAGATCCACCGGAGCCCCGATCTGTGGGCCGATCCCACCGCAGCAGAGATCGGTCGGTGGAGGGTCGAATGGAACGGGCTCGTTCCCGGGGTCCGGGTAGTTCGTGGTGTACTCTTCGAGGACGTTGGCCTTGGAGTCGATGGTCAGCCAGGCCATCTCCACGTCCCACGTAGCGCTCTCCACGACGTTCCAGGCCCACCCGAAGCCGATGGAGCCGAAGGGAGGCTCCTGGAGGCTCAGCAGGGTCGCCGTGAGCTGCGGGAAGTACGGAGAGGCCGTCCCCGCCGGCAGAATCCAGATCGGCGCGCGCTTGTGGTAGTACCAGACGCCGCCGTTGTTGTCGACGCTAAACTCGTGGCATCCCCGGAAGAACTGCTCGGCCTCGTTGAACGTGAGGCCCTCCGCGTGGTCCTGCTTCAGCAGATGGGTGTCGTTGTCCGAGACTTCCGCGATGGCCTGCCTCGTGACGCTGTACGTCCCGCCCTGCTTGGACAGAATGAGGATCATCTTGATCCCGCAGGTCTGGATGTAAGGCGTGGCCGCACCCAGGAGGTGTGTCGAGTACAGGGCCATGACCATCATGATCGAGTCACCGTCCGCAAGACCGTCGGCGGTCAATCTCGTGACGTGATAGGTGACCCGCTGACACTCCATGTGCGGAATCTGACAGCGCACCACAGCAGCGTACCGCTCGGTCGCCGGGTATCCCATGGACCAGGGGGCGAGGTAGCCGCTGTGGCCGCTCGCCTGGACGTCGGACACCCCGGAGTCGCTCTGGACGAACCAGTCCATCTGAGCAAGCCGAGTCCCGAGTTCGGTCGTGAAATTCTCCGTGTAGTGAACGGGTGGGTGCGGATCGTCTCCTGCACCTCCGCCGCCCCCACCACCCCCACTTCCACCACACGTGATGTCAGCGCAGTAGGTGGTCTCGACGAAGGTGAGCCTCGCGACGATGTCAGCAAGGTCGATCTCGATCTGAGCGTGGGTCTTGGTCCCGGCGTCGGTGAGGTCGTCATGGGAGATTTGCGGGCCCTGTCCGGGCAGCCCGTTGTGAATGTGGCCAGTACCGCCAGGCTGGTTCGATCCCAGACCGGCAAACACGGCGTCGAGAGCCCGCCAGTTCGGGTTCGCAAGCGTGTGCCAGGTCCCGGGGGCCTCACCCGCGTAAGGCACGTTCAGGTTCAAATTGGCAGTGACGTCAGCCATTACTCACCCATCTCTTGTAGCTTCTTTCCGAGACTGCTCAGGAGACCCTTACCCCGCTTCTTGATGTACTTCCTGCCTCCCTCGGCCGCGGGAGATGCAGCGACCTCCCCGCCGCCTGATGAAGCCGCCTCGACGCCTTTCTGAACGAGGTCAGGGTCCTGGAGCGCTTCACGCACCTTCTTCTTGCCCTGTTCGAGGATGTCGCCCGCAGCGGACTGCGCCGACGGCTTGACGTGCTTTTTCACGGCCTCGCTGAAGACGTCGCCCCAGCCGGCCTGCTTGGAAAGCTCGTCGAGAAAACCGTGCATGAATGCGTTCATACCACCCTCAGACGTTGATGCGGAACTTCTGCTTCTCTATTTTACCCTGAGATTCGAGATCTTGGATCGTGACCTGCTCCTGGCGAGGCACACAGAACCGCCACTGGATGTGGGCCGCTGGAATATGGAGTACAACCACGGCGTCCTGGATCAAATAGGCACCGAAACGTCCGTACCGGTCGATGTCGCACCACCACTGGTCCCGGGAGAGGATTCGGTCGTGGACGATCTGACCCCGATCGTAGGGCGCCACGAAGAATTTGGCAATGGCTGCTTCCGGATACTGATCGATCGGAAGCCTCACGCGCCCCTCCACGAAGCACATGGGCGCGTCGATGAAATCCACTTCCTTCACCGTGATGGTCTTGTAGAGAACCATCGTGTAGTCCGTACCGTCCGGCTGCGGATTCTGGGAGTGCATGGCCCGGTAGATGAGCCACTTGTAGTAGCGCATCTGGTGCGGACTTCCCGGCTCCGTGTCCACGAACTGGGTGAAGTTAGTGCGGCCGAGGACCTCTTCGTAGGGGATGCCGTACTGGTCGTTGTAGAGTTTCTCCACATCGATCCAGGTGAGGACCCGGCTGAAAACGATGACCTCGTCGATGAGACCGGCGAAGCACTCCCCCGACCCGTTCCCGCCGATGTAGAAATCCTCGGAGGTGAAGGCCACATTGGCTGTCTCGTCGATCTCGACGGAGGCCACCTCCACGCCGTCCAAGTACAGCCGTGCCATGCCGTCTCGATCGAAGGTCCCGACGAGATGGTGCCACTGCCCGTCGTTCAGGTTCCGCTCGTACTGGACGTACCGGCTGTTCAACGGGCCGTTGATGACCAGGGAGGCGTAGTACTCCGTGCCGATCTTGTCGATGTAAATTCCGTAGCCCTGCCCGGTGACCGACGAGATCTTGCCGGCAACGAGCCCTGTGTCGAAGAGCGCGGTAACCGTGACCCACGCGCTGATGGAGAAGTCCTGGTTTGCTGCGAAGGAAAGCTTCGATGGATTGGTGCTGGAGAGCCAGGAGGCACCGGCGAACCTGGCGCACCCGCCGATGATTCCGCTGGCCGACAGGAGTTCTACCACGCCCGTAGCTGCGAGATTCGCGTCCGGGGACACATCGTCATCGAAATCCTCGTCGATGGGCCAGAAAGCCGTGGTCCACGTCTCGGGCACGAACTGAACCTGATCTCTCTCCGTCAGACCATAGCGCTCATCGATACGACGGATCTCGTAGAACAAGGGGTCCACGGTATTCCTGCCACTCTCGACCACCTCGGGCGGATCCCACTGAAGGAGGACACCGCTGGTGGCGTCCCCGGTGGAGGGCTGAAAGGAAACGCGGGCCGTGCGCTGATTCAGAACGGTGGTCCCGATGGTCCCGACGTAGCTCAGGGAGATGACGGTGTCCGGCGTCTTGGCCGGATCACTCACGTCATAGCCGTACCGGACGTAGTAGATGCCTCCGAAAACCGTCTCCACGCGTTCGAGGTCATCGATGCTGTAGGAGTCGATTTCCAGCCCGAGGGCATTCAGCACTTTGAGGTCAATCGTGTTGACCACCCGGCCCCGTCCTGAGACAGGGTCGGGGAATGAGATCTTCAGATCGACTGTTCCAGGATCAGGCATCGTTGGTTTCTTCGGCCAACCCTTCGTCGAGGATGTTGATCCTCGTCGGGTGCTTCAGGGACACGTCTCCGGACAGAAGGAACTCCACGGGGTGCTGGTCCGCGTCGGAGAGAACCGCGGCCAGCTCGGCCACTTGGGCCAGGGTATAGGCCGTGGGGCCGAGAGTCGGGAACCGCACGGTCACGAACCCGTTCTGGCCGATGACACCGCCCGTTTCGTGATTCACGTCCAGCGTGTTGAGCTGGACCTGGTCGAACAACCCCGACGTGTGAACGACAGCCCCCGAAACCACACAGTCGTTACGGAAGCCCGTGGACGGATCGAAGAGACCCATGGGGCTGTCCGTCGTGTACTTGTTCAGACAGAACGAGTACCCGTTGGTCGGAGGCGCGAGAGTCGAGCGCGTCTCCGTGTGGACGAGGCGCGCGGCCGCCCACACCCCGGGCTGGTGCACCCAGATCTGGAACCCGGTCCTCGTGAAGACGAAGGCCACGTTAATCGGGTACTGCCTCGTCGGGTCCGTGGGATGAGACGCCAGCCACGCCGAATCGGGGATGTCGATGAACTGGCCGTTGGAACCCCCGCGCACCACCTGGACGCGCCCCGGACGGAACCGGAGGTAGACCGAGTTGTCCGGAACCTGCACGGTCGTGTACTTGAGGGACCAGGTCGTGGGCGTGACCACGTTGTCCACCGTGAAGGCGTACTCCTGGAGCCCCGCCAGCCACTCGACGTTGTCCGACATGATGAACTTGGTGTGCCACATGTCGCCCACGTTGCCGGCGATGGCTGGCTTGTAGATCACGCCATCGGTGTCGTAGGCCGGAGGCACGAGCGGTCCGGCGATGACGATGCAGTTCCTGTTGAGGAACGCCGCCTGGCTCACGCCAGCGCCCACCGCGGCCCACTTGGTGGTGTCGATCGGGCCCGGGGTCAGGGGATCGACCACCAGCGGGTCCGGAGCGAATTCGCCCGGAAGGGTGGCCACGCCGAGGGCGTCCTTGAGGTAGCTCAGGATCTGCCCGTTGCTGACGCTCGCCCCGCTGAAGTCCACCAGGGCGTCTCTCACTCGTGCCATGTCTCAGCCTCCTGTGGCTATACGACGTATAGCTTAATCGTGGAAGATCTCGATCTCCATTCCCGCCTGGAGAATGACCCGGGTTGCGATGTTGAGGAACCGGATCGTGTTCGGGTCGGGGAAGACGTAGTCGTTGCCGACCCCGTACAGCATCTTCACCCCCTCCACGTACACGAAGGACGTGAGATCCATGCTCGTGATCGGGTTGGCGAGGGCGAAGTTCTGAGGCGTCCCGGGAACGCCGCTCACGCCCACAACCTGAACCTCGTGGAAAGGCCACGGCCACGTGCTTGCCGCAGCCATCGTGATGCCCGTCTTGCCACCGCCCAGATCCGTGACCGTGAAATTGGGTCCGAACTTGACCGTGTTGGTGTTCGGGAAGAGCACCCCGCCGTTGTCCTCGACCGTGATATTGGCCCCGACCACGATGCCGGCGAGGACGTCCTCGAGGGTGGGGCCGATGTACCGGTAGCCCTTGACCCAGAAGGGCGGCGTCAGCCCGGCAACGACCGGGTCGTTCTCGAAGGTCAGGATGCCCGACTGGTGGTCGAACAGCGGTCCCGAGACGTGCGTCCAAGGGATCTGGGCCCCAGGAACTCCCACGTTGTCCTCGTGAATCGTCAGCTCCCACAGTTTCCCGTACTTGGGGGGCACCCAGTCTTCGAGGCGCGGGTCGGTCTCGACGCCCGGATTGCCGCCGCCGTCGATGGTGGCGAGCCAGCAGAATGTCGCGCCCACGTCCGTTCGCTGGACCATCTGCCAGACGCCCTGCTCACCGGGAGGTGCTGGGAAAGACTGGTAGACCTCGATGTCGGTCGTGTCCAGGGCCGGCGGCGAGGCGGGCAAGTCCTGTCCCCAGATCTCGTCGACCTTGTAGATCACCCGGCTCGGCAGAGGCGCCGTCGGGTCGAAGCGTTCGCGCTCCTCCCACGGAGTCTTGTTGATCCCCGTGTGCCCGAAGCCGAAGAACAGCTTCCCCACGATCTGGAGAAGGTGCTCGTGATAGTCGGTGAATACGGCCATCGTGGCCTCCTATTCTTTGTTCCGCTTCAACCTGAACCCGTAGGTATAAGGGCCAGCCACAACTCCGGCAAGACGGGCAGGATCTGTGAGAGCCCGCTTCGGACTCGTTGTCTTTCCACGTCCTGCGAGCCTGCGCTCGGCCGAGACCGACGTGTCCCTGGTACCGCGCCGAAACTTGGCTCCCTGGTACTTCAGGAAACGGCCCACCGATGCCTGCTTTTCCAGCTCGTCCAGAAATCCGTACATGAGAGCGTCCATTACCCAATCTCCTCGATGGCGTAGATCACGGGCGTCGTCGCGCGATACGTCACCCGGAGAATCAGCATCTCGCCAGCATCGACCGTGGACAACCCGTTGCCCGTCCAGTCGATCTCGACGTAAGGCGTGCCGCCTGGCCCCACCACGTCCACGATGGCGCCCACCCGGCACCCGTCACCGTCGGCGAAGTTGCCGCCGCCAAGGGACAGCTTGGACAGGTCGAGCCACCCGCTGAAGTATCCTGTCTTGTGCCCCGGAAACTTGATCTCGAGGTTGACCTGACCCGTCGGCGTGCCGCCCCCGCCGAAGTAGGACTGGCCGATCTGAGCCGACGTGATGCCCCAAATGCGGAACTTTCCGTGACTCCTGGGCTCGTCCTTGAACACGAACGCTCGGTCGTAGATGGCCGCACCCGTGCCGGCGAAGTCGTTCCCATAGTCGCGTCCTGCGGCCTGAACCGGTTTGTACGATCCGAAGTTGTAGTTGAGCTGAGGCCAGGTGAGCGCACCCTCCTGCGGATTGGTGTTGAAGGGGCCGTGTGCCACACGAGGGTTCACCTGGAGCTGACCGGGCTCGCCGCCCCCGTCGCCCCACGGAGCCACACCGACGTAGAGGGGTGTGCTGCTGTGCCAGTGGAAGGTCTCGCGGACCATGACCGGCACCCACTCGTACTGGGACCACTTGGGATCGTCCTTGTTGAGCCGGTACCGCTCGTCCTCGAAGAACTCGGCCTTGTCTCGAGTATCGGCCGACTCCAGCGTGTAGAGCACCATCTCTCCAGCCGCCGTGGTGATCGGAGAGGCCTGAGCATAGGCATGAACGGACTCCGGTCGCATGTGGACAACCTGGAGATACGCGTTCGGAACGCTCTGCTCCACCGAGTAGTCCTTGACCGGACGTCCGGTGGGAAAGGCCGCAACCGACGGATTGTCCGCGGCTCCCGGCGGCGAGGACACGCCGACCATGTCCGAGATGTCGATCTTCTTCGCCTCCTGCCACTGGTTCGTGACAGGATCCTTGATCGCCACCTCGAAGGGCTTCTGGTAGTACGTGTCCTGGAACAAGTTGGTCACCGAGAAGTCGATGAGCAACTCGTTGTCGCCCGAGTAGTGCTCGATGCCCGACACGAACACCGTTCGACCCGGCGCGTCTCCGGTCACGATGCTCGGAAGGGCGTAACCGCCAGCGGAAGGAGTGGGAGTGCTGTCGAGGAACACCTCGAACTTGCCGCTCGTTCCGGTGAACGGGGGGACCGGCGGTGCCACATTCAGCTCGATGGTGTTGTATCCCCGCACGACGCCAAGCGCCGGATCCGGCGTCACCAGGTCCACATTCACCTGGACCTTGATGAAGAACCCACCTCCTGACGGAATGGAAGAGGTGATCGTCAGATACGGGTTGAGAGGACCAGGCGCCGCACCAGGAGGAATGGGTGCCGATGTCGCTCCGATCAGGATGCCGTTGACGACGAGCGAAAGAGTCTCCGCGCCGCCACCCACCACCCAGAACTCCATGGCCGTCTCGATGATGGCCGGAGCCGGAGCGTCGTTGACGTTGTGCACGTAGCCGGGCTCGCTTCCTGGGCCGAACTTGGGGTCGTAGACGATGGCGGCCGCACTGGCCAGGAAGGCGGCCTCTCGATGGATGCCGCTGACCTCGACCCAGCCCACGTCCGGGTCCAGGCCTGTAAGCGCCGTTCCGAGGGCAACACCGAGCGCCTCGTTCAACCGGTCGATGGCGTCGGGGATCGTCGCGTTCTTGTCCAGGACCACGTAGCCGTCGGAGAAGGTTCCGTCTCCCGGCTCTCCGAGAAGAAGATCCTCGCCAGTGTGGCCGTGAAGGCGCGTAAGCCTCTTGCCGATGAGCTCGAGGAACCGGCCGTAATCGACCTCCGAAACGAGTCCCTTGGCAACCACGGCTTCCTTGGCTTGGATGGGAATGACGGTCCGAATCACGAGGTTGCCGTCCTGGACGTTGGCCTCGATCTCGATGAACTCGCCTTCCTTGATCTCGAGGTCGCCGGCACCGGCCGCGGGAACCTCGTTGATGGTCCTCACGCTGTCCGGGGCCGTGAACCGGACACGCTTGTTGATCTGGTCAGCCTCGATGTTCAGCCCGTTCTGGCCCTGGAACTGGATGACCTGGTCTTCCGGCTCGACGATCTGCTCTCCGACTTGGATGCCGGCGACAAACGGCGCGCCCTTGATGAGGGCAATGACGTCGGCGTCCACCTCTCCCAAGACGTTTCCGAACTTGATGAACGCCTCGGGATCGATGTCGTGCAGCTCTTCGCGCTCGCCGTAGCGCATGCACCAGGGCGGTGCCGGAATCTTGTTGTCCGGGTTTGGGTTGTACTCGAAAACGAACGTGAGGTTGAACCCGATGGGAGAGCCCCCGCCGTCCTGGCCCGTGTGGAAACCCCCGGGATCTACTTGATACGGATTGGCGTTGGGGTCGATCTCCACACCGTTCGCATCCTTGATCGACACGATCGTGAGTGGGTTGCCATTCCCGTCGTGGGGTTCGTCTTCGCTGTCGCAGTCCACGAGGCGGAACCAGTTCCTGGCCATGGACGCGTCTGTCTCTCCTGTGCGGCCGACGAAGCACCCCTTGGTGCTCACCAGGGTGTAGGAGACCTGATAGGTTCCAGGGCCGCCCGTCACACTGGAGATCGTCATCTTCAGAGGATTGGCGAAGTAGAGCAAGTCGTTGGCCATGCTGTCCAGCACATCCCGCAGGCCCTCGTCCGCGGCTGCGTGGAACGGAAACAGGCCGAGCCAGTCCTCTACGAGGATGTCACGGGAGAGATGGAGGTACGGGTCGTCCACATCCCGGAAGAAGTGCTTCTGCACCTTCTCGGGCGTGGCGTTACCGCTCAGATAGTCCTGGATGAGCTCGAAGACCTTCGGGTCGAGGAGGAAGTCGTAGGCGCGCGTGAACCCGTAGGGGCGGACATCCACAGACACATCAGCGACCACTGAATTGGGCACCGAATCGGTGAGACGAATGCGGAAGGTGTGCAGCCCGACTTCGCTCTCCACGACGGCACCTGCGGGCGCCTGGAGAGTGTCACCGACGAGGCTCATTCCGGCAGGTGGTGTCCCGAAGCCTCCAACGATTGACCAGGCGTAGGGCGGCGTCCCCCCAAGTGCTTGGAGTTGAAAGCTATAGAGAAGAGTCGCCATCGCCGGCGGCAGACTCTGTGAGACGATTGTCAACGGATCCATTCAGCAACTCCGGGAAGTCCCTCAGCCTGTCGAGAATCTGGGTCCCCACCAAGAGCACCGGCGGGTCACCCGGTATCTTGAGCGCCGGATACCCCTTTATGAAAGGCTTCTCCACGATCGTCGGTTTACGAATCACCAACGGTATACCCCGCGTAGTGAAAAAATCAACGATTTGCGGGAGGATGCGCTCGCAGTACGCGCAGGTGTCTATGTAAAAATAGACGCACCACTGCATCAGACCCCCCTATTGTGGAGGAAGTCCCGTGCAACCTGAATGGAGGCCCGGCCATAGTCGGACGTGATCTCCTTGCCGGCACGCACAGGTTTGGTCGTGACCATGAAGAGATCGTCGCCCTCGCGAACCAACTTCATGTTCGGTCGACCGGAGTGATTCACCTTCTTGGCGTGGGGTGTCTGCTCATAGTCGTCGTCGGGCCGCCCCGTGCTCGAGACTTGTCGCATGCCCAAGCCGATGTTCATCCCTTTGGGAAGCGGGGACGTGGTGAAGAGGCCCTCTCCGTGGATCTTGGAGGGTCGGACTCGAAGAGCCCCGGTCTTCTTGAGCATCTTCATCTTGGCAGATCCGGAACGGATAGCAGCCTTCCGCCTCTCAAGGCTTTTCTCTTTGAACTTGGCCTTGATTTGCTCTTTGGCCCGTCGCTGACGCGCAATCTGTTTTCGGGCCCTGTTTGCCCACTTAGGCGCGTCAACTGCCTGCCTGGCCAAAAGCGTGCCCATACCAGCATCCGGGAGGACGAGACTGGCCGGGAGCGCAGCAAGACCCGCCACGCGTGCAGCCTTGGAGGGCTTGGCCGTCCGCATCCGCATGATCATTCGCTGAATGGGCTTGTCCTTCACCTCGCGGAGCTTCTTCGCCACACGTTTCCTGGCAGACGGCATGTCTCGCCAGCCCCGAACAGGGATCGTTTTGAATGGCTGGTGCTCATGACGACCCTTCTGTATGGCGAGCTCCTCAGAGAGGTCGTCCTGGGCCTTCTTGGAGAGCTGGACGTCCAGCTCGTCCAAGAGGCCGGTCATGAAGGCTTGATGGTTCACAGCGCCGCGCCCTCCTTCTTGATTCCCTCAAGGAAAGTCACGACCTCGTCGTAGGGGATGAGCATCTTCCACTGTTCGCCCTGCGGCGTTCCGATGGGCCCGGCGTTCGCGGCGTCGAGCTTCATGAAGTACTCCTCGGTCCAGAACTGCATGGGGGCGATCATGCAATACTTCACACCGTCGATCTCTCGCATTCCGATGAACTTGATTTCACGGCTGGCAATCTGACGCTCGCCTGTTCGAGAGACGTACCCGCCAGGAGGTACACGGTCCTTCATCCGGACGCTCATCTTGCCTCCTCATTTGGACCACGATCCAGACATGACTGCGTGGCCCGTGCCCCTTCCTCGAAGATTTTCTTGATCGTCTCGAGATCCTCTCTCGAGAAACGGCCCTCTCGCATGGCAGCCATGATCCTGTCCACAGAGGTCTTGATGATCTCGGCCGCGATATTTGGCATTTCCAAAGCCTCGAATTGATCAGGGCAACGAAACGTACTCCTTCAAAGTCTCACGATCAACCTTGAGAATGACCAGATCGCCTGCGCGCCTGGAGACCTCGATCGTCATGACCTTCTCTCCGTCGTACACGTCGATCACCCTGGCCGGCTCCGAGTCGTCGCCCACACAGATCGGTTCTCTGATCGATTCGATCCTGTTCTCGAGATCCTTCACCTTCCCGCCGAGCTCGTGAAGCATCCGGCGAAAACTCTTGGGAGGGTCAAGAGGGCGCCCTTCCTCGGCCGCCACGAACTGCTCGACGAGTTCGGCCATGTCCTGGCTCCCATTGGCCACGGACTGGACGAGGACATCGTTGAAGGTCTTGGTGTCCACGTAGATCTTCATCGAATCCCGGTCGGTGCGAAGGATGAACGCCATCCGAGACCCCATCGTCTCGAAACCCACGACCTTCATCGGATTGTCGAGGTCCCCAACCTCCTCGGGAATCTCCGCGCTCCGGATACGGCGCTTCATCACCTTGGACATGAGTCGCTCGACTTCCAGATCGCCCCGGGCCACCGACTTGAAGAGATCGAGGAGACCTTCGTCCAGGATGATGGCGTCCTTCGCCAGCATGATGGGCTGTTTGGTCTCTGGGCACATCGCCCAATGCGTGTAGGTTCCGTCCACGGTCTCGATGGGGTCCCCCTTAAGCAAGGTGAATTCCAGATCATGCTCGCCGCCGCATCGTGCGCATCGCCTGATCGAAATCGTCCTCGCCCGCCTCTTGGCTTCGTCCTGGGCGCGCTTCTCCTGTTCGTTCGGATCTACCATTCGACGTCTCCTAATTGGGGCTCATTTCCGTATTTCTACCTGCCAGATACTCCTCCACCTTTTTGGAGAGGCATGTGGCGCAGTAGTGTACGCCCCCCCACACAACGTCCCTGAGCGTAGGAGCGCCGCAGTCTGGACACCGGCCCTCGGTGGGGAGATCAGATCTTCTCGCAGAATCGGAACGAGACATACGGAGGAAGAACCACAGCGTTCACTGGAGTGAACGTATGTTTGTGGGCGTCGGGCCAGTAAAGCGCCAAGCCTCCCGGGAGGACCTCGTTCTGCTCCGTGCTTCTCTTGAAGTCCTCGACTTCCTTCGCGTTCAACGGATTGAACGACCACGTCACACCGTGGCCTCCGAACCAAGCGAGGGACTTCTTCCGAATGGACCAGTCACCCAGCGCTACGTCTCCCGGGCCTGGTGGGATTCCCTGATCGTTGAAATCCGGAGATTGAATGCGGCGTTGCACGTCGGGTTCGTCGCTGAGGAACTCTTCTACGGGCTCACCTACCATGCCGTCACGCTGGTGGATGAAGTGCTCGTCGTCCCCCAGGGTCTGCCGCAATTCCGGCTTCTTGTTGGCGAGGACGCCCTCGCTGATGGTCGGGTATTCTTCGGTCCCTCCGCTCAGTACGTTGGGATCGCCGAACGTCTGATAGAGCATGTGCTCGTCAGCCTCAGGTACCGAACGGAAACCAGCGGGAATTTCGTCGCCTTCCCACAGAATAACGGCCCCTCGAGGGAGCGCCACGTCTCCTGGATTTTCGGAGTAGGGGAGACTCAGGTCGAATCGACCGAGAGCAAAGGACAGTCCGGCCACACCCATGGAGTATCCGCGACGCCCCCTCACCTTCAGGCGCACAACGATCTTCTCCATGTCCAGAGGACATTCCTCGATGGCGTGCATCACACGGCGGTACGACCCGATCTGACTCGCGAAGAACGGGAAGCTCTCGTCGGTCTTGGACCCGAAATCGTACTCGGGCCACACCTTGACCTCGCCCTCGATCTTCGTGGCCGAGAAAGCGAACGTAGCGGGCATGCCACGGAACTGATTGATGACGTCGATCTCCTGCTCGAGCGTGACCGTTGCGTCCTTGTAGAACGTGATACGCAGGAGATGGCCGCTGTCGTAAGACCGCCTACGAACACCGGTGACGATGTCGATAGGGTCGAAGTCCACTGCTCCAGCCTCTTCCGAATCGGCCGAGATGGACCAGTTGCCAACTGCGTACTTCTGCGCAGAAGTGCCCACAAGTATGGATACGTCCGCAGGAGTGAGCACATCGGCGATGGTTATACGTGGTGTGACCGACGGGTAGCTCTTCGCAGACGCCTCCCTCGCAATCCTGGCGAAGTTCCCATTCTTCAACCAGTTGTTCGAGTGATTCCTGCCGGCTGCTGAGAGGATGTCGGTCATTCTTTCACACAGAGCTTGACGACACGGGCCCGAGGACGGGAGTAGCCCCCAGTGCCCACGTAATTATGACCATGACCGGCGCACACCGGGGGAAGATTCGCATCCAGGTTCAAGTTGGGGACGTAGGCGTTGGACGGCCGAATGGTGCCGAGCCCCTCTGAGGGCTCGACTCGATGGTTGTGCTCTTCAGCACCGATCTCTGAGAGGCCAGGCTCGTCAGCATCCATCTTGAGATAGCCCGTCTTGATGATCCTGGCCGCCTTCTGGCCGTAGTAACTGAACGCCGTTCTCCAATCTCCCTGGAGGTCGATGTAGGTCAGCGTCTGGCCGTCCGTAACGGGCCTCGCCTCCACCAGAGGCAGAGGTTCACCGAGCCGTCTGGGATCGTAGAGGGCGATGCGGCGGATGTTCCTGTAGAGGTCCCTGAGCGTGGCGATGGCCGACAGAATTCCGAAGGGTGACGGCACGATGGACCAGAGACTGAGGTCCGTGGCCAGGCTCTGGTAGCTCGACGGGTACGTCTGGTACGGGCCCACAGGATCGAGCCTCGATCCTTTCTCGTAGGCCACGAACTCCGGCGCCACCCGCACGCCCACGATGAGGATGTTGTAGAGCGCATCGGGCTCCCCAGGACGGGTGGGGACGAAGGTAGCACCCAGAGGATCCTTGTTCACCTGGAGGAACATGCCCGGGACGAGCGCCGGCTTGAGAAGGCCTATGTTCACGTAGTCGAACCTGGGAGGCCGAGGCGGGGGCGACGGCAGCGTGGTGTCGATGAGCGTGATACGGACCCGGTCGATCTTGATGCGAAGTCTGTACCTCGGCGGAGCCGGCGTATCGCGCTTCACGATCTCGGCCAGCACCCTCGACGTGGCCCACGGATAGGAAGAGAATTCGTCCTGGCTCGAGACAGCCACAGGCAACTGCGTGTCATCGAAAGCGAGCGTAGTCACGTCCTTGGTCGAGTCGTAGCTGATGCTCGTGTACTGGATGTCGTCGGTCTTCCAGATCACATTGGACGGACTCTCCGTATCGCCAGGATACCCGACTACCTCCTTGTAACCTGGGGGGCACGTAGAGCCGCCCGTGTAGGCGATGATCGTCCCCTTGGGGACCATCCCTCCGTCCGGAGATGCCGTGAAGTCGAGCTGATCGAACTCCGTGGTGGAGAGAGTCTCGTTGGTGTGCGCCTTCCCCGTGAAGTCCCCACGGTACATGACGAAGTGGCTCACGGAGATCGTGACGGCGCCCTGGGGCTTGGTCAACCTGATCCTCGGGAGTCCCGGGATGGGGAGAGGCCGATCGGCCACGAGTTTGTAGATATACCGGTTGTAGTTCGATCCGTCGCTCACCGGGAAGTACCGGACGAGCTGAAAGCGCATGGAGTCGATGACCTCTGCCAGCCCCTGCGACTCTCCCTCTTCCTTGATGAACTGAAGATCGATCCACCACCCGGCAGGGGCGAACCCGCCACCCCAAGCCAAGGCCGTGAAGGCGAGCGTAAGCTCGTATCGGCATCCCGGGACAGGGATCTCGGCGTTGAGGGGGATCGCTGGCGCGAACGCCCATGACGTGATTGGCCGGGTGGTGGTGGCTCCCGTTACAGGCAGAGGACGTCCCACCTTGGAGATCGAGAGAACCTGGACACCGTTCTGCGTCGAGATGGACATGATCTGACCGTAGGCCCAGTGTGGGGCCACAGATACGAAGTAGTCCCCTGGCGAGACATTCAGCGTTCCGCCGATCACACGCACGGAGTAGGTAGCGTCCCCCTCCTGCCCACGCGTGTAGACGAGACCGCCCACATCCCCGTCCTGGGCGATGAGTGGAAGGTCGCCGTCCTCCGGCACCGCAGTGATCTCCGTGTCCGTGACCTTGGAGATTACGTAATGTCCGGAGTACTGGTCGTCGTTCGCCCACAACGTGACGGTACTCCCCTTTTCAGGACGCTTCCGCACCACGAAGTGAACGATGCTGTCCGCGAAGTCGTCGTCCGGATCGGGGTTGCTGAGGCCCAGGTCAGCCGCTGTGATCGGCGTACTGTCCTGTTTGACCACCTGAAAGGAACGGAAGTCCACGCCCCGGTCAGTCCGGTCCTCGGACTGGATCACCAGATTCATGGGATCGCCGTTCGCCTTGATCCAGGTGAGCACGGTCCCTCGGCGGATCACCACCGATTTGTCGATGAGGATGCGCAGGAGACCGTTGAGGTTCAGCACAGCCGTGTACGCCGTTGCCCAGTCTACGTCTTCCACCCAGAAGTCGCCGTCCTGGCGTTGCGGGATGAGGATGGCGCTCTTCTTGACGGGGATGGCCGTCATGAACGGGATGTACCGGAGAATGGGGTAGGTGAAGAGGTCGTTGCGGTTGAGACGGCAGTTGACGTGGCCCGTAGCCGCCATACCGTACTTGGGCTCGCCCTTCTTCACGGAACTGTCGTTCTCGAAGTCCTGGCGGTACTGGACGTGACGAAGGACAGTGGAATAGGCGTCGTAGTCGGGCTTCCAGTAGGCCACGCCCTGTACGAAGTTCCCGTTGGGGATGAGAGAATCGGCGCTCGAGATGTCTTGTACGGTGCTCATACTCGTTTGCAGAAAAGAAAGGCCCGGTAGATGGGCTCCGTATTGTTCGACCCCTGGTCCCCACTCAGTTCGTGCGTGTGATCCCGTGCCGGGTCTGCCTTAGACCCCGCATCCTCGTCCATTCCCGTCACCACACGTGCCTCGTCACTGCCCAGAAGAGAGCGTCGAGGCCACCCTGACGGCGGGTACATCTTCTGGTTCAACTCGTGTGTGTGATGCAGCGCGCCACCGCTCTCACCCGGAACACCCTCTCGAGGGAAGACATCATCCTGAGAAACGGGAGCAAACCCAGGAGGGGCGACGGTCCCCATGCACATGACGATTGCTCCTCGGGGGAAGACGGCTGCGGCGGGGTCTCCGGTGTAGGGGAGATCATTGTACGCTCCTGTCGCCAGCATCATGTTGCCAATGTGAACCTCGACCGCCTGAGAGCGCCCCTTGCGCTGGAACTGGGCTGCCACGATACCGAGGCGCACGTTGGCCGCCTCGAACGTACCCGTGAACCGACGCCACGTGCCGCTCGAAAAGGACGGATCGAGCTCCTCGTACTCGTCGGCCGGATCACTCACATTATAGTTCCGAGTGAATCCGACGCTGACAGCCCCCTGCACCACACGCAACGAAAAGGACACCGTGATGGGGCCCTGATAGACGAGGTTTCCTTCGGTGGCGTAGTAGCCGTAGGTGGACATCTCGCCGGCGTCGACAGGAACTGCGTGGTCAAGGACGGCGCCGAAGGCCAGCGTAAGGTCCTGTCCAACGGTCACCGGATCACTCTTGGGCAAGATGAACTTGAGGTAGTTGAACGGAGCACCAGCCACGTCCGGGACCTCGCCAAACACCTGCTCCCAGGTATTGACAGCTCCCGGCGCGATCGCTTTCCTGATCGCCCCGCCCACCGAATAAAACGGCGGGGTGGCTCCTTCAGGATCCTGAAAGTCCAACCCGCCGTTCTTGAACAGATTCGGGACGCTCAGGACATCTCCATAGTGCCTGCTGATGCCCATTCCGTCTCCTTACCGACCCCCGAAGGGCCCCCACCCCTCTCGCATTTTCTTGCCGACTCTGGCTCCGAGAGCTCCGCCGAGGGCTCCGCCCAGGCCTCCTTGCGCAGCACGACGCAGTCGCTTGCCCTTCTTGGCCGTGAGAAGACCACCGAGAGCGCCTCCGATGGATCCCCCGGCCGCGGAAGCCGTCTCGTCACTGGTCTTCTCGACACGCCTGGCGGCACCCTTCAGCCCAGCCTTCAGCCCTCGTTTGGCCTTGCGCCCCATCCTCGCGAGACGACTCGCCAGAGCGGCCCTCGGCCCTGTCTTGGCACCGCTGACCGACTGTTCCTTCGGAGGCTCGGTCTTGAGGGCCTCACGGCTCCGCTCCCGCCATCTCTTGCCGCCGGCGATGAAGTCGGAGCGGCTTTCCCCGGGAAAGTCGCTCTTCTTGGGCGACCTTCCGGCGAGCCGACCCACCTCGTGCGCCATGATGCGATGACCGGCGTATTCGCCGGCTTTTCCCTTCACAGGATGCTTGTCGGCATTGCCCAGGCGAAGGGCGGAAGGCAGCTTGGCTTCCTTCTCCATGGAGGTGTCGAATCCGTTGAAGAACGCCTCTTCGGCCTGCTTGCCGAAGCCACGACCCTTCTGCGCCTTGAAGCGCGGGTCCTGCGTTCCGGAACCCTTGGGTCCGGTGTCCTTGGGATTGGCCTTGGTCGAGGGATCTCGGCGAGCGGCCTCGATCTTGGCGAGAATGCCCGCGCCGCGGCCGCCGCCTCCGGGGCCTCCGGGTACGCCCATCGGGCCACGACCCCTGCCCCTGGCCAGTCCTCGGCCCTTCCCCTTGCTGCGAATCTTCTCGCCCGGGGTCGCGCACGCCATGTCGTCGGCCTCGGCCTTCTTGGGCATGCCCATCGGGCCTTTGCCCTTGCCCCGGGCCAAGCCCTTGCCTTTGCCCTTGCTGCGAATCTTCTCGCCCGGGGTCGCGCACGCTCCCGCCTTTTCCAGTTCGTCCAGCAGCCCGTGATAGAATGCTTGGGTCATCGAGTCCATGTCTCCTCCTGATTCTTTGGCCGCCTTCGGGAACTGCGGCAGATTCTTCTTCATGGCCTGCGGATCAGCCACCGAAGGCGGCTTCACCTTACCTTTAGGATACGCCCTACGCAACTTCGAGAGCGTGGGCGGCCCAGCCTGGGCCGCAGTCTTCTTGATGTTCTTCTTCGGTTTGGGGCCGAGTCGGTTGGCGATCGCCGTTGCCCCGAGAGTACCGCCGATGAGACCCACAGGCATGCCGATGATGAAGGCCGAGTCGGGATTGCTCTTGGCCCAGTTCATGAGTCCCTTGCCGGCGCGCCTGGGCATCGTACGGAGACGATCGATCCATTCCCTCTTGTTGAGAAGCGCCTGACCCTTCCGAAGCGCCTTCTGAGACGATGCCGCCGATCGAAGATCCTTGGACGAGCCACCAAACCTCGCCGCAGCCACATTCGCCCAATGCTTCCGGTTCATGCGGTCGAGCTGGCTCTGAGGCGGACCGAAGATCTTCCGACCGAGGCGCCGCTTGATGCCAACCCATTTTGCCGACTTCTCGATCTCGTCCACCAGGCCGTGAATGAACGACGCCTTCTTCTTGAGCCTCGAAAGAGACGGCACGACCGTCCCACGCCGAGTCTCAGACTGCTCCTTGCTGATGAAGGGTTTCATGTGCTTCATTGTCCCGTGTCGCCGTTTTTCCGACTGCGCCGTCTGGAGAATGTTTCTCAGGCCGCTCAGGCCCTCCGTCTTCTGCCTCTCCCTCGTCTCCATGATCCGCCTGGCCGGACTCGGATCTTTGAAATGATGGACCGGCATCTTCAGCCCACGTAAGCCGTGACGGACCTGGCTGGTGCCGCGACGCCCGCCAAAAACCGTGTGGGGCGGGATGTCCAGCTTGCCGGCCGACTCGAGCTTCCTCTTGATCGCCTTCTTGGGATCCTCGAAGTCGAAGCTCTTCTCGCTGTACGCAGCGCGGTAGATCCTTTTACGATCCGCGGGCTTGAGCTTAGACCACATCTTCTCCCACTTGACGGCAGCACCCTTCTCGAGTTTATCAGCCGCCTCACGTTCGCCTTTCTCCTGGGACGACGCTTCGTTCTTCACCAGACGCTTGAGGAGTTGGCGAAACTCGCCGGAATGGACCTGTTCCTCTTCAGCCACGTCCCGCATGAGCGGGGCCACCACATCATCGCGAGTGTAGTCCGCGATCTGGTTGTAGAGCGACGTGGCCTCCTCTTCAGCGGACAGGGCGAGACGCACGGCACTGACGATTTCTTCATGGGTGAGGGGATCTCCCGGCTTCTTGCCCGGGAACGGCCGAGTGAAGTCCACGCCGATCTTTTCGAGTTCGGAAAACAGGCCGTAGAAGAATGCCGCCCTCTTCTCGAGTTTCTTCTCCATCTTGAGGAGCGCCGGGTAGTATCCCGTGCCGAGTTCCTTGACATGGTCAGCCACGATTTTCTTGGCAACAGTCGGGCTGGGCGTGTGCTCCTTCTCGACCTTCACGCCCGTCCGCATCTGCGCAGGAGACATGGGTGGAACCTTGCCGCCCGATTTCCCTTTGCTAACGATGTCGGACAGTACGCGGTAGACCGTGGCCTCGGCCTTGTGGACGTTGAAGCCGTTCTCCTCGGCCCACTCGTGGAACTGGTCGTCGCTGGGACGTGGATGCTTCTGGAGAAACTTGATGACCTGCTGCTCAGACGGAGCGGCCCCCTTGGCTTTCTCCTCATCCTCGTCGGCCTTCTTACCCATGCCCTTGGGACCGAAACGAGCACGCTCCTGGAACGACAGGACACGACGCTTCAGACGACGTGCTTCTTCTCTGTTCATGCTGAACGCCTCGTGAAGGATGCTAAACGCGTTGCAGGCTTCGCCGCGCTTCCGCGCGGGTGGGCTATCGCGGAAGCACCGTCAGTTTCAGGTTGTTGTCGATGGAAAGGAGCCCACGCCTGCCGTTGGGCGCCGTGAACAGGAATCCGTCACCCTCTCCGAGCAACTCCACAGCCACCTGGTCGCCTTGGCGCAGCACGATGACCCTGTCCGTCCTCTCGGCCGGCGTGGACGTGTGCGGTACGCGGAAGCGAATGATCTGGCTCGAGTTTACGTGGTAGACGCGAACAACGTCCGTGTCCACCTCGTCAAAGTAGAGCAGCGCAGCGTTGCTGGGATTGAAGGAAGACGGAAAGGCAGCGCCCGCACGCGTGAGCGCATCGTTGATCGTGGTCAGACTCGGTATAGCCACCATCTCGCCCGTGTTGGGGTCCACGACGGCGACCTCGAGCTGCTTCACACCCATGAGGTAATTGAAATCGAGCGTGACTTCGACGTAATCCGCGCTCCAGGAGAGGATGCCGGACGTATCAGCCAGGCCGATGATCTGCTCCTTACCCGTCTCCGCGCTTGCGAACCGGTGGATGTCACCCTCGGTGGGGATCTTTTCGAAGAGCCCTGGTACAGGCTCGCCGTCGACCGTCACTTGCTTCGGATAGGGCATCGATCAGCCTCACTCGATGATCGGGAACTGCGGGAATACCTCCCACTCCAAGTCCAGTTTAACGAAACCGGACGAAATGGCACGTCCGGTCACCACCAAGCCCTGGGGCGTGGCTGTCAGCGTGATCTGATCCACGTTCTGGGAGCGATTGGACTCATCTCCCGACACCTCACGGGCGATCAGGGCTGCGTCTTTGCTCAGACCAACGTGCTTCACCGCGCCGAACTGGGCGCAGGCGCTCACGTCGTCGCCCTCGAGGACCCGTCCAGACGAGATCACACGCCCTCGTTCGTAGTAGGGGAGCAGCCTGGTGCGCGCGTAGGGGTCGTAGGTGTAGGGGAGACGGGAATACGAGCCCATGGCCGCCCGGGCGTTCCTCACGTAGACCTCGGAGTCGCCCGTTGTCTGTCGCAGGATGACGATGAGACCCACGGCGTAGGTGTTCTCGCTGATCGCGAGGCTCGACTCGATGAGGAGCGTGCCGTCTGCCGTGGTGGCGCCCTTCTCGTCCCTCTGGATGAGCGTGAAGGTACCCGTCTCGTCCCTGGAGTAGAATCCGATGCCCACGCCGATGGCTTCGCGGGCCGTAGCCTTGTAGTCGATGGCGAAGGTGATCTTCTGCCCCTGCATCTCGGCCGTCACGGGAATCCGGTACTCGAGGTGATTGACGAAGCCAGGGTCGCCGCCCTTTCCCTCCCAGTAGAGAGCCGTGTCGATGGCGTCCGAGATCCCCGCTGAGAGTGCTGCCTCGCTGTAGACGACTCTTCGGATGTTCCTCGAGGCACCCTCGAACTGGATCTTGGTGAACTGCCACCCGTCCGCAGCGAAGACGTCCGTGCCAGCGTCGATGTCGGCCTCGTCCACGCTCACGGCATACTGGATGTCAGCCGGGTTGTCGGAATCGGGCTCGAGTTCGTTCTCGTCGTTCCTGCTCCACCACCTGAAATTGCCATTGGAGATGAGGTTGGGGATGGAGTGAAGGAGGTTGGTGACGCCCAGCTCGGCGATCACGCGCTGGTTCAGCGTCTCGGGGTCCAGATTGAGATACGCGCCGTAGCTGAAGATCTTCTGGATTGTGTTGAGAACAAACGCGTCCTTGGGGATGCGGAATCGAACGTACAGGCGGTTCCCGCCCCCGGCCGGGATGGTGATGATGGTGTTAGCCGAGAAACCCTGGTTCGTGAACCCGGAGTACTTGCTCACCGTCGAGTAATCGAAGGAGAGGTTGGGCACGTCCGTGTCGATGATCATCATGAAATGCGTGAGCGTCGAGATGGGCGTACCGCTGAGCAGGTCGTTGGTCACGATGGTCACGTCGTCGTCCGGAGAGGACGTCCCGATCCACTCGAAGGTGAGGCTGGTGTCGGCACGATCGATGAAGGTGCGCAGAAGCGTCTCGTAACCCGTGGGGCCGCTCACCGTGGTCAGGTCGATGAAGTCGTCGTTCTCGAGCACATCCACGCGCACGTTCTGGAATACGCTCGTGATGAGTTCCATGTTGTAGCTGGTGCGCTCGAACTGCGGTGTGAGCTGCCTGGCGAAGGGGAACCGTACGTCCTCGAGGCGCGTCAGCTTCGCCGATCCGCTGACCTTCGTGGCCTCTCCGATGCACAGGGGCAACGTGTCGGCCCCATACCCTCCGAGCGTATCGGGATCGGACGAGTAGCTCACCACGCTGACCTCTCGGTCGTCCGTGATCCCGAAGAGAAAGTACCTCGTCTCTCCCTCGTCCATGGTGCTGTCGTCGATCTCCTCGCTGTACCCGCCGAGCCAGCGGATGATGGAGGACTTGTCGGCGTTGGGAAAGATTCCGGGGTAGACGAAGATGCGCTTGGTGTTCGCGAAGTCGATCTCCGGCTTGAGAGCCGCCATGTCCACGGGCTGGACGAAATCGGCCTCAGGAGCCTGAACGATGTCGTCTGGATCCACACGCACCTGTGCCTGACCACCCGTGGCCTGCTGCGCGCGCACGTACACCCATCCGAGCACCACCTGGAACTGGTTTTCGACCGAGGGAACGACTGGATCGTCGCTCAAGTTCTCCTGGTTCCTGCCCTTGATGACCTTGTAGGTGGCCGGCACGCTCGTATCGGGCGTGAACATGTACTCGCACACCACCAAGTCGATGCGCGTCCTCACGCTGTCCGCGGGAAGGATGCGCACGGCGTTCACGAGATCGGCCGTCTCCTCCACGATCACACCCCCGGACGTGACCAGAACGGAGCGCGCAGCCGTTCCCCTGACGATGTCGAGCCGATCGGGATAGCCTGCGTTCACCCGGAGCTTGAACCCGGAATAGACGCCGGCATGGACCGTCTCGATGAATCGACGGTTGTGAAGCCTGGAGGTGTCCAGGCCGTGGTACTTGTGGAGAATGTTCTGCGTCATGTAGCTCTCCTTTTGAGCAGACGCGCAAGCCCGTACGCTGCTGCACCGCCCAGGGCCGCCTTTCCGGCCAGGTCCGCTCTCCGCTGATGAAAGCCTCGGTGGTACGTGCCCAGAGCCCTGCTCTTGATGTCCTTCCGGCCTCGCACGTACTTCCAGGCACGCTCTTCAGGAGCGATGACCTTCTCGTGGTACTCGGGCTTCCACACGAGCTGCGCGAGTCGGCTGATTGTACTTCCGTGGCCCGGGTCCTTGCCCGCCTCGAGATCCCGAAGATGCCCGATCTCGTGCTCCACCGTGGCCTTGGCCGCTTTCTCGGGGAGAACCAGAATGTCCGTGTCGCCCACGCGCACGGCCAGCGCGTTCATGCTGTGCCGGATGATCCCCCTGGCGATGGCCAGGAACTCCTTCTTGTGCTCAGGAGGAATCTTCACCTTCTGTAGAAGCCTGGAAAGATCCTGGTCGGACGTGACGATGATCGGTGGCTTGCGAAGAGGCTTCTTCTTCAGATTGGCGAGGACCCATGCCCGAGACTCCACCCTCTCCTTGCCCTTGCCGACGAGATCATCGAGCGACATGGTCGGGTAGATCTGCCCCCGAATCACGTCGTAGACGGCGAGACCGGCAGCCGCACCACCCAGGATGAGCGGGATGTTGGTCCAGTCGAATGCGTCCTTCTCGATCACTTCTTTTTCTTCTTCCTGCGAGGAGCGACGGCCCTCGCCGTGAGATACGTGGCCAGGGGCATGAGAGATGCCCGAGCCGCGGAAGACAGAAAGGCCGGCGCCATCTCCGTGAGGCCCGTGGCCAGCATTTGCCCCCGCGTGGCCCCGAGTCGACTGAGATTTCTCAACCCACGGACATGCGCGCCCGCCTCACGGCCCAGACTGGCCACACTCGGTATGGCCGCGATGCCCGTTCCGATCAACGCGGCTCTCTGCGCCTCCTCCGGCGTAGAAGCCTTGAGAGAGCCAAGCACGCCGCCAAGAGATCCTGCCCCTCCAACGCCCATCAGAAGGTTCTGCATCATGCCGCTCATCGGACGCTGCTCTGTGTGACCCAGCTCATGAGCCGTAAGCCCTGGGCTCTCGCCCGACGGGGGCCACATGATGGTCTTGCCCGACATCTCCCCTGCCGTGAGGGTCTCCGGGTCCGTAAGACGAATGTTCTGTTCGGATCCGGGGAACTCCCTGAACGACCTGGAGAGATCGGGTGTGGTGATCTGGGCGCCTTCGGCAAGACCACCGCCCAGGAGCCTACGCCACAACGCCTTCTTGGGCCACTTGCGGACGGAGATGCCTCTGCGATGGGCTTCGTCGATCACCTTTCGGTAGAGGTCCTTGTTCTTGGCCGTGGACGCACGATGAGCCACAACGTCAGCGGCCGTGGCCAACGGCAACGGGAGCGAGGAGAAGATGACAGCCTTGAGGACATCGGACTCGATCTTCCTGTCCGGCCGCTTCTTCTTTTCCTTCTTCTTGGCGACCTTGATGATCGCCGGACTGATTTCCAAACGCAGCATCAGGATCTCCTGATGGCGGGGATGAGCCTCCAGCGCACCACCATGTAGAGCAGGTTCGTCTTCTCATACCTCTTGGCCCGCCCGCCCAGGCCGGGATCTGCCGGCGTGACGAAGTGGGACAGCATGGTGCCGTCCTCGGACAGAAGGCCGAGCTCGTTGATGGAGTCGCTGTTGCCCGCCTCGGTCTTGAGGACCGCCGTGTAGATAATCCTCTTGTTGATCAGGTCCTTCTCGATGTGAGCGATGGGCGCGTCGAAGATGGGCTGACGCATCGTCTCTTCGGTATCTTGCGGAGGGAAGCGTGCGCCCGTGTCGAGTCCCGTGGCCGGATTGATGTCGCCCCCCGTGCCCACGGAGATGGTCGAGACGATCTTCGCCTCGATGTCCCGGGCGAGGAGACCCAGGAGAACATCGATGGCGCTGTCGCTGATGTGGTTCTTCATGACCAGGACCTCGCCCGGGGTCCCGTCCAAGCTTCTGAAGACCACTTCGACTTCGCCCCTGAGTTCGATCTCGATCTTGTCCTGTACGATCAGCTTGCTCATCCGCGCACCCCCACCACCTTGACGAAGAGTTCCCCGTTGCGAGGCGTGTTCCCGTCTCCTGTGGCCGAATCCCACGTGACGGTGCCGCTGGTGTAGCGGTCGAGGATGAGAACGCGCAAGGCGTCCTGCATCTTGGTGAGCCCCACATTGCCGATCTCGAGGCGAATCTCGTTGCTCGTGACGAGGTGTGCCCGAACGCCTGCGTACTGGTTCGTACCCAACTGAACCCAGGAACATTCCACGCCCGGGCGTGGCGTGAGAAAGTCGGGGGGTGCCCAGTAGATCTCGACGGATACGATCTCGGAGATCGAATCGAATGGAGCCACCTCGATGAGAGCACCGAGCTGATTGAGGTCGTCGATGGTGACCTTGGCCCGGCCCACGGTGATGGGGCTCTGGTCGATGGGGTGCGTGTGCGTCCTTCGAGCAGCCACGTCCCCCAGACCGTCGTAGGGGCCCGTCCCGAATCGGACACCGAGCTGCTTCTGACCCCCGACGTCCTTCACCTCGAGACTCTGGTGGTGGCGAAGCTGAAGCGTAACCTTCTTGGGGTCGGATACGCTGTTGTCGCCGGACACGATGGGAACGAGGTAGGGTGAGAGCGCAGAGGAGATCACGTCCTGGATCGATTCCTGGACGACGGCCAGCTTCCCCTCGGGCATGAGACCGGCGCTACTCCCAGCACTGCCCCCGAGCATGGCCAGAGGTATGGGGTCGGTGCCTCCTGGCATGTGCGTGAGGGCGTGAAGACCGACCGCCAGGCCTCCTCCCGGGAAGTTCCACAAGGAAGCCGTATTGTAGTTGATGGTGTAGGAGCCGTCAGCGTAGCCGATGATGGTGGCGTACGCCACGTACCCCACGTCATCACCGCTCAGCGAGGGCGCCGGCGGCGCAACAGCAGGACCTCCGGACTCCGTGATCTCGATACGAGGCGTCTCGTCGAGGCGTACGATGGGATCGAAGTTCTCACGGACCACCGTGGAGCCCGTGTCCCTCAGCCGCTCCCTGGCCTCGACGATGTTCACCTGCCGCAGAACGAAGTAGACGCCGATCTGTTTGTCCCCGATTGCCACCGTTGGCTCTTCGTTCTCGACCTTGAAGACACGCCCGTCCACGGCCGCGTACTGCTCCGGAACGGAAATCCTCCAGTTGGTTCCCACCTTGGAGACGGTAGGTGGGGCGCTGGTGAGAAGGACGTCGGAGAGCCCTCCTGTGAGTGCCGTGGCCAGACCGCCCAGCGCTTCCTCGGTGAGAAGGTGCTGGGCGTTCATGTCCCCTACAGTGGGGATTTGGCCGGTCTCGTAGTTCTTCTTTCGCATCGATAACCCCTATCAGGTAGCCACCTCGATGGACGCGCCAACCGGGTTGCCGGCATCGAGAGCTCCCAGCCCGATGGCCCAGATGTTGGGGATCATCTCGATCTCGGCGTCGTCCTCGACGAACTCGAAGTCAACCGAGTCCGAAATGCCTTCATCTTCGTTCACATTCGTGAAAGCGATGTACCTGGACGATGCCGGCTTGGCCGTGTCCAGGAAGTGCTTTACGTCCGTGAGGAAGCCGTCCCTCAGTCCCTCCCAGTGAAACCTCATCAAGATCGTGAAAGGCTGGAAGATGGGGAGGAGGACTCCCGAGACATACGAAAAATCCTCGGAGTCCAACTGGTCGAGGAAACGCTGTGTGTCGAGCCTCCTGGTCTTCCTGGCTGCTATCGTGTACGAAACGATGGAGGAGGGCTGGTAAAGCCCACCCCACCCATGCACGATGCCAGGAGGCGCGCCACCGTAGGCGCCATCGCCCCACCCAAGACCACCTTCGGGCACTTGTAGTGTCACCCGCAGTATAGTCTTATCAACGATTTCCAGTACACGGCCGTAGGACCGAGATCCGTCAGACCACACTGCCGTGACCAGGTCATTTCGCCACACCTCCCCTTCGTCGCCGCCCACGAAATCCTTAGTTGGGTCACAGAACTCTTCAGTCCGCTGATCGTAGGTCGGATTCACTCCCGAAATGATGGCAGTCGACTTGATGTCGAGTCTCTTGGCGAAAGAGAAATCGACGGCGAAATCCTCGGCCACCACAGGGAGCCAAGGGAAAGTCTCTTCGGTCAGGTCGAGGTCCTGGGCATAGGCCGTGAGCGCATGAAGCCTGGGCATCTCCTTGGTAGTCCGAAGACGATCCGGAATCTCCTTCGAAAGGTCGTACTCCTTACTGCCCTCCTTGTCCTCAACCACGGCGTAGCGACGATCGGGCGTGTTGACCGTCCGAATGAGGCGCCCTTGCAGATCGAGAAACGAAGAACCCATGATGAGACACACGAAGTTCTCGAGGGTGTAACCCTGGCTTCCGCGATAGTAGGCAGCGAAGAGCGCCTGAAGCACCCGACTGTACTGCTCGCTGCTCTCCCGTTTCACGTTGAGTATCGCACCGAAGTTCCGCCAAGCCGTGCTCTCGTCCACCAGGCCGCCCGCCAACCAGGCATCCTCGAAGATCTCGCTGGACATGAGCCAGAACGCCGCGGTCGTGTTGAGGTCAGGAGTGATCGAGAAGCCCACTTCCGGGGCGTCCAGTGTCGTCTGGAGAGGAAGCTGCGTCACCCCGGTGTCCTCGTTGGGGTCGACACCACTCTGGAGATACTGGGCAGCCACCACTCGCGAGACGGGCATGTCCAGATCTACGAAGTCCTTCTCCTCCACATCGGAGTCAACGTAGGCCTTGTAGGGCAGCTCGAGACGCTCACCCCATACGTGAACGATGCTGCCGTCGGTGATGGCCGGGTAAACATGAACGAAATCACGAAACGGCGTGTAGGAGTAGTTGTCTGGGTCGTTCTGCAAGACGCCGTCCACGCTGAGCCTGAGCGGGTATCGCTCGCTGTGGGGTGCACTCAGAGCGAACGCGATCTGTCCGTCCACCGTCACGTATCGATCGTTCACATGACGGTGAAGGCGATTGTCCTCCTCATCCACGTAGAAGAAGTCGATCTTGGTTCCGACTGGCAGGTAGTTCGGACTCGTCCCGTTTACGAATCGGACGGTATAGGATTCCGCTCCGGGGAGTAGCACGTACTGGTCGGGATGGGCCAGCATCCCATCAACGTAAACCTCGAGGGGAAAGTCGGGAAGCTCGAAACCACCCGGATCGATGACCCATGGGCGTGTCCGTGGGACACTGGCACGATCGGATGGAGCGTCAAGTTCAATGTGGTAGCTCGCGTGGTCATGGTCTTCATGGAACGCCCCCTTGATGAACAGACGCACGCCCACTTGAAAGCTGCGCTCGAAAGAGACACCGCCCGTCGTGACAGCCACGCCCTCGTAGACAGAGCCGCTCAGGTACGTGACCCGGGC